ATGACACAAGATACATCTACATATTACGTTTGGATAGGTGGCTCATGTGATTATGGCCATAAAGAGCGAGCTGGTGGTGCTGCCGTAGTAATTGAGCATAACAGCAACATCATCATTCGTGATGTAATCAGCGACCTACACACCACTGAGTTCCGCATGATGCTAACCCTCATGGTGAAGGTAATGCAGGAAATACCGGAAGGTTCCGACATTCTCTTCCTGACCAATGCTGCCTATATTCAGAACTTTGACAAGACTCCAACCTCAAAGTCTGCCAATCCAGACTTGATCATTCAATGCATCGAGGAAAAGAAAAGGCACAACTCAGTCGGGGTCAAGATTGTGCAATACCACAAAAGCCCATTGCTGATAGAAACCCACGATAGGGCTACAGAAGCAATGGCTAAGACAAGGAAGGAGTTTCATCAGAAAAACAAATCAATGTCAAATGGAAGCAATGGAGTATCATCATCATTTCCACTATTGAATCGGTCGAAATCCGAGATATAGGAACGGTCTTGAATAACCTTATATTTCTCATACTCAGAATAAGCCTTTTCTCTGGCTTCTTCTTGCGAAACCTTACCTGCACTACTCTTAGCATCATAGTCCATAGTTTCAAGCAACAGCTTCAGGCGATTCTTCCAATCCTCCATCGTAGTAAATTTCCGCATCAGCTCGCTCATAGACGATCTCGGCTGCCGTATGATTGGTAACCGCCTGGTGCATCATATTCTGCACCATCTTATAGAAGAGTTTGGTACTTTCAGCCTTTGCATCATAATCTGCACTACACTCTGCATAAATATCAGTTATCTTCTGGTAGTATCTGCGTTCAGAAGTGCGAATTTCACGGATACGTTCCAGCAAATCGTCAAAATAATCCTTGCCGAAGTGCTTACCTTGTTTCAGACGTTCATCATCCAAGACATAACCCTTAATGATGAACTCCTTCAATACAGAAGTTGCCCATATACGGAATTGGGTTGCCTGATAGCTGTTCACTCGATAACCAACAGCGATGATAACATCAAGATTGTAGAACAATGGAGCACGCTCAACATCACGCTCTCCTTCGGTTTGAACTATCCCAATTTTTCGGATAGTTGCCATTTTATCCAATTCTCCAGTCTCGTAAATCTGCCCAATATGATAGCTGATTGTTCTTACGTCAACACCAAACAAAGCAGCCATCTTTTTCTGTGACATCCAAAAAGTTTCGTTGTTGAAAATCACTTCAATGCGAGTCTCACCCTGTGCAGTTTTATACAGTAAGATATTGGATTCCAGTGAGTTCCGCACAAGTTCGGTTATAGATACGGATTGAGAAAAATAGGCTTTTGCCTGCTTCACCAATAACTTCCTTGAATCAGCATTCTCAGAAATAATCATACAGGCCATACGGGATAGATGGAAAGCTTCGACCTTGCGAAACGATCCACTACCCAGCTTAACCATTTCAACCACGTGGTTGAAATGGTCATCTATATCCATACCTTTTTCACTGGCAACTTTGATTGCTTTGTCTATTACATTCTGGAATTTCCAATATCCCGAATAGCCCATCGCATTACAAAGTTCGCGTGAACTCCAGTATTCTTTCCCGTTATCATCCACTTTCCGAATTTCTTCGAATGTCGGACGCATGTCAGGCACATTATCATCAGGGAAACAGGCACCGAGGTACTTATCACGATGATCACCTCCTATGGACTTGCGCCGGGCGGCTGTAAAACGTTATCACTTCGCATGGTAGTGTTTATTCGAGAGCCGACATTAGCGCTTTTTGATAACACATTTGTAACACACATGGATGATTTCTCAATACGTCAAATTCATAACATATTGATTAACAGCCATTTACGAAAAGAGTACATAAAAGAGGAATAAGTGATAAAATATATTTAAAAACAAAAAAGAACAACAGAGATAAGCACCTATGAATAAGCAACTTACTACTATTGTTCTCTCACGCTATTTTGTACAAATAAGTTTCATTTTGCCTATTATAGTGATTCCGTTGGGGTTCGAACCCAAGACCCACAGCTTAGAAGGCTGTTATACGGAACACCAATAAAATGTCTAAACAATAGCAACTTACGCTATAGGCGAATAATCATTTTGCGGCAATTTTGCGACATTTTATGCAAGCCTACTCCACAGAACATACAAATATACTTTACATTATCATTTCCTTTTCTGCTGATATTCCACAACTAAGAGCTGCTTCACATCTGCTAAATCCAACTCTAAATCACGATAGGTAGGATTAAAGGAACGCAATATAAGCTTTCCATTATTCATATCCAAGTCAATGATACGCTTCAACAGAATACCTTCTTTATGAACTATGATATATTCCTTTCCGTCTATATGAAGTCCATTGCTTTTTACCATGTAGTCAGGGCAGACTTTACATATAACGATGTCTCCATTCTGATAAGCTCTAGACGAGCCATCATCCATAGAATCACCGCTTACCTCGAATGCTACGTACTTTTCTTTATCTTCCTTTACAATAGGGATTGTTGGGAGCGATGATATATATACATCATCCGCATATCCACTGAGATAACTCTTATAAGCCATCTTAGGAACAAGAGGAACAAAGCTGACGCTTGAATTGATATTCGACTTGAGGTCATCGTTGAACATCTTTCCTTCTCCGGTCTTAAGCCAATTCAGATTTAGTTGAGGGTAAGCCAAAGAGATATTCTTCAAGAAAGTATCACTAGGTATATCCGGCAATCTGCTAATCGAACTGGTATAGCTCTTACACTTCCGCAAAAAGAATGTAGTACTGATTCCCATCTCTGTACAGAATGGTGCAATCCTGCTTTTGTAGTTGTTGAATCTTTCAATATTTGACTCGGGTTGCAACATTTCACCAGCTCCATTGGCTAGCCAATCCATATTAAGGTCTGGGAATTTAGAATTTACCCTATAAGACACTCTTGCTGTGAATACGCCATTTTTTCCAATTATAGGAAAGTTTGATGCCACATCAGCTTTATCGCAAAATTCACGCTTGGTAATTCCTTTATATTTAAGGTACTCACGCAGTCTTGTCTTTGCGTTTCCGTTCTCATTAAACTTGACAGGAGAAGAAATAAACATTTCTCCCATTCCGGTTCTGATAAAGCTTGGATTCACCTGTGGAAATTTACTTGTTATGGCTTGCAAGCTTTTTGATGACACACGATTAGTGATGCGGCTTACGAACCCATGCCCTAAGCCTACGGTGTCTTCGAATTTTTCGTTTGAAGTGTAACCCAAAGCAGTGATTACAGCCTTCAGTCTTTCGTATGCACTATTCATAACCTAAAATTTAATACGCAGTAAGCGCATGTGTAACTTAATTTATGTAAATATTTAGAGTTTCAAGACAATAAAAGTTAATGTAGTATTTAAAAACACTAATTAATTTGCATACTTGCAAAACATTTCTTATCTTTGCACTCGAAAACATTAAAGATGTTGCAAATATACATAACAATATCGTAACTTGCAAGAAATTTAATATATTTTTTGTAATATTACATAAAAAGGTGAGACACACCATAAAAACTGTAGAAAGAATATGTCATTAAGCGAGATTAAGCAATTAGTATCAGTCGCATTTCAAGCGGGACGGATGGATGCCCAATTTGAAATGGGGTTGCGTTCCGACAGGATACGCAGAAAAGATGCCGAATGCTATCTTGCATCAAAAGGATTTGAAAAGCAGATGATTGACAAATGGGTCAAGAATAGGTTAATGAAAGAATATGTAGGTGATAGTAAAAACTCACCTAGATATTATTCTCTCAAAGAAATCAATGAACTTGTCGTTTCTTGTCAGATAAAGAAAATGATTATTTAAAATATACGACTATGGCAGAGAATAAGGCAGCGAAGCCTGTAGAAGGGCAGAGCGTAGAAATTAAGGATTATGAGTTTCGCCTCCTTGATGCGGATGAGATAGAAGTCCGTGTCGGTCAAGGTGGTAATCAGAAGTCACCGGACTGGTGTTCCTTGTTGCTTTACAAGGACGCAAGATGTGATATGAGACGATTAGATGAGAAGTTCGGCATCTATGGTTGGAAACGTAAGCATGAGCTTATTGGTCAAAACCTCTTTTGTACAGTTTCCGTTTATAAAGAAGGTATCGGTTGGATAGATAAGCAAGATGTTGGTACGCCAAGTAACACCGAAGCCGTTAAAGGCCAAGCTAGCGACTCTTTCAAGCGTGCATGCTCTTGTTTAGGTATCGGTCGAGAATTGTATACTGCTCCCAAGAAGATATTCATCAACCTCAACCGAAACACCGAATATTCTCAAAGCGGAAAGTTGAAGACAATTTTCCATGTTGGATATGTAGGTTATACAAACAGATGTATTGCCAAACTTATTATTCAAGATGAGAATAACATTGTGCGTTGGTATTGCGGCATGACAGAACAAGAAGTTCTTGAATGGATGAATGAGCAGAAAGAAGTATATGGTTACTCTGAACCAGCCCCAAAGAGCGAGGAAGAAAAAGACGAAAATCTTAATGAGCAAAAACAATATGCTTATCCACAATTGCAACAGGCTCAAATTTGGGAGGACGTAGATAGAGTTTGGAACGGATTCCCAGACCTTCAGAAGTCCGAAGAGTTTAAACGCAAATGTGCATTACGAAAGATGGAACTCGCACAGAGCAAGAAGGATTTAAAAGCAGTTTATGATGCTTATCCCGAATATCAAAAGAATGCAGAGTTCTTAGCTAAGTTGACACAATTTAAATCAAGATTAGTATGATACAATTGAATAACAGTGGAGTTCTTTATGAGGACTCCACACATCAGTACTTTTATGATGGTCGTGAATTAAGTGGCATTACAGGTATGCTTCATCAGTATGTATTCCCCAATATGTACTCTAACGTAAGCGAAGAGGTATTGAAGAAAGCTGCCGAAAAAGGCACTATTATCCATGAGCAGGTAGAGTTGTTTGCTTCATTGGGTATTGAGCCAGCCTCAGAGAGTGTCAAGGATTTTGTCGCTTATATCAAGAAGAATGGATATGAGATTATAGGTAGCGAATATGTCCTTCGAATCGGAGAAGACCATGCAAGTGCAATCGACTTGGTGATGCACAAGGATGATGCACCGGACGATGAGGTTGAGATTTGGGATATTAAGGGTACTTATTCCGTTAATAAGGAGTATGTGCGTTGGCAGAACTCGATGTATAAGTTCGGTTTCGAAACATTGAATCCTCATCTGAAGGTTACACGTATATGTTGTATGTGGCTGCGTGATGACGAGAAGCGTGGAACAATCTGTAAACTCATCCCATTAGGCAAGCCAAGACCTGCGAGCGATGTTAAAGAATTGTTCCAATGCGAGAAAGAAGGTCGTTTGTATAGTGATGATACAAAAACGCCTTATTACATTATAGATAACGAAATCGCACTCATGGACGTTCAAGAGCGCATTGCTAAATTGCAAGAACAGGAAAAGGAGTTGAAGGCAGCTATCTTTGATGGTATGTCAAATGACAACCTCACATCTTATAAAACTTCGATTTACACTTATTCCTTGAAGTCTGCTTCTGAGAGGGTTACGTTAGACACGAAGGCTTTTGATGCGGATGACGAAGAAGCTTACAACCATCTATTGAAAAAGTATAAAAAGGTAACTAAGGTAAAGCCTAGTTTGACCTTGAACAGAGTTGGATAAATTATTGTTTTATTAAATATTTTAAGTTATGGCTAATAGTTATAAAGGTAAGATTGTTGCTATCGAAGGCATTCAATCTATTCAGAGACAAGGTAAAGAACCATTTGAAAAGAGACGTTTGATGCTTGATGTAACACGTTTCGATGGTTTGACAGGTGAACGTGGCTATGAAAAGCGCATCATCTTTGAATTCAGCGGTAAGAATGTACATGTTCCGGATGGTTTTAATGTCGGGGATATAGCAGAAGTATTCTTTGACGTTGAGTCATATCAAGGAACGAAGAAGGATGGCACAACAGACTGGTTTACATCTGTTCGTGGCTACAAGATGCAAAGGATTGAAGCACAGAACAATGCGCCACAAGGTGGCATGCAAGCTGCTGCTAATAATCCTTTTCCACCACAAGCTCCAGCCTCAGGTTCAGCACCAATTCCACCAGCACAGCCGAGTGGCACTAATACATCTGATGCGCCATTTTAAACTTATTATGGTGGAGAATTAATTTTCTCCACCTTTCATTAAAGACAGATGGTATATAATATGTTGAATCCGGTCGAGCTTGAAAAGTTCGAGGAACGAACCAGGGCTATGATAACCAAAGCCAAGAAACTACAAGGTGATTATTATAATGAGAAGTTCTTTGTTGTTGACCTTAAAGAAAGACAACAATCTAGGACAATCCAGCAGAATGCTTATCTGTGGGTAACAATCACTTACGTAGCTATTGAAGAAGGATATACTAAGGACTATATCGAACAAGAGTTCAAACGTGTAAATAAGGATGTTTTTCTTAGGGAGCGTGAGAATAAACAAGGCAAGACCTTCCAATATTGGAGGCACATACCAGACCTTGACAAAGAAGAAATGTCTTTATGTATAGACCGATGGCTTCATCATTGCTCGATGGAAAGAGGATTATACATACCTACTCCACAAGACCATGCTTATATGGTATGGCAGACGCAGGTGGAGAGGCAAGCAGAATTAAATAAAGAGTTTCTATAGAATGCTTGGTGTCGTAGCTCAGTTGGATAGAGCAAATGTTTCCTAAACATTAGGTCGTGAGTTCAAGCCTCACCGATACCACATTCTCTAACATAAAAATAAAGAATATGAAATCATTAACAGGAAAGTATTTTATCGTAGGTGTTCGTTATGAGAAAACTCTAGAAGACGGAACGAACGCTAAAACTACAGAGCAATATGTTGTAGATGCCTTGTCATGGTCAGAATGCGAGGCTAAGACTACAGAAGAAATGGCGGTGTACACAAATGGTGATATGGAGATTGTCACTATGAAGAAAGCTAGCTTCTCTGAGTTGTTCCTTTCAGAGGTAGATAGTGAAGATAAATACTACGATTGCAGTATTAACATGATTACTATTGACGAAAAATTTGGCAAGGAGAGGAAGACCAAGGTTCGTTATCTTGTGCAGGGTGATACCATTGAAAAGGCTCGTAAGAATGTAGATGAGATTATGGGTAAGACTATGATTGATTACAATATTACAAGTCTTAAGGAAACATCAATCATGGACGTATTCTTGCATATGGGTAAACCAAAGGAGTAAGGCTTTTCATTTTTCTTATTATTTAATTAGTTTGAAATCCCCCTATGGGGTGGTGCTGCTTAGTTCAATGGTAGAACGTCCGCCCAAATCGGAAAAAGGTTGTGGGTTCGACCCCCACAGCAGCAACTATGACTTTTGGTTTGATAAAGGATAAAGATTATGGGATATTATGATAGATTCAACAAAGGTGGAAAGAAGCCTAAACACCAAAGGAGCGAGAAGCAAAAGTGGGTTGACAAGCTAGATAGGCTTATGTCGGTTTATATCCGCATGAGAGACTCTAGAGAGTTTCACTATAAGTACTTCAGATGTATCAGTTGTGGACGAATATTGCCAATCGACCAAGCCGACAATGGGCATTATTGCGGACGAACTCATATGAGTTTGCGCTTTGATACACGTAATCAGAATGCGGAATGCAAACGATGCAACAGATTCTCTTCTGACCATCTTATCGGTTATAGAAAGAATTTGATAATGAAGCTTGGAAGATTGGCTTATTTGCAGAAGCATCCTCACGTTCCTTTAGATATGGAAGAAGTTAAGCGGCTCGGAGAGCAACAAGTTGATTTATTGGAGGTAATGAAACATCAAGCAAAGAATTGGTCGGTGTTCGAATTACAGGAACTCTATAAATACTATGCGGCTCTAATTCTGAAAATGAATGAAGAAAAAGATAATCAATAAGGTTTAATTAATGTTATAGCCACAACAATAGACACTAATTTATTTGCATTATTAAATTATTCTTCGTACCTTTGCAATCGTCTTGGTGAGACACACCATAAAAACTGTAAAGTCATTTTTCTTTTGGCTTTTGTTATGCATAAGACTTGTGCATTCCTATATAGTAACAAAAGTGATTTCATATTATTTGTGAAATGAAGTTTAAATTAAGACCATATCAAGAAGAGGCTAGCAAGAAGGCTGTTGAGTTTTTCTTGGATGAAAAGAAAAATTGGAACGCTCTGGAAGTGCTCCCTACAGCATCGGGCAAATCCTTAATTTTGGCAGATATAGCTGCTAGACTCAAGGATAAAGTGCTTGTGTTCTCTCCTACTAAGGAGATTTTGGAACAAAACTACAAAAAGTATTGTTCTTATGGATTTGATAATGCCAGCATCTATTCCGCTAGCTTTAAATCAAAAGAAATCAGCGATGTTACTTTTGCTACAATTGGTAGCGTGAAAGGACATCCCGAATTGTTTACTGACTTCAAGTACATATTGATTGATGAGGTTCATTTAGTGAAACCTGAATCCGGCATGTATAAGGAGTTTCTTGATAAATTAAAGAGCAAGGTCATAGGTTTAACCGCAACACCTTTCCGTCTGTATTCCTATCAGAACTATGGTAGCATACTGAAGTTTCTGACAAGAAGTAGAGACAAGATTTTCAAGGAGCTTATCTACTATGTTCAAGTTGAGGATATGGCAAAAAACGGATATATCTGTCTTCCGAACTATTACACATGCCCACCACCACAATGGAACGAAGGAAACTTGCAGCTCAATTCAACTTGCCGTGATTACACTGACCAAAGTGTCAAGCAAGAATATGAACGTGTAGATTTGTACGGATGGCTAGTTAGTGTTGTTAAAAGATTGCTTAATCCTAAACGAGGTGGACAGCGTAAAGGTATCTTGGTTTTTACGAAGTTCGTTAAGGAGGCTCAGAAACTGACATATTCCATACCTAACTGCGAAATGGTCTGTGGAGAAACACCACCGAAAGAACGTGAAGCAATCATCGAGCGTTTCCGTAATGGTCAGACTAAGGTATTGGTAAATAGTCAAATATTGGTCGTAGGTTTTGACTATCCGGAGTTAGATACGGTCGTGTATGCAAAGCCAACACGTTCATTAGCGCAATACTATCAAGTCGTAGGAAGACTTCTTAGACTATCAAAAGGGAAATAACCTTGGTTTGTTGACCTTTGCGGTACTTATGAGAGGTTCGGGAAAGTTGAAGACTTGAAATTGCTAGACCTAAACGGCAAAGGAAAGTGGGTAATAATGAGTGGAAATAAACAATTAACAAATACATTCTTTTAAGATATGATAGTAAAATTAGACGAAAAAGCGTGTAGCTTGGATGCTGATGAATTAGTCGCTTTCGTCCGTCTTTCATTTAATGCTGACAAAGACGGATATGTGTATGGGAGCAACAAAGAATTATCGGAAAAGATAGGTATGTCGGTGGCAAAGACAAAAAAAGCTATTGATGGGTTATTTCAGAAACAAATGGTATCTATCGGAAACGGAAAAGTCTTTATTTGGAAACATGAAGACAACATAGAATTTGCTGAAGGTGAAGAATCTAAACCACACAAGAATGAACCTGAACGAATAGCATTGAATAACGTCCCTAGTGTACAAAAAGTGGATGATAAAGCAAAGAAGGTTTGCGAATATTTCAATAAGGTTATCGCTGGAAGAGGAATGCCTCTAGTTCATGCTCTGACATCGAAGAGAAAGTCAATGATTAATTCACGGCTTAAAGAATATGGGAGTGAGCAGATGAAGTTGATGATTGACAAGGCGGCAGCATCTTCATTCCTTAATGGTAGTAATGGATGGATGGCGAGTTTTGATTGGATTATGAGACCAAATAATTTTGTTAAAGTATTGGAAGGAAATTATGATGATAGAAAGCAAGGGACTAATAAAGACGCAGAGCAAGGCTATTACCAAGAATCAGCCGACCTCGTGCAGCGTCTCAATCAACAGAGAAAAGCAACGAATATTCAATGAGTACGGAACATTCGATAACGTTCTAATGTCTTTCTCTCCATCAAGCCAAGTAGGTAGTAAGATGCCAATCGGAAAAGCTTTTAAAAGCAACGCACCAACACTTACCTATCTTGACTTGTGTTATGGAGAAGGAAGTGCAATAACATGGCTTGTAGCATGGGTTTCTGAAGTCTATGGTATTTGTGGCTTTGTAAATAATGAGGTTACTGACAATATCAAGATAATGACTGCAAATGCTATAAAGGATGAGTATTATTTCCTTAATCTGAACGAGCTGATTACTTTCTTCAAGATGTTTATTGCCGGAAAGTTTGAGAAATTCTACAAGAAGCCAAATCCGCAAGTTATAACAAAGAGCTTGAATACTTTCTGTTCCCATCGTATAGATGCCATAAAAGCAGTTGAGGCAAATATACAGAAAGAGAAAGAGGCTAAAGAAGATGAGGCTATCAAACAAAATGCCATCACTTATGAAGAATGGGCGGCAAGAAAAAAAGCTAAGGGCGAAGAAGTTAATATAGAACTTATCGAAGACGAGAAAGGCAACAAGATTTTTCGGGTTAAAGCTCCTAAAGCTGATGTTAGATTAGACTCAGCTTATATGATAGTCAAGAATACAACAAATGCCGATTTTAAGGCTATATGCAAGCTAAGAGAATGTTTCGTTAAGAAATATGGTATAGACCCATACGACTTGATTAGAAGTTTAGGGAATAAAAAACTTAGAGAATATGAAGAAAGAAGAAATTGTCAAGGCAATCATTAAGAACCTTAGAGATGTAAATGGCAAAAAGTTCCGCAAGGATGATGTTCAAGCCATTGTGAATTATTTCATAGACCTCACAAAGCAATCGTTGCGCAACAGAGACCGTGTTATGATACGCAGCTTTGGAACATTTGTGGTACGACATAAAAATCCCAAGCAAATTAATTGCGTGCGAACAGGAGAGAAAACGATGACAAGGGAGAAAGACCATGTGGCTTTCATTCCTTCTAATGATTTTGACTTAGATTCAATAGTATAAAATGGAGATAGCAGAAATAGAACAGATTATAGAGGCTTGCAACTTTGATGTTGCTAGCCAGACCCAAAGAGCAGAAACATTCAACGTAATTGACGCTATTGTAGAAATGCGCAAATACGAAGGTCGTTTCAACGCCAAACGTTGGGAATATGAAAATGTTAATGGACGTGGTACGATAGAAATATATTCTAAACTCGTTGCCGGAACTCTAGAGGACAAATTAGCAGAGTTTGCTATTATATTATTCTCAATGGCCAATAAGTACAAGATGAATGTCAAATCATTGAGGCTAGACCCAGATTCAATGAGAGACCGTTCCTTTGAAGACTTGATGATGTCTATGCTGAAGATTGAAATGACACATTACCGAGTGTTCAAGAAGATAATAATCTTGATTGGCATGCTTTGCGGATATTGCATGATGAATGGTATTGATTTGTTGTGGTTCGTTAACAAAAGACTTTTGATAAACATTAAATAGGCTAAAATATGAAGAAGTTAAAGTTAGTTTTTACAAGTACGGATTTCGCATCTTATACGAAGAGTACTATGGGTATGTTATGCAAGGTTCTTTTACGAATTCCTTACCTTGTACTTGTAGGCATAGTTAGTACAACATGCTGGCTTGCTAAGTGTATTGTAAGGTTCTGTAAGGAGAATACAAAGGCAGCAGTAATAATAGGCTTTGCTATCTGCTTTATGGTTATGTTTGTTGAGTTTATCTATTTTAAAATTCAACTAGCAAAGAGTTCGTATCAGACAAGTGAACTTATAAAGCGGAACTATGAGCTGGAGCAGACCGACAGATACGATATAGGCTTCCATGATGCAATGGCAAAGAACAGAGAAATGCTTACACAAAATATTGAACCATGACAAACGAATTCAATGATGCGTTTACGAGAGCACAAGCTTTGCAGAGGAGGTTTAACCCAGATTACATGAACTCCTTTTCGATAGCAATTAAATATGATAGCTATTACGAGGAATACATGGAGATTGAATTGAGAACAGATAATGATAAGTTCTTTATTTCTACATTGACATGCGTTTACGAAGAGGATTATACTCTGAGATTGGACGAATTAGAAAAAACAATAGATAAATTATTAACAGAAGAAGACAATGATTAAAAAAGTTATTTTTGTAAGCCTGTTGGATGTTATAAGTATTCCATCGGGTAATGAGCATTCTGTAGATATTACGGATTTTCAGCTAAAGCACGATTTCTTTAGAGCGTTGCAAGCAGATGATAATATAGTCCGTGTCAATATATTAGGATATGACAAGAACCAGGTAATGTATTCAAGCGATATAACATTCAAGAAAATGGTATCGGTTATTACATACGAAATTGCCATGTATGCAGATAAGGCTGTAGTTCCATATTGCTCTACTGATAATATTGATGATACTTTTGTTGATGCTGCAAAAAGCACCGAGAGTATAGAGTTTCTCAAAGACAAATCTAATTGGCTGATTATTGGGAACGATGGTCTGGCTGATAAATTTGGGGTTGACAATATAACAATGGAGGATTTCGTCAATGGAGAACTTGGAGAATATTCTGAAGGAGCTAAGACAGCAGAAAAGAGATAAACATATTAAACCGGAAATCTTGACCTTAGCAACCATAAAAAATGAGTACGGAAAAGACCCGTTACCTGAGTTGCGTAACTTATGGGCTAAAGGACTGGTTAAGAATTGTAGAACTTTAAATGATTTAGGCTTTATATACAATGGATAAGGAGTTAATAAAAAAGTTAGTTGCACAAGGCAAGGCTTATGTACTTGACTTGCGAGGTGGTAGTGTTCCTTATAAGGAAGGTAATGCAGCGGCAGTTGATTTTTACTGCCCACAAGATGTAGTGTTGAATATGCCTTGGGTGAAAATGGGTAGAGGTCACATCAACCTACATTTAGGAATTGAACTTCCTAAAGATGTTGGTTTGGATATTCGTTCACGTTCCGGCTTTACTGACAAAGGTATGCAAGTTGATGTGGCCTTTATTGGCAAGAACGAAACACAAGTTGGTTACATGACTAATGTTAGAGCGGATATTGATATTTGTCTAGGTCTGGTCGATGAAGACTATAGGGACAATATTGGTGCGCTTTATATAGTTAATTCCGACCGTTATATGCCGACAAAGGATAGCAAATTTAAACTAGATTCAGATTACGAATATTATGTTTTCGTAGTCAAGAAAGGTACTCGTGTTTGCCAGGGCGCATTCCGCAAGGTAGAAAATCCAGATTGCATACTTGGAGAGTTGAATATGGAAAATAATCGTGGAGGAGGATACGGACATGGTGGAACAAAATAACAATGGGTGTTGCGAATATGCTAACAAGTATATCTTTGAGATTAGACATTTGGCAGACATGATTGAATGCAAGGATAATGCCACTTTCGTTTCATCTCTAAGAGAGGACTTCGGAAAGCTCGGATTATTTTCAAGCGCAGCCAATTTCCTTCGTCTTATGTATGAGATTCGAGCATCTTCTGAAGACAAAGAAACCTTACGAAATCATATCAGCGTAATGGCGATGGAAGCCTTGCTTACGCTCTCTTGGTATATTGTTTCTGATTATAACGACATCATCGGGTCGCAAATCGAGCTTTTCAAAACCAAAAATAAGCGGTATGGAAACGCATTTTCGGAATGTTTTGCTAAAGATGGTTATCCGTACGCCTTCGGTCATTTGCAAGAGAAGATTAATCGTATTTGCTCTTTGCTGACTTTGAACGAGGATGCTAAAGAAGAGCCTGTCATAGACAGCTATAAAGACTTGTTAGGTTATTGCATTTTAACTCTTATCGAAATAAAATGAGATACCGAATAACAAGAATAGAAAAAGTTATCAATGGGCAGAGTTCATTTGAGCACTGCTCGTTGATAGTTTCTAACATAGAAAAGTTTAGGAAACAAATAGATGCAGACGAGGTTAACTTCGTCTATGAAATGTTGGATTAAAAATAGAAAAGAATGAAAGAACCAGACATTGAAATGAATCTAAAGAAAATCATGGAACGCATAAAATGGATTAGAGAAACTAAGGCCATCTTATCCAAGGAAGAAATAAGTCTTTCCATTCCATTGATGCAAGACTTATCGCAAGTAGGCAATATTTACGATAAGTTTATGAGCTATCATGCCGGACGAAATTCCACAATGGTACGCAAGCAATTTATCTTTGTTATTCTTTATCTTTATTCTCCTAGTGCCCTTGGCGGTTCTAAGATGAGAAGAGGGTTAAGAGAAAAAATCGCTAAGGTTTTGGGGTGTACATGTTCTAATGTAAGCCATGATTACAAAAACATCAGTTTCTATTATGTTACTTACCGAAGTTTCCGTAATGACGTGAATGAGATATTGGATAAGCTATTAATAGATTTGGGTTTAAAAGAGATAGGGGAAGAATAGATTCCCCTACCCTTTATAAAAGCAATCGCAACTCTTGTTTAATACCAAGCTTTTTTGACTCTTTATTAAAAAACTCTAATTTACGTTTTACTTTATCTTTAAATTCCTCGAACAATGCAATTAAAGCTTCTTGCTCGGTATCAAAAAGTGATTCCTCTCTAATTGTATGCTGTTTAGTTCGTTCACGATAGTCGGGCTTATATTTGTAATCTATCCACCAGCCAGAAGGGTTAAGCTCATTTCCCTCGAACCAAGATACGTTGCAGCATCCCTTTACTATACAGCGTTGTGGGGCTTCAAACCATTCATCAATATACCAAGCAATATCACCATTCCTATATTTTGGAATGGGTCTTTCCTCTTTATTTGTATATTTATATTCTCCCATATTGTTAATGTTTTACAATTTCCAAATACTTCAACTTTGCGAATCGGTATGATACATATACCTTATCTACATTCACATCTGTATTAAAGGCAAGAATACATCCTTTGTCATCATAGAACCCAAGGATAATATACTTTTCTTCTACATACCCTTAACCATTTAAAGATGATAATAACTATTTGATACCCTTGCGCCCAAATCGAAGCAGCCCACAGCATCCGGCTTTAAGAAGCGTTTCTCTAACTTCTCCAAAGCCACTTTACACTTCTGCTCCATGTGCTTGCAATGTAGTCTCTGAGCTAATTTAAGTTGCTCAACAACACCCTTGCGAGCAACTCTATATTGTTTATCGGACATCATAGCCTTATTCGTTCACATAGTTGATTACTTGCTCTTGACCTTGCTCATGCAAGTTATCGAAAGCGTCTTCTATAACTTTAGCTACTTGGTCGCCATTAAGGTTCTCCAGCATTTCGCTTACTACCTCTATCTGCTGGTCTGTTGCTAAAGAGCAAAACTTGTCAATAAGAAAACTCTTCTGTGCTTGGACGAGCATATCATCGAATAAATCCGATACATCTACACTAACTTTATAATATGCCATAATTTGAAATTTTAAAAGTAATTAGTTGTACCACACATCATTTGGCATAAGAGCCAATTTCCATCCATACTCTAGTTCATACCTTAATATTTCAAGGTCGTGACTCATTACAGATGAAAGACCTACAAACTTATTTTCGTACTCCATATCCAAACCATTTAGTTACCATACTTGTAATGCAAATAATTAGCCTCTGAGCCGAAATAAAGCTCGGTATCGCTCATATTTGCCTCCATCAAGTCATTCTCTACATCTTTATAAGAAGGCACGCAATCCTTAACTCTTTGGCAGAACAAAGGATATTTTGAAGACACGTCTTCTCCGTCTTCATTATAGATATTAATCTTATCTACATTATAATATGGATAAGAAGAAATATTTCCATATGAATGGATAACCTTTCTACTCTTAACGGACACCACGATTTCAGCAGGTTTGTTAATAGCATCAAACTCGCAAGTAAAATCATCAAGCTGCGCCACAAAAGCCGCATCATTAAACTTTTCAGATAAGTTTTCAAAAAACTTTTTCATTTTCTTATTACAGTTTTTGTGGTGTGCCTCACCATTTTTAATTAGTAACCTTTATTTCTTAATTACGATGCAAAGATACAAAGAATATTCGAAATATGCAAATTATTTAATGTGTTTCTTATAACCTTTAACACACTATAATAATATAAACAAATAATTTGCTGACGTTAACAAAAAAATCCCCACCACTACATTATTATATATAGTGATGGGGTAAACCCAAAAAGGTATTTTGCCTTTGGGCTATTTTTCTTCCTTATCTACGATTTCAACGAAATCTCCAATTCCCAAACGAGCCTTATTGATACATGATGCTATCCAACCTATCAGATAGGCAGATGGTTCTCCACCATGTTTCATTTCAATATTACCCTCGATAGCATCACAAGCGTGACTAGCCTCATGACAAATTACATTCATACGCATAGCCTTACTGCTACTGAATAAAACAAGAACGCACTTTCTTCCTGTTTCTCTTATGTGAAGTCCGTAATAAGTAAATCCATCACCATTTAAAAAATCGTACTTTTCAATATCCGTACCATCATTATTCAAGAATGCTTTCTTTGCATCCTCAAACTGCAACCCAACCCCAACACACAATAAGTGTGGGTAAATGGGCTGGTCGTATTCGTAATATCCTTTCTTCTTCATACCTCATCGTTTTTATGTTTCTCCCACCCTGCTTTTGAAAAGGCATACCAAGTATCACAAATGTCAAGAGCGAGCATGTTGCCTTGGTTAATACAAAAATCGCTATCAAAGCCTTCGATATGAACATACATCAGTGCTATAGTATCATAAGGAACGCTACGACCATCAAGACAAGGGATTTTAAAATTCTTAGTCTTGTATAAACTTGTAACAATTGGCACTTGAAGAACGTCTGAAATATTCTTAGTGCTAATCTCTATCGACTTCTTAAACTTCTTCATATTCTCAACTATTTAAATTTCTCAAAGTAGAACACAATTTGTCTATCAAAGTGCTCTTCGATTAAACCATAAGCAAGCGACATCTTTACTTGGAAAGAAGCCTTACCATTAAGCAATCCTTTAGCCTGTCTAGTAATCTCTGAACGAAATTGTTCCAAACTCATATCACGCTTACGAAGATTACAAGACCTGCAAGATGGCATATAGTTCTCCATGGAATCATCGCCATGGAATACGACAAATTTTCCCTCCTTGTCGCTCCACCGAGAGTAACAACCTCGATTTTTCGGAACAAGATGGTCAACCTGCATATCCTTATACTCTATACTCTTGCCGCAATAAGCACAATGCCCATCGTATTTGCGATATATTTTAAGTCTATCTTCTTTTTTCATAATCGTTAATTATGTAACCTACCAATATGCCACTTTGAGCAAACCTTGCATAAGTAAGGATGCCAGCCGGAAGCCTTCAACTTCGAATTCTGATTTAGAAACTCCCAAGCATCATCCTCGCTTTCATAAGCTACCTTCGCCTTCCAAGATTGACCCTTTCTAACCCAATGCTCAGGATCTGGATGCAAATGACGAGGAATACATTTATTTCTTTTCTTCATAACTTCTTCAGAAATTTAAGTTGAAACCCTTCTGCCTTTTTTATTCCTGGGTATAGCTTCGTTAGAACCTCCCATGCTCTTGTCTTGTGCCGATGCCACATCGTAACCGGATGCACACGCTCACCACTTGGTAACACATAGAAATCTGCCTTAATGGTATCAATATGCTCATAGTTTGCAGCTTTATATATAGTTCCCTTGTTACCTATGGACGTATCGGCATAAGATATAAGGTACTTGATTTCCTTATGTGTTGCCCTAATATACTTATGCAAGAGAGATAGGCAAATCGTCTCGCTAAACTTTGGCATATCATCAGACAACCACATTCTGTCAAATTCCCTCACTTGATGGTAATCCAACACTTCGCCCTTTTCAGTCTTGATGTGCGGTCGGATTCCATACCCTATTTGCATTGCGCCCCTTATCTTATCCTTATACAATACCAAAAGATTCAAGCAACTATTCTTCGTTACCTTGTGTGAAAAGTGATGAGGAACTATGATTGCATCTGCTTGCGCCTTATCGCACTCCATCAGCTTTATTCCCTTTTCCTTGCACTCGTAACCGATAACAAATCCGCAGAAGCCTAGCACTGGAGACTTGTTCAACTTTCTTCTTCTCATATCAATGATACCTCCAAAAATAACGTTTGAAATTATCTAGCAAATGCTCTATACAAGCTTTGATTTCGCCCTCTCTTATGAATTGGTTGCAAAAATCTATCAATTCATCACGTACCAACCCTCGTTTTAAGGCTTCGTCTCTCATAGCTCTTATAAGAGCATCCGTTGTTTCTTTATTCCCATTTCTTACAACAGGATTGCAACAAAACACCTTGCACATATCCATAGTTTCAAAACAGACTTAACTGCCTACTCATATTCTTTAATTCGTTATTGGCAAAATCTACTTGACGCTGGTCTATTTCAAAGCCTATATACTTTCTTTCAAGGTTTACGCAAGCTCTTGCTGTTGTGCCACTCCCCATAAATGGGTCAAGAATAACATCACCTACATTTGTTGAGTTTCTGATTAGAATCTCCATCAACTTAACTGGTTTTTCGGTCTGATTGATCAATCCTTCTTTATCCCTGCGTTTGTTGGTTGGAATAGGAACACTCAGAATGTCAGATGTGCCAAACTCATTAATTGGCTTTCCACCTCCCTTACGAAGCATAATGATATACTCCTTTTGGTTCATATAATACGTTCCACACACCTTAGTGCATTTATCCCATATTAAACACTTTGTGAAGTGAAACTCACTCCGTCCTATCTCATCTAGAAAGTGCATCAGATTATAGTCGTTACACATAAGATAGCAATGAGTCTTATCCTTTAGTACTCGATATAGTTCGTTGATATACTCCGAAATATCTATGTCATTACTCTTGAATATCTTACCTTTTCTTGTTTGTAAATCAGTCCAATATCCGCTCATGTTACTACGCCCACCTCTAGCTTGTACCGGATAAGCTACATCTGAGCATACTAGGTCTATACATTCATCGTCTAATAGCTTTAGAAGCTTTCGACAATCACCTTGATAAATTCTATTTAACTCCAGCATATCCAAACATATCTTTTTGATTTAACATTTCTTCCTTAATTCTTCTTTGTGCCACCTTGAAATAATCCTCATCCAATTCAAAACCAAGGTAATTCCGATTTGTCCGCATACAAGCCAGAGCAGTACTTGCGCTGCCAATAAAGCCATCAAACACCAAATCTCCTTCGTCCGATGATTTCAAGATGCATTGCATAAGCAAGGGGATTGGCTTCTCGTTCTGATGTACCAACTTATCTGATGGAACTCTATCAAAGTCCCACACGTCCTCCAAACGCTTGCCGTTTATGGTTCGTCTGCCTTTATTCAAGTACAGGATTGGCTCGTAACATTGACCATATTGCGCATCTAAATCTCCAGCCGTATGGTTATTCTTTCGCCAAATGAGCACATTCTTAATGGTAAACCCTGCGTTCCTCGCTTGTTGCATAAAAAAGTCCAAGGTCTTGGCACTACAGAAGATATAAGCAGCACTATCATCCTTCAAAATCCGGTAGCATTCGCTCATATAATCAATAATCAATTGCTCATTATCGTCATTGAGTATTTCCTTCGAAAAACGATGGTCGTCTGCTCTCCATCCGGTCTTATAGGAGATACAATATGGTGGGTCAGTAACAATTAAATCTACTTTCCCGCTCTCTATTTGTTTCATTCCTTCTATGCAGTCGGAATTGTATATTCTATCAAATTCAAGCATATCAAATCTCTTTTATAGCGTTAACATAAGCTTCATGAGCCTCTTCTTGCGTATCAAAGCAACCTATATATATTTTCTTTTTACCTATCTGATACTGCGCTTGCCATTTTCTTACACTCTTATTCCAAGTCACACCCAAGTATTCGGAAGAGGTTTTCTTTGCTATAGCAGAATAAATCACATTGTATCTTGCGGTGCAATACTCCAAGTTGTCTACATCGTTATTCGTCTTATCGAAATCCTTATGATTCACCATTGGAAACGCTTCTGGATTCTCCAAGAAAGCCTGAGCTACCAAACGATGTATATAAAACATCTTGCGCTTTCCGTTCTTGTAAAGCCATACCTTCAGATAACCTTTTGGTGTCTTGCAAGGTGCGATTTCCTTTAATTGAGACGTTCTCCCAATAGTAAAAACATGTCCCAGCTTGCTAACATAATACCTTTCGTAATTCTTTACAGGCTTAATATCACCAAGAAACCTTGTTATACATTTATCTTTCATTGTTACCTCCTTTTTCAAAGAAACTTGAATATATGGCTTGCGCCTCCTTTGTATCTAGCAAATCAATATCATTGTAAAACCTTTTGTACACAACGCACAGCCTTTCGTCATTTCCGGTTTCTCTTGCTTTAGCTATTTGCTGACAAGATTCCATTAAAAATGCACTAATCTTCTCGTAACTTCGCATTTGTGTCTTCTTTAGCATATCCATGCTTACAAAGGTTTTGTAGTGGATGATATGCTTTTCTTGCTCGTATTCTGTGAGTATAAGCCCTTCCGGAATAGCAAATACCACCCTTCTTGTCTTGTCATCACTATAGAGCTGAACTGCACCTGTAAACGATGTATATATCTTTTGCAATATCTTGGCAATCGGTAAGTCTTTTTTCAAAAACCTTTCTGCAAATCTCTTCAGAAAATGAACGCTCATAGCAAAACAATCTTCGCTATACCCATCGTTTCTACTCATAGGAATATACTCGTTGGTTTCCTTCAGATAAATGAACAAACCCGAAGCAAATACATCGCCATGTTTTACACCTACAACGATGAAATAATCGGCATTCGGTGTAGCAAACTCAAAGGTCTTTGTTATTTGTTTTACGTTCTGCTTTTTCATTTCACGTTTAAGCTCATTAGCTTTTCGCATCTGAAACTCATAGATTCTAGCTCCATCTAAGTTTCGTACTCTACGCATCTCACCCGAAGTCATACTTGCTGTTATCATGCGCATTCCTCCTTTTTAATCTTTGACAACCAACAATCCCAGATTCTCGTAGCAACATTAGCCATCATAACTGGAGGAACACACATTCCGCAAGCAAACCAAGGCTTCATGCCATTAAAGTCATAATCCATCGGGAATGTTGATGCTAAAATCGTATCATGCGCTGAAATATAACTTGGATTATCAAAATACAAAAGCCTATCTTCCATTGCTGATATAGTATTGCATACTTTATCCTTTTTAAGAAACATATTATTGAACATAGAAAGACGATTATCCATCCGTTTGACAATATCACCGATAGAATTGTCTTTCTCGTTTCTATGCTCCCAATACTTCATCACTCCTTTTGGAATCTGTCTTCCACTATAGTCCGAAAACTCATCCAAGACAATTTCTTTCTCGTTGAAGTCCATATCTATCTTAGGCACTCGCTCGAACAAATCCTTCTGAACCATAAACGGCTTGCAAAGGTCTTTGCGTAATCCTAGAAAGAACACCCTAGGTCGATTCTGAGGAACACCCATATTACGTGCATTAAGCAACCAATGCTGCAAGATATATCCGGCATTATCCATCTGCCTGTAAATCTCTTTCACGTACTCGATAGCTTCACCTTGCAACAAACCTTGGACATTCTCAAAAACCACTACCTTTGGTTGTAGTTCTTGAGCGAGGGCGATTGAGTAAAAAGCCAAATCGTCAAGCCTTTGTGCTTTCTGACCTTCTCGGAATACTTTTTCCTTTCCCCAGGCCTTTTGGCGATCACCTGCAATACTGAATACCGAACAAGGGAAACTAGCATCCAATATATCCAAATTATGAAGCTCTTCTTTCATAATATGCCCCCCCATATTGATATTGGTAATCAACTCACGAATATCACAATTGAAAGCATACTTGACATCGTGATTCTTCAAGTACATCTTCATAACCTTTGGGTCTATCTCATTACAGGCTACAACATCGTAGCCAGCTAGTTTGTAGCCAAAGGAACTTCCACCTCCGCAACAGAAGCAAGACATTACCTTACCTTTGTCTTTTGTGAAATTAGCATCTTTTTTAGTCCATCTATAAGGGAACTTGTGCTCGTTTTTATACATTTATCTACCATAAAAAAACAATCGTTAATAAAAACCGATGTATAAAAATAACCACAAGTAATATGGTTGTAAGAAAGGGACTCTAACCCTTGAATTTAGATTCTGTTTTCTTCGGCAATGCGTCTTAAATAATCATCCGCTGCGTTATCATCTATTTTCGACTTAAGAGACATTCCTGTGTTATATCCTATCATTAATGACACATTCTTGCTCTTTTTCTTGTTCTTTCCATATCGCCAGCTAAAAACCTTTCCTAGCCAAGCTATACCAACAATACCATCTGCTACAACTATTGTCGGCAACAAAACATATACTTTATATATCATCGCAATCTAATTGAGAGTTAAAAATATATCTATTCTGATTCAACCAAAGCTCCACGTAGTCAGCCTTGATTTTCAGAAATTCTTCGTATGTGTAGCATTTCTGCTGCTTACCACCTTTGTTCCAATAATAGGCAACTCCTCCCAAAGAAAAGAAGTCTATCAAGTCCATTTCCTTTCGCTCCGGTTCTTCACGCTTTTTCTTTTGCCTATATCTACTTACAGCAAGCAATATGAGACAAACGCAAAGCAACATGGAAACCAGTATCTCGAATATCAACCTTACGTCTTGCATCTTATTTTAAACAAAAAACACGAAACTACCGATTGCAAAGTCAAAGGAATAGTGACTCGGACTGCCTTTCGGTATAGTCCATCGGGTTTCGTGTCTCTAATATCTTATCAATTTCTTAAATCGCCATTTTATCCTTTTTTGTTCTGCGCTTGCAAAGATAAACAATATTTCGCTAACTTGCAAGCGTTTTAGTGCTTTTAATATTTTATTTGCATTATTTTAAACTTATCCTTTTTTGAAGTTCATGCCAAACTCTTCTTCCGTTACCTCATACATTACATCACCACATGCTACTCTTTGCTTGTCTTTTGCCATCAGCAATAAGTTTCTATAAGGTATCTCTTTCACGACTTCTTGGTAAGATAAATGCAGACTATCCATAAAAGATGCAATCTGTCCTAAGAGTGTATCGTTACCTATGGTCGTGGTTTTGCTATCATCCTTGCCGCACTCTTCGCCAAAATTGATAGCGTCTGAAAATCCTTTATAGAGATTAAGGAATAAGCCGTTTGTAAGCCATTGACAACCTCTTCAAGCGTTCCTTTAGATAATTCATCACTAATGGATTCATCGCCTTGTATGAATACGGACAACGCCTTGCAAGCATCATCCAAATTCTTAAGCATGCATAAGACTTCTGCTAAGGTCTTGCCCTCTTCGAAACTATCAAGGTATTTAGCCGCCTTGACCAATTTTATAATTGTAGGTGGTGAAACGTAATAAGCCCTTCCATTCACGATTATCGTTACGGTGTCCTCTCCAAGAATTGCATCCGTAACTAATTTACTTGCCTTACTCATGGTTCTGAATATTAAAAAAGGGGAACGGCATTAACACCATCCCCCTCTATCATTTGTTGCCTATGTCTTATTCTTGTTCTACAACCGCAGAGCCTTCCCATTGGTACTCGCCAGCCACACCATCGGTCTCGCTTTCCATAGCAACGGCAGAAATACCCAAAGTGATATTCTTATCCTGCTGGTCACCCTTGGCAACGATAGCCGCATTTGAGAAAACGATGTAGTTCCCTGTCTTGGTCTGAGCAACGATACACTTGTTGATATTAGCCAAATCTTGGCTAGAAGACCAACCTACTGCATCTGCCTCCGTTGTAGTCTCTTCTCCAGTTGCCTTGTACATCTTACCACCCTGCAAGTCTACCTTATTCTTCCATGAAAAGACACCAATAGAGAATGTTATTGTCTTAGCACCCTCATCGGTCTTGTCACGATAGTAAACCTGTCCGTTCAGCTCGTTCTTGTACTCGGTAACACTAGGGTCATCCTGAGAATATCCCCATGTTCCCTCATGGCTGTTCTTAACCTCTGTAGCGGTTTTCAACCATGTAGCCAACTTAGCAGGTGTATTTGCCTCGGTAAGAGGAGCACCATACCAAATTCTCTTGATTCCAATAAATGGTTTCATCTTATCTTACGTTTAATGTTTCAAAATCAATAGTAATGTTTGCGTAATGGCAACTCAACCTACTCTCTTGCTCTATGCCGTGGGAGCGGATAGAATAACGATACCATACATCCTCAGCTTTTCCGACCTCATTGTCGGACAGGGTTTGAATAGCCTTCTTTAAAAGCTCGTTCAATTGAGGATTAGCCTCGCCCTCTATATCTTTGAGCAATATGTTTACCTCTATAGTACAATCGTTGAAATATGTCTTATCTGCACTCATGCGCTTAGGAATGATTACTATCATGCCTTCATCAGGAATCTTCTCACCGACCAAAGGTCTTTCCCCCTCAAGTCCACCCTTTGTCAGATGTCCTTTCAGTCTTCGTTCCAATCCCATAAGTTCCAAGTCATCATAGATTACATGACCAGCATCTATTTCTGTTATCATCGCATATCCTCGATTTCTTTCTTGATATACTGAATACCCGAATCTATAACATCATATCCCCTAGAGGAAACATCAGACGCATATTCCGCTTTGTTGCCAAGGGTCAAGGTGTGGTCATGTACATTACTATAGTTAGACCTTCTGAGATTACCTGTGCGGTTTCGGTAGTTTCCGTTAGCCTTATCAAGCTCAACAGCAGTTTTACCTAACCTGTCAAGAAATTCATCTACTTCCCTTTCTCCCTGTGCAAAGAAAGCGTCTATCTCATCCTTTATAACATCAGACATAGATACTCATATAACCAAGATAATTGCACTTAGGGGCATTATAGACCTTTCCACCTCCTCGGTAACTTCCATCATCGGAATATACTTTGACTTCATCACCTTCGGAAATCTGGCACTTGTCACAAACAATATGATATTTCGGTGTATATATGCTACCATTATCGGTAGTGAAATGCTCGGTAGAGTTGTCATCGCACCGACAACGCCCCATTTCTTTCCATTCCTCAGAAGAGCTAATGACCTCGTTGTACTTGTTGACAACCTTATTCACGAACTTTTTCTTTAATATATGAGGGGAATATAACATAACCTAGACATTTACCAAATATCAGACTTATCCGTGATAGTGGAAAGCCCTAAAGCTGCCACCACTTCATTATCCGGAGTAACACCATACTTACGGCAAAGCCACATATAGTATTGTCCTATCCTAGAGTAGTCCCAAGAGACAGAGAATCCATTTTCGTTCACATTGCTCATATATGGGGCAAGCATAAGTTCCTCGATTACGGAAATCATCGCCTTGCCTACAACCTGCGAATTATCAGACGTATATTCTTCGTCAAGGTCTATACCTGACGAAATATCTTCCAATTGGGCATCCGTTATGTTCCAAGCACGCAACTTCTGCGAAATGTATTCTCTTATCTTCATGTGACATCATTATTTCTGAGCCTGACTCATAGCCTCAGCGATTTTCTTTGCAGCCTCTTGCTCGCTCTTAGTCTTTTCGTCAAGCTCCTCTTCTACATTCTCCTTTTCAGAAGTCTCTTCGGTTGACTCGGCAGCATCCTTTTTTGGGGTTTTCTCCTTTTTAGTCTTGCTCTCCTTCTTCTCCTTTAAGACTTCCTTCTTAGGTGTCTCTTCTGATTTTTTATCTTCATCCTCTTTAGGATTTTCTTTTCCATCATTCAAGACTTCCTTTTTAGGAGTATCTTTAATTTCCTTATCGTCTTTTGGAGATGCAGAACTATTATCGTTCTGCACCTCCAACATCTTGCAAAGCTTACGTTCGATAAGGGAGTTCATGCGTTCTTCGTCAAAGTCCAAGATTGCACCTACTTCATAGATGGTGTTAAAATGGAACTTATCACGGAACGGACTAATTACCTCACCTCTCATAAGCCTAACCTACTGCTTGTGTTGAGTCCAAAGAATAGATAGCATCAACGTTATTCAAGATAGGAACAACCATTGCTTGTGAGCTGGTGAACTCACGGAGTGGGTCGTTGGTAGAATAACGACTAGCCAAGATATACTCATCGGCTGACTGATAAGTAACACCTGCAACTGGTCTTGTAGCTTCGGCTACGTTAGTCCAGAACAAATCACCAAGGTTATCATAGCATGTAAAGGTCATGTGACCCTTAGCCCAAGGGTTGTGTGTTCCCTTCTTGCCGTTAATCTCGGTCTTGATTGTACGGGCTACACGTACCAAGTTAGTCTGCCACTTATTTCTGAAGATAGAAGCAATCTGCTCAAAGCTCAAAATAGGAATATTGCTATTACTATTGGTTGCAATGCCTTGATTGAAGGCAAACTGAGCACGAACCTGCTTGTTCTTGCCAAGCAACTTGATTGTGTAATCATCAAGATAACAAGTAGTGATGGTATTTTGGTCTTCCATCGCCTTGTCGTAAACCAATTGGATGTCATCAAGAGGAGTTGCATCCTCTGCGTCCCAAGCCTTAGCACCGTGACCGAACTTATTCTTCTCGGCAAAACCTACATCAATTCGGATACCAGTACCACCGGAACGAGTTGCCAAAGCTACACCTGTTGACAGCTCACTGAGGAACATATCTTCAATACGCTCGTAAACCGCCTGAATACAACGAGGAAGGTCTGCAAACAAGTTACGCAAAATCTGTGGCTGAGGCAAACGTTGCGCAATCATGTTATCCAAATCCTTAAGCTGCTTCTCTGACATGTAAAGCTTCATACCAACCTTTGGGATTTGACCCTCAGCGGTTGAAACCTTATCACGGCTCTTCAATGGAAGTTCTGCATCCATTGATACAACATCAGCAGCAACTCGTGTGTATTCCGCAGTAATTGATGCCCAGCGTCCGTCCTGACTATATGTGTTAGTCAAGTGGTCTCGGTACATATAGGTCAATGCAGTCTGATTCTTGCCGTTCAACTTCTCTACTACACTTGCAACAAGTTGTGGGAAGTATTTATTGACCAACTGAAAATAAAGTGATTTTTCCATCTGTTATCCTCCTTCTTTTAGTCTTTGTCCATGGTTGCATCAGACTCATCGAACTTGTTTGCATCCTCATCGCTAACCAAAGCAATCTTTGGCATAGCTGTAAGGAACGCATCCGGATAGTCTGCACCATTTGCAGCCTTAGCTGCTACCTTGTTAACTTGTCCAGCAGTCATAATTGCCGCTGGTTCACCGTTCAGAATGGAACGATAGAGAACACCCGCATACTTGTAATGCTCCAATGGGTCGCTGGCAGTACCCAAATCCTTATAGTTGCCTGTTTCAATAGGCAATGGCTTGTAAGTTCCCTTACCATCTGTCACGATAACACGACCTGCGTAAAGAACTTCATCTTTTACGCCTGTCCAATCCAAAGCACGACCGCCCTTGATGTCGCCTTCCCATTTCTGGATAATGACGGAATCCTCACCAAAGACAATTTGCTTTTTTGTAGTCTTCAATTCCTGATTCATGTTTTTCAATTTTTAAAGTGACTGAACTAATGATGCGGCTACATTGTCAACGTCCTCCTTTGTTGGCTCGCCCTCGCTAGCACGATAGCTGCCCCCGAATTGTGGTTGTTGCAACGCCTTGTAGTTGTTCGCTACCTTGGAGAGGTATGTTTCGATAGCTTCATCTGTAGCATCATCGCTCAAGGTGAAACCCTCGTTGATACGACTTTCGGGAATGCCCAACTCCTTAGCCTTTGATAAAATCTTCGCATCGTGGTCTGCCTTTGCCTTTGCCTTTGCAGCAGCCTCTTCCTTAGCCTTAGCCTCCTCAGCTTGCTTTTGGATAGTTTCTTGCAATTCCTTAATGGTCTTGCTTTGCGCCTCCATCTGTTCGTTGTAAGTCTCGGCTTGGTCTGTGTTCTTCTGAGTCAAGGTCTCAACGAGTTTCTTGAACTCTTCACGTTCCTTGGTTCTTGCTTCATCTGAAGCTTTCTTCTCTGCTGCCTGCTCTTCAAAGTATTTTTTGAGATAATCCGGCATTTCGTTTTTCTTTGCCAATTCCTCCAAGCGTTTCTTTTCGGCTTCTTCAGCGGCTTTCTTGGCTTCTTCGTCAGCTTTCTTCTTAGCTTCTTCTTCAGCAGCCTTGCGTTCAGCATCTTCTTTAGCCTTCTGTGCCTCCTCGAACTTTTTCTTGGCATCGGTAACTCTGCGGTCATTGTCCTTTTGCAAGGACTCCAAAAAACTCTTTTGACTAGCAACCACTGTCTCGATGTTGTCATCAGTAACAAGCCCCATCTTATCAAGCATTTCGGCATGTGCCTGAAGAACTTCATCACCTAACCCAAGAGACTTATACTCTTGTTTTAGTAACTGGAAAATTTTATCTTTCATTCTTTCGATATATTTGTTAAAACTAGTGCAAAGATAATACGAAAAGAATAATTAACACACTAATTCATTTGCAAGTATCTCACTTTTGCTTAAAAGTGAGTAATAACGGCATTTTTAAGCGATTTAAGGCTATTTTATCACATATACGAATAATTTATAGCAACACAAAATAAAACACCTTATATAACAAAAAAAACGCCAAATATCCTCACGGACATCTGACGCTTGTCGAATAAAAAGAACCTAAACATTAATCTTCTAAAAGTTTATTACATTTCTCATATAACCCAAATGATTCAAATTAGAATAGAACCGTCCATCACGCTCTATGAATTTACCGGACTTCACAATCTCACCATTATGCAACATTGCAAACTTAGAACCATGAGCTGTCCATTTGTTCATTTCTTTCATATGTTCATCAGAACCCCAACCATATTTCTTGATAGTAGGATAAATGAAACGTTCAAAGCAAATTTGACTATCTGTTTTATCATGCTCAGTGCAAATCGGGAGCACTCCATTATGTGCGAACCAATAACCTGCCTTGTAGAATGGATGGCAGTTCTTGACACAGACAGAGCCATGAGTAGCAAATCTAAAATGTATGATTACATTCTCATTTATATCTCGCTTCATCAATCTACGGATAAATGTAGAGAAATGCAAACTCTTGTAATGGTCAGACTCGCTCACGAACCCACAACCATCAGGATTTCTCATATACGCTGCCCTCAGCTCATCTACGGATGGTAAAGCAACACCTTTCGGACATACAATAATAACACACATATCTTTACCCTTTCTTTTTTCTTTGTAATACTTTGTTTTTTGTGTCCTAGGGCTTTTACCCTAGGACTACATTAATTAATCATTATTGGCTGCAAATGCATCCTTACGGCTCTGGAAGAAAGCCTTCTCTTCTTTATTCAAGAAAGGTATATCTTCGATATTCATAACCTCACTAGCAAAGACATTATTGCGAGACCAACCGACAAGCTTTGCGCAGAACTTAACCCACATTTCTATCTTCTTGAAATTGGTAGAACCTTGATGCTGGCGAAACTCGATTGTCCTGTGACATGTATAGCTCTCAGCATTGACCTTATAATATCTATCTCCATGAAAGACATCGAATCTAATATCTTGATTGCTGTGACAATTAGAGAAATCTTTGTCAAGCAAGCTGGCTGCCCAACGGCAATTACCTCTTCGTGAAGGAGCCATGAAGCTATCAATCAATCTTTCAAGCTTCTGATAATTCTTGAAGACGTTAACATACTGCTCACCTGTCAACTTTGCTGCACCAATATGAACGTGAAGACCACAAGTAGAATTTACTCTTGCACCTACGGCATCCAAAGACTTAATAGCCTTCTTTAAGGTTGCCATACCATTTGTATTGCCATTCAATACCGGACTTACAACCTCGTTAGGGTCAACATCACCACCAACTGAAGCATCACTAACAATCTTGAAATAGCTCTTGTTATCGGTGTGGTTATAACCCTCAGAATGAATATCAACACCATTCTGACGACCTGCCTCTATCAAGGCATTGCGCTCGGCATGAACACATTCAATCTCAACACCGAATGTATAAACGAATCTCGTTGAAGTTGAACCGCTTGGTACATAGACCTTCAACATATCGGAGATTTCTTTCTCACGAAGACCGCAAGCCTTCAATGCAACAATCTTTTCGTTGCGAGGCATCTTTGACTTCTTAATTTCGTCAATAGTCTCAATTAATGACTTCTTTGAACTTGCGAATGAAAAACCAGTCTGCTTAGACATAATCAATTGTGCTAGTTGTTTCGGGTCTTACCCCTTGGTGTCGCTCTCACCTTATTGAGTGAAACTTGTCACTCGGCAAATCAACCTACTTATCTTGATTGACGATGCAAAGATACAAATAACTTTTGAAACATGCAAGTATTTTAATGTTTTTCTTTGTTTATTTAACTTACGGTAACTGATATATGTACGTTATTAACAATTACCCTCTTTATATACCTTATTATATATAAAAAAGGCTTCGATGTTCACACACCAAAGCCTAAAAACTTTACTAACTAATTACCAATTTTATCAACTATCTTCTTAAATCATCACCAATATCTTCTTCTACTCCCAAATCCGGCAGTCTGTCATACGCTTTTTGGTCATCACCACCTTCAGACTTAACACCTAACAGGTAGCCATTCCGAAAAGCATAATATACCACCTTTTCCATATCTTTAGCCGTTGCGTTATCTGTCAAATGCAACGTGGCGTACAATCCCATCAAGAACTTTCGTACATCTTTTGGATATACCTTGTTGTTCTTTTCTAAAGCGACTGCCATTCTTAACGGACTTTTCATATTCTTCAATTTTTCGTTAAACCCTCTAATGAATCACAAAAAAGAGGCCATTCCGCTTGCTTCCCTAGTCCATAAGCTTATTCACAACTTTATTCACTCCATCTGTTTCCTACGTTACCCGTTGACAGATGTCCGAGATTCCAACAGAACAAACTTCACGGCTCTCTTCTTGTGTTTCATTGTGCCAACGGAAGGATTCGAACCTTCGACCCTAGGATTAAAAATCCTATGCTCTGCCACTGAGCTACGAAAGCGTAAAGGAATGATTGGATTCGCACCAACGACCCCTTAGTTACCAAGCCAAGTGCTCTACTACTGAGCTACATTCCTCGTATTATGCAAAAAATTCTCGTGGTGCAAGGGAGATTCGAACTCACCGAACCCACAATGGGAATAGATTTACAGTCTATCTTCTTTAACCGCTTGAATATCGCACCTTTTGTGGAACATATACCAATTCCACCTTGTTGCCCCAAGCGGATTCGAACCACTAATGACAGAACCAAAACCTGTAGTGTTGCCATTACACCATAGGGCAATTTAGTACTGCATAAAGGATTCGAACCTTTGAATACCAGCGTGAAAAGCTGGCGACTTAACCACTTGTCTAATGCAGCAACTAGGGTCTCTCACCCTTATAAGAGTTTCCTTGTTATAGTCTAGCTGAGCTGGGGAACTTGGGAACCCTGCCGTAAACTCCTAAGTCTTGACTTATTATGGTAGAAGCGACCTCTCAGAAGGCCATCTGTTTCAAACACGATGCAAAGATAAGCATTTTTTCTTATTCTTGCAAGCGTTTTAGTGTTTATTTGTATTCTTTTGATGTATTTTACTTTCGAAGAATACCACAAAGGGTTTCTACAAGTTTCTTTGCGTCATCACCTTTGATTTCGATAACATTTGAAAATCCATCAGGAGCATCCTCGCCTTTCTGTTCCTTATCCAAACGCTTACGGAGAGCCAAGTCTGGATTCTCAACCAAGATAGAGTCTAAAGCATAATTGCAAATGCGGCTTGCAAGCTCCTCGTTACCATTCGCATCACGCACAAACTCATTCTTGTCTTCAAGAATACCCATAATCTCATTGTACTCTTCAGCATTCTCACAATTTCGTGAGAGCATACCAATCACCTTGTAACGATCAATCTCAAAACTGACCTTTAATTTGTCTTTATTCATTTCTGTTTACTTATTTATAAATTAATTAATTGCGTCTTATATTCCACATGCTTTCAGCAGGGCCAACCATAACATCAATATTTGCTCCTTGCTTATTTGCTACTGTTTCAATCCACTTAAGGTTGATAAACTGACCAGCGGAAAGGTTCATTTCTTCCATATATGCCTTATCTGCCTTTGCCTTTTGTCGCTCAGCCTTTTCTCTTGCTATCTGCACTTCATATTCACGTTCTTGTGTCTGCTTGGCTTGCACGACCTTTGCCGTGCGGTTCATTTCATTAAGCTGTTCCTTGTTTGGTGTAGCTTTACCAATGATAACCTCCTTTATGATGATAGGCATCTGCTTTTTCTTTGATAGAGCATTCACATAGTCCTGCATCTGCTTGCGTATCTTGGTGTCAATCTGATTAAGCACTTGCCGATTCGACATCAAGTCAAATGGGGAATGCTGAGAAATATGGTCTCGAACCAGATTGCAGAAATAATTGTTGAGATTAGTATCAAACCATTTCTCTCCATAATTCTGCAAAAGAATTGGGGACTTGCCTTGCTCAATCTGAGTAATGATTACAGTATGGAAGTCAAGTGGCGTGTTATCGTCACTAAACAAATCATCTAAGGTAATCTCATGACGGACTGGAACAATCTTGAAGTAATAACCACTCGTTGACCACCAACACCAAGTGAGACCAGTCTGCACTGCTTGCTGTTCAACACCTCCATGCCCAATAAACCAAGGCTTCTTTACGATTACGGCTTCTTCGTCTGCATCGGGAGAAACCGAATGACAACTTGTAAGCGCACTCATGCCGAGTATCGCAAAACAAAACATTAAGATAATTTTCTTCATTCTTAATTTGATTATTGTGTTATATTATACCAAAAATTCCTCTCATAATAAAGTTCTCCCTTTTTCTCATACCGGATAGCATCTGACTCTTCACATAGCTGACGAATACGCATATACAAGCGTTTGTCCAGCTCTTCTTCAAACAAAAGAGACAATTCCTTCCAGTTATCAACAAAAGGAGCAAACCAAGAATATTGCTTCTTTACAACCTGTAGCTCATCCAAGGTTACGTGTCCGTATTCTACCATGTCATAGCATCTACGGAAGTCACTATTGTCTTTAGGAATATTCAAATCTTTCTTTCGCTTTACACCCATCAATGCACTCCACATAGTCATTGAAGAGATACCTGTATAACAAGTGGCTACCCACTCTATCATTCTTTGCTTATTCATCTTCTTTTATATTAATCACGCTAAGTCTCTTTATTAACTCTTCACATGCTTCTTTAGTTAAGATGCACTTCTTGGAATCTTTAATACCAATAATCTGTTCACGAATATCAGCATCCGTGTCGTACACCTCCTGTAGTTTTTTCTGAAACTCAATTACGTCTTCGTTGGTGAGTTTACCTTTCTTCTCAACAATTTTGTTTGTTATATTCTTATAAACACATTCGAGTTCATTACATAAACGAGCTTCAACCTTCGTTAGTATTGAGTGTACAAAGGTATCATAAAGTCTTTCCATCTTGTATTTCCTCCGAAAGTCTTTTGATTACCTCGTTATCTTTATTCTCAATGCGAGCCTTTAAGATACTCTTGAAAGCGGCATCCATTGCCTCGTATCTACTGGAATATTCCTTACCATCCGTATGACACAAGCCTTCCTCTACACACCATGATGTAGTTTGCCAACAAAACTTACCTTTCGAAATGTTTGCAACACAAATATAGTAACCGAAATGCTCTAAAAGCCAATCTAACACCATATCATAGCTTGGAGCGGATATTGCCGGATGCTTACTATTCAACTTTAAGGCAGCAGAAAACTCAATATTGGATTTCCCCCACTCGGAATTTGAGTAAGCAATATAACTGCCATAATGCTCACTATATTTTCCACCCTTACGAACACCACCCTTTGCTGTCCAAGGGCTGGCGTAAGCCCAAAATTCGGCTATCTTCTCATCGTAGCCAACCTCCTTCAGAAGCTTGGCTATTTCAAAGGGAACTACCTTTGGTTTTATCGTCTGTTTATTAGCCATTTTTCACCCTTTCTAAACTGAACCCGATTCTGACTTATCTAATTCATCAATCGCCTGTCTAAGCAAAGGAAGAACCTTATCCAAGTCTTCGAAATCCGGTACGACTTCATTAACTCGCAAGATTGCTTGACCTAACAAGCTCTTAATCTTTTCTCTGTCCATTGCTCTTCTCGGTTTGTTTCTCTAAGTCTTTTAAATCTACCTTCTCAAATCGAGGAACTGGCTTACCATCTACCTCAACATTACCAAAGAACATTTCCTTTGGTCGCACCCAAACTTCATGCTGTCCGCACACTGCTTGATACGCAACCTTAGCTTCAGAAGTCTCGCTATCAGTAACCTCACCAAGGTACTCATAGAAATTGCCCTTATAGTGTCGGTAAATCGGCTTACTGAATCCACCATGCAGCCAATCGGCTTTGCCGTTGATTTTCACGTACTCCCTTACCGCATCGCACTTACAGGACTTATTCAGCTCTTCTACCCAATCAAAGAAAGCTTGTTTGTCCTTGATCTCTTCACTTGATACCATGAAGAGATAAGTGCAAAGAAGCATCTTACCTGCATCAGTATCATATTTCTTGTTCACCTCTTCAGCTAATTGCATCATAGGTGTATCTAAGCGATAATTCCAACTCATAATCTATCCTTTCTTACTTTTTAAATTTGCCAAATCCTCTTTCAAACGTAGATGGAAATTATCTTCTCCATCATCACCGGAAAGAAGCCAATCAATTCTTTGGGCATAAACCTGAGCTTTCTTCAGAAGTTCAATACCCTTTTTGAATTCCTTGATAGTCTCTTTAGATAAGCCATATCTGTTAGGCATCGTATGATGATGTTTTCTAACATACTTGTCTTCATCCTCTTCTAACCATCGGTCTTCGAGAAAGCATCTTTCGTCTTCCTCATCCAATGGATGACCATCAACATAATCTTCTATCTTTGTATATATGTCAGCAATCCGATACTGAGCATAATCAAAACGTCCACCACTCATTGACTTTTAACTTCAAACTTGAACTTACTTCAATGCACTCAACCTCGCTTCTAGCTGTTGGATTATGTTATCTATAGTCTTTCCCCTATAATCAATAGCAATATCTTCCAGCACCTCAATCTGAGCCGCAATTTTTAATCTTTCTCTTACTACTGTCATAATCAAACTTGTTTGTTATGATGCCGTGCTTGCAAAGTTGTAATGCACGATATAAACATAACCGCCATACATCTTTCCGATTGTTACTTCAACGAAATCAAAGATAATGTCGCCATCCATCTTGTAAGAAATCAAAGGCTCAGTTGGGAATGCATGGTGTTCTGTGTTGAAACGATACACTTCTTGTGATAGTAACTGCTTGAATACATCAACCTCACCATCCTTTGAAAAAACACCTTTAAACTCATCTTCATTGTCAATTGCAACAACTACTCCAAGTTCACTTCTGACACATACACCTTCATTTCTACCACTTTGTTCATTATACAAGACAGGTAATGTGTAAACACCTCTTGATTCTTCCATATGCTAATTCTTAATTTTGTATTTTGTTTTTATCCTTCAAGTTGCTTACATTGAGCTAAGTCTATTGCGTACGCCCAACGCTTAGGAACAAAAGACATCGTAGGTACGAACCTATCCGCACGCTCAACATATACATCTTGCGTCCGGTAAATCAATCCGTCTGAGCCTTTTACTTGCGACTCTACTAGAATTGTATGGTCTAGCATCGGGAACTTATCAATATCATGCCAGACTTCACCGCCTTCAAGAAAGGTAGGCTTTATATGGTTCATCTTTGCCATAAAGTACTTCATGTAAAATGTTTGACTTATATTCGTTAGTTATGGTCTCGCAACTACCAAAGCACCACAAATCCTTGGATTGCTCCTTGTGTAACCTTGATGACTTTATATAATAGCCATTGTTGACATCATAATGCTTACGTACCATGATATTGTCGTTTACCACTCCGACCTCATCATCCGTAATTACATAGAACATTCGACCATCACTAAATGCATTTAAGCCTTTATACACTCCATTAGAGACAACCATCTTTTCATAGCCGTTCGTCTCCCAGTTGGCATAATCCCAAATGGTTTCCAAATCATCATCATTCAGAAGATTATTATCAATAATAACCTTGCCGATAACCTTGAATTTGCCATCTTGCATCATTGCCTCAACGACAAATTCATCGGCAGCGTTGAAATCGCTAATCTCTATGGGTCTCATAATACTTGTGCTTAATATTCTCGTAAATCACCCTCTTTGCTGCCTTTGCTCTTCTGCTATTATCAGAAAAGACATCATCATACAAAGACATATCTTCACTCTCAAAAGCCACATGCTCACCTTTATAGCAAGCATCAAAGCGGCATCCTTTTTCGGACTTAGCCGCAGTAAACTTTATCTTACCAAACTTAATCTGCATAAGCCCTATCCTAGAAAAAATATTAATGATACTATTTCAAGAGCAAATAAAAACGCTAACGCATTCTCAATTGTGAATACCTTTTTCATTGTTTCAATACAGTTTTACGTGTGTCTCACGCTCTAAATTTATATTGTAAGGGGATTTCATATCCCCTTTGTTGTTCTTACTTCAAAACTCGATAAGTTTTATCGAAATCATTAAAACTCTTCAAGTAACCTTTCTCAGTCAAAGAGTTTAAAATTTCTTTCAACTCATCCTTGGTATTATCCAAATCGAAATCATACAACTCAGCAAATGTAAAGTACTTGTTACCACCAATTACATCAGCCATCACTTCGATGTTGCCATAAACCATTGTCTCTTTCTTACTCAATCTAGTATTCATAACGAATCACAGTTTTTATGGTGTGTCTCACCATTTTTAATTAGTAACCTTTATTTCTTAATTACAATGCAAAGATACAAAGAATATTTGAAATATGCAAGTTATTTAATGTGTTTCTTTTATATTTTAACGCTTATTATATATGTAGGCACGAAATTAACTTTCTGTAGCAGAAAAAGCCAAAGAATCCACCATTTCGTTATACATATTACCTCTATGAGCCTTAACCCAATGGTATCTTATCACCTTGCCTTTCGCTACCTTATTATATATAGGCTGTAAGTCTCCTAACTTGCAAGCCTGTATTCTCTCTATAGCCACTTGGCAATCCACATATACATCAACAGAACACAAAGGAGGGCAATCACCCAATGCTTGAATGACTGCCCTTATTTCGGCTCTCACCGAATCGTTCACTTTGGCTGTGATAAATGTATATTTCCCACTATTGATAATCGCTCCCTTATGAAGCACAAGCCAGCCACAACCACACTTTTCTTTCTTACTAGAACCATCGGCATACACCTCGTAGCGCACACCTTTTGCCTCATCAGCAATCATCTGAGCAACAACCTCCAAAGAGTCATTGCTCATCACCTTGGCTATTTGCTTGGCTTTCTTCTTCATAAACGATTAAATCAAACCTCGTTCCTTGAACTCATTCATCAATGGTGTTGCTAAGACCTCAATATCTGGATGAGGCTTTCCGGTCGTTCCAAGACTTCTCAACTCGAAGAAATGCTTCCAATCGCTCACAAATGCGGTATGAATCAACTCCGTGTTGGTATCAAGAGGAAGTATCGTTCTCGCATCCTGTGGCTTAAGACCATCATCCTTGACCAAAGACAAATACATCATTTCGCATACTCTATTGGCAAACCACCATTTTTCTACCGGACTCCAATGCTCATAACTACCGATATTCTTTGATAGGTCAACAAATGTTCCACCATCAAAAGACAATGGATTAACCGCATCATCTTTGCTAACCCACTTTGGCTTGTTGATAGCAATCTCGCCTCCGAACTTATCTTTACTATAGTTGCAATATCGGGTGCTTTGTTCCGCTACGGAATCTACACGATGCCTGTTAGCCTCTCTACTTACCGCAATCTGAGTAGTAAAACGGACTGTTATTCGCTTCTCATGCCATTCCGTAGGCTCGCAAATATAGTCCAAATCCTCAAACCAGTTATTTTCAACTATCACTCTGTAGTTGGTTGTGATATAGTAGTCACTGCCAATCTGCATCACCTTTGAATATTTGTTCTCACGATAGTGCTTGACCAATAAAGACTCCGGTACAAAAAATCCTTCTTCATAGGCAACATGGAGGTAAATCGTTCCATGCTCACACATGGCAAGATGATTACTGCTTACCATACGCTCAACGAAAGGCTTTGCGCTGTCTTTATCAATCTTCATACTTGACGCATAACATGTACGACCGCACAACTCTATCTGTTTATAAACTCCATCCATGCCCTCACCTTGGGATAGGATTTCATATCTCGGTTCTAATATCTTCATGTCCTTATAAGTTTTGAAATTCGACCACAAAGATAACTATTATTTTCCACTCTACCAAAAATTAACACTCAGTTTAACAACACTTATCTATATTGTGAAAAACAAAAACTTTCACCCCAAAAAAGAGGAGAGTGCATCACGCATTCCCCTCTTACTTTAACATGGCACAAATTAAGTTTACAATCTACTCATCTTATCTTTCAATTCGTGTATATCATTGAATGCTTGCAACATAGGCTTATGCCAACGCTCTTGTCGCTCATCAATCGACTGCAAGTACATTAAGCTTTGTGCAAGGATAGTCCTACCCTCATCAACAGCTAACCAAATGTTACCTACATTACCCATTATAGTATTCACGCTAGCTGTTAGTAAGCTACTCTCTGCGCCACCATCACGAGCCGCAATAGCATCCAACTTGGTATTTATGAGCTTTGTTTCCTCATACGTTCCCTCTGTTGCAATTTGTACCGCAGTGAAACGACCATTCAACTCTTCTCCAGTATCTTGGCTCATTGATTCAAAAGAACCGGAAGAAGCGGACTGCTCGTAAGATTGCTTGTAGCCCGTTATTTCGGCTACTTCATCTCTAATCTTCAGTCCTTCTTGAACCATTTCATCATACTTTCCCTTCAAGGCAGTTATATCTGTCTTTGACAATTTACCACCATTTGCCTCAGCTCGTTCCGCCCATTCGTCATAGAATGCTTGCATATCATTTCCCAACAAATCATCCACCTTAGCTTTCAGAACGGCTTGCATAAGCATCTTGGAGAAATTATCAGAGAAGTCTTGAGCAGAGGAATTCATATCCATCAAAGTATCTATAAACTCGCTCTTCAAACTATCAAAAGATATTTGCGTCAAGCTTTCTGCAAGGTCATCAGCAATTTCCTCTAATGTTCCAGCCTCAGCCGCATAGTCTTTCAACTTTTCAAGAACTCTACCTCCATAGCCACCCTTACCTGTATTCTTGATAGCCTCAACCATATCTGGATTCTGCAAAATAGCAGCTGCTTCATCAGCAGATTGCAAGTCGTTAAGATTACCATTCCATTGTCTGCCTATTGCATCGGACACCTTTTTGATTTGCTCTTGCGAAAATCCTCGGAAATAAGCGTTAAAACTGTGATGAGAGCCATGATAACCCATTTGCGCCTCCATGATACTCTTTAAATTTTGTTCTTTCTCCTTTTGGAGGTTTTCGGCTTTTTTAGCATCCTCTACGGCTTTAATACCACTATTCTTGTCTATGGAGTCTCGTAACTTGTCTATAGCATCCGTCAAGATTTCATTTCTATCCGTCAGTTTGTCTATAGTCCGGTTTACTTCTTTTGCGTTTCCACTAACTCCAAACAAACTATTGAAGCCACCAAACGATATTGTATTGAGAATATTGCCAATACCGCTTATCAAAGACCCTCCTATCTGTGTGATAAAATCACCACTTAGGATATTCTTCAATATACCATTGACCGCATTCAGAACTGTATCAATCAAGCTACTAATCAATGTTCCGATACCATCCTTCAAAACATCAAGTATCTTCAAAATGGCAGCAACAATTTGGCCTATAAGTCCGGCTTTTGACAATCCTTCACTTAGCGCATCGCCAGCTTTCTTGCCAGCGGCTGCGGCTGCGTCTGCGGCTTCCTTACCCATATCCTTCAAACCATCAGCCGCATTCTTAGCCTCGTCCAAGGCTTTCAATCCATCAATTCCACCTTTAAGCTGATCAAAGCTATCCCAAAGAGATGCTAAATCAGATAGTCCAGAAGTAGAAAGGAACTCATGAATAGCAGAAATCGGTTGTGTCACATTCTGTGTCGTTTGAGCCAACTTCTGACCACTAGTACGAACTTTTGTGTTAGCCGTAACAATCTTCTTTCCGGACTCCGCTAACTGACCTTGAACTTTATTCAATTCTTCTTGTAGCCTTGTTTGCTCTGCTACATTGCCCGACATTTTCGCATTCGCTATCTGATTTTGTAAATCCTTAATGCGAGGTATAAGCTTGGTTTCCGTTTCCGTATATTCATCTTGAGCAATTTTCGCATTCTTCAGAGCATCCTGATAAGCTACAACATCCCTTGCAAGGTCTTTCCAACCTAAATCACTTGTATTGCCAATCGAATTACGGATATTCTGCATAGCATCAACGATACTCTTCTGCTGGTCTGCACCCAAATTTTGGAACTTATCCGTACCTACGAACTTATCCAGATCTGCCAATAAAGGAACAAGCGCATCCTTCATAATGCCACCAACATTTCCGAAGACTTGATACCAGTCTATCTTCTGCATAATAGCACTAGCCTCAACCGAATCCGTCTCTTTCTTCTGCTCTTCTTTCAAAGACTTTATCTTCCATTGCTTGCTTGAGTCCGAATCCGTAGAGTTTTCAACCTCGCTAATCCTCTTAGCATAATCGGCAGCAATAGCTAACTTCTGCTCCTGGAATGTGCCATAAGTCTTCAGATAATCGTACATGCTTTGCGCTTCTTTAGCAAGTACATCCTCATTCTGCTTTACCGCCTTATCCCGAATTGCATTCATCTGATTAGCAACACTCATGCCTATGGTCATATTCATGCCATTGACCTTAACCGGATTACCCTTGCTATCCTTCATGGTTTCATTCAAAACCTCATTCTTATACTCTTCATCGGTTTTGCTCTGTTTCCACATATTAGCCTTACGACCCTTGCCGGAATTAACCCAAACAGCTTGGTCACGTTTTTTTCTAGCCTCAACCAATTTGTCTATACCTTCTTCTACCGCCTTTCTCTCCTTGTCGGCATTCTCGGTAATCTGAGCCAATTCCTTGCTATAACCCTCATTCATCGCATTGATGCGATTCTTGGTCATATCTTGGATAGCTTTCTCCGAATAGGATGAAATAGACTTGGAATAGTCCTCCTCAGCCTTTCGCTTATTACCAGCCTTTGTCTCAGCATCATTCCTAGCCTTTTCAGCATCCCTAGCCGCTTTCTCTCTTGCCTTCTTCTCCTTATCTATCTCCTTTTGGCTTTTCTTCGGCTTACTTTCGATGTTGTTACCTCTTGCTTGCATCATAGCCAATTCGTTTGCGACCTGTTCGTAAGTCTTATATTGACCTCCTACTTGAAGAACATCCCCTTTTTTGTGTCCATCAAGCCAATTCTTTCTCGCAGCCATACTCGCTTTCAACTGAGACTGAGACATATTCTTAATCCATGCAGGAAGTTCACTATCATCATAGTTAACCTTAATATCAAGATGCAACTTTCTACTGCACAACTTTATTGTCTCTTGGATTTCACTATTCAAATCCTTGAAGCTCTTCTTTGCATATTGATTTTTCAAAACTTGTTCCTCTTGCGCATAAGTCAACTTAGATGTGGCTTTTCTCGCACGTTCTGCGGCATTGACGCTATTATTTATAGAATCAACAGTACCATCCAACTCAACTCTGTTGCTAACAAGCCCATCAGTAAAGTCGTTTATGTCAGGAATCATCTGAGCCACCTCAGAACGGCTATGGTGCATATTTTCGAGATAAGTTCCTATTTTTACATTCAACTCCCCTTGTAATTGAGAATATTGAGCATTCAATGCATTGTACACCTTTAAATCTCCACCACAAGCATTCATCTCCTTTCGCAGTTCAGCTAACTTGTCTATGTCATCCTGACTTACGAGACTTCGAATAGTACCCATTTCTACATCAGACAACTTATCATCTATAGAATCTTTAAATGAGCTGAAAGATGAATCATTTGAAGAATTATAATTATCATAAGCCTCTTGTAATTGATTTGCACGCTCCATTTCAAGAGAACGCTTTTCTATTATACCGATAAGTTCTTCTTCATGCGCCTTTAACTCATCAGCTTGCTCGCTCATGCTTTGAGACTTCATTTTAGTCTCATCCAATTTTATCCCATATTCTTCATAAGCAGACTTCAATTCATTTATTGTGTCCTTATGGTCTTCTGCATTGCCGTTATTAAGAACCGCAAACAAGGAACGAACCTTATTGCTAGCCTCAGCAGCCTTATTTCCCATATCTTGTGTCTTCTTTGCGGTATCTTCCTCCTCGCTTCCAAACATCGCAAAAACGGATATTGCGGTTGTTACCAAAGTAACGATGGTAGTTAAAGGATTTGCAAGCATTGCAGCCCATAACTCCCTCATACTAACGGTAACGGCATTAGTAGCCCATGTTAACACATTTTGAGCTAAGACTAACCCCTTTGTGCCAACAGATAATATAGAGGTAACAAGGGAATTTCGTTCCTTTGCTCCTGTATTCACGTTCTCGGACGTTGTATTTACATTAGTAGCCGCAGTATTAGCTGTCTTTGAAGTCGAATTTGCCGTATTAGCAATAGTTTCCGAAGAAGTAGCATTTGCATTAGCACCTTTTGCGGTTGCATTGCTCGCTTCAGAAGTCGTATTAGCTTGTGTAGCAGTAGTTGCCGCCTCCGTAATGCTAATCTTACCATCCTCTATATCTATTCCTTGCTGAACAATATCCCCAATTTCATCTGCCGCAGCTCCGGTCTCTTTATAGACCTCAGTTTCATACTCTTCAGCTTCTGCTAACTTTTCAGTCGTAGTTTGAAGCTCCTGTTGGATAGCCTTACGCTTTGCGTTAGAACTTTCGTATTCCTCATCCGCTTGCTGACGCTTTTGCATCAGCTCTTCCAATTTCGCTTGTTCAGCCTCGTATTGAACTATTGAACTATTTTCGTTATCCGAAAAAGAATCCGCATAGCCACCAAATGAAGTCGTATCAACCGCCCCATTATCATAGACCAATTCCTTTTCTTTCTGTTCTATGATTTGCTGCTGCTTTTTTATTTCCTCATCAAGCTGAGCAAGGGCTACTCTCTTTTCACGAGCCTCATCCATCGCCTTATCATAGCTCTCTTGTTGCAAGTCAACTTTCTTCTGTAAGGCGTTAGTTTCCAAAAGAGCCTTACCATAAGCGGTTTCATTTGCCTTGGCTATTTTTTGCTTTAAATCTGCCTCAGCTTTAGCTTGTTCCGCAGCCTTGTTTGCGGCTGCAATATCAGCTTCTTGCGATTTCTTAGCACGCAACTCTTCCTCAGCAGCTTCTTTGGCATTTACCGCATTTTGCCATTGGAGTTGTTCTTTCTCCGCAAGTCTTGTCTGCTCAACCAAGAGGTCACGCTTCAACTGGAGTTGTTTAGCCATTTCTTCACTAATCAACCCCTCAGATTTCGCTAATTCTATCTGCTTAGATATGCGTTTCTCCGTTTCATCATCACCGATATTTTCGGTATCGGACAAAGCATTCCCCAACTCATTATAACGGCTTGCCTTATAATCTTTTGTATCTTTTCCGTTAAGATGTCGGTAATCATTTTCCATTTCCTTGAACTGAGCCATTTTCTCATCAAGTCCCTTGGAAAGTTCCAAAGCCTCCATCTGTTCCTTAGCAGCAGATTGTTGCTGAGTGACAAGCATATCACGTTTAAGTTGCAATTGCTCTGCCATTTGTTTGGTTATGATTCCATCGGTCTGAGCCTCTTTGATTTTAAGAGACACAAGTTCCTCAGCCTTATCCGTACCCAACATATCTGTATTAGAAACAGCCTTATTCAAATCCGAAAGTCTTTGGCTCTTATATTCGGATGTATCTTTTCCGGTGTAGGAATGATACAATTCAGCTTCATCTTTGTACGCTTTTATCTTTTCGTCAAGATTACTTGCAATACTATCAAGTGTAGCTTTGTTTTGAGCTTTTTGGATGGATGCTGCCGCCATCAGACCTGCCTTATATGTGCCTACGGCTACCGCAGCCGAACCAATAACTTTAACGACCGCCTCCCAATTGTCAACCAAAGACGAAATCAAGTCTAAACCAGTACCAAATATTCCTTGCGACTTCTTGCCGAGTTCGTTAAACATCTGGTCAACGCTATCGCCAATGTTAGACCATTTTCCTTGCAAGGTTGTGGATTGCTTTTCCATCAGTCCACCAAACTTGCCGCCCTCTTCGGTCATGTTGATGATAGCTTTTTTCACCAAATCAGCTCCGACCTTTCCATCTGTAACCGCTTGCTGAACCTCTTGGGTTGTCTTGCCCATGATTTTACCAAGCTCCTCAGCCATCGGGATGCCTCTGCCCATAAACTGACGCAAGTCCATCGTGTACATGCGGCCTTGGCTCATTGTTGTACCATACAAATACACCAAATCGTTCAACGGAACGTTCAGACCTGCCGAAATATCTCCAAGATGAACAAGAATATCATTAACCTCATTTGCAGCCGTACCATAAGCCAACAACTGCTTTGCCCCATTTGTTATCGAACTCATGTCGAAAGGAGTCTTCGCAGCCGTTTGAACAAGTTGGTTCATCAATGCTCCTGCTCTCTGCTCACTACCAAGCATTGTAGTGAATGAAATTTCAAGCTGTTGGAATTGTGAACGAACATTAAAGATGTGTTCTGCCAATTGTTCAAACCCCAGGCCACCTACGAGGCTCATTGCTAATTGCTTTGCATCACCACCGAGACGATTAAATAAAGATGTTGCACCCTCACCAACAGTAGGAACTTTCTTCATTTCCTCAATCATTCCGGCAAAGGCATCAGTCATCACCTTCACGTTATCAGTAGTTGCATTCGAAGAACCTGAATAGCGGACATACTCAGCTTGCATGTTTTGCAATTCAGTTCTTGCTTGCTTTCCTAATCCCGCAAGATTCTCGTAACGCCTTTTCTCATCATTGAGTATAGTGGAATTTTCGCTTATATCACGATTAAGGATTGTTGAAGTGCCAATATCTAAGCCTCCTTTACGAAGTTTAGACTGCATCTTTGCAATCTCGGAAGAAAGTCTTTCAATCTTTCGCTTAGATGCGTCTGCTTGCAACTCGAAAGAATAAACCTCTCTTGTAAGATTCTGCATTTTCTTGGCATAATCACTACTCATCACCAAAGCATAGCGAGACATTGCGGAACTAAGCTCTGTCACCTTTTGCTTTTGCTCTGCATATTTGTCCGTAAGGTCTTGAACCACCGCCTTGTCTGTCGCCTTTGTTGTTTTCTGTAACTCACCACGCAATCTTTCAAGCTCTTGCTTGGCTTGCTTGATTTGGTCGAAATTCGCTTTGATGTTAAATTCTAGCTGTGCCATCCTTATATGTTTTTATTGGCAAAATTAGCTAATATTCAAAGGAGCAACGAAAGAATTAATGTGTGCTATTTCACAAAAGATTTAAGTGCAAAAATTAAGGTATAGATACTAAAAAAGCCTTCCACATTCACATGCAGAAGGCTCATTTCTTACTTATTTTCTTCTATATATAAAGACCATCAAATCACGACAGCCTGTAATTCCGTTGAAATTTTACCATTCATCAGACTCCGACTTTGCAAAAGAGCTTTTTAAAATATCATTTAAAATATAATTAATGCGGTCATTAATTGCATTATATAAACGTTCTTTCTTAGGATTCAACTTTCCGTTCTTAAAGTAGTTACTACAATCTCCGGCAAAACTATGAGGTAATTCCGTTGGAGCACCAGTTATAACTTTATTGACCACTGGTGCATTTACACGAAACTTTCCATCTTTGAAATTAAATGAATAGGTGCAAATCATATGTTTTCTTAAAGGAAGCCCCATTACTTTCTCATAATAAGCATCAGTAATAAATGCGCTCAATGTAACTTGCTCGTTTCCAAATTTTGTAATCTCATTTGTCTTAGAAGTATATTTTCTATCCAAATACGAAGATACTGCACGAAACAAACTATCCTGCGAATAACCATCCATAGGAATAACAACAAATTCCTTTTCGTCATCCGTTACAAACTTAAAGTTCGAATTAAAGTGAAACTTTACTTCTTGTGCTATTGATGACAATGTAATAAACATCATCATAATTGCCATAAATAAAAACTTCTTCATAATCACATATTTTTAATTATTGAACTTTGTAGGGAAGACCCCACGTTAATTAACACTTTCTAGTTTATCCAACACGACCCTAGCCTCAGCGATGGACGATGCGGAATACAACTCACCACCTTGTTTTATTAGGGCGATGAAATCACTAATAGCATCTTCTTTGTTCTGCTTATCAAACAATTCTGCTACAGGACAGCCTATAGCGTTTGCTATTTTTTCGATAGTTGATATACGCAAGTCGTTTTTCTCGCTAAGTAAACGAGAAACCGAAACTCTATTCATACCCATCCGGTCTGCTAGGTCTTGTTGCGTTACACCATATTTATTAAGAACATCTTTAAATCTCATAATACGTAATACGTTACATTGTTATTTTCTTGCAAAGATAAGAATAATCTTTGAAATGTAGCATATATACGTAAAAGTATTAACGTAGTTTAAAGAATAGTACGTTACAAATGAATATTTGTTAATTAACCTAAATACGTTACATTTTCTTTCTAAAATATTTGGCAGTGTAACGTAAATATGTTACCTTTGCATCGTGATTAAGAAAGAAAGGTCACAATAACATTATTAATTTAGCTGAGGTTGCACCTCCGAGTCGGCACTCGTAAAACGGTATAGCAATATGACTACTTCAATGATAAGAAGAAACTTGATTCAGAAGTTCGTTATGATAGAGTTCGTAAGCAACAGGATAAACACCCAAAAGGACGTTGATAGAATGTTGAATATGATAACAACTAAGCTCAATATGAACAACGATGAGGCCAAGAGCTTCTTGCGTGAGAGCATCGGACTTACAAAGTAAGTAATTTAAGTTTAACGTTTAAAAATGAAAGATTATGGCTACTACATTTAAGAATATGATGAGAGAAGTGATGAATATGGCTCACAGAGCATTTCAGCTTAAGGGTGCTTACATGAGTTGGACAGAATGCTTGAAGCAAGCTTGGCAGGTAATCAAGCTGAAGGCTCGCATGAAGAAGCAGGTCGTTGAGTTCTATTTTCAGAAAATGAATGGTGAGATTCGTCAGGCTTTCGGCACATTGATGGAGAGTCACATTGACTACACTCCAAACGGCAAGGGTTACGCTTGCAAGGACTGCACCAAGTATTGGGATGAGGTCAAGGGAGAATGGAGACAATTCAAGAACTACAACTTGATTAGAGTTGCTTAACAAGGTTATTAACGATTAAAAAGAAACTAGATATGAGCGCAAAGATTATAGTGATGCAAGGCAACATGGTTGCTACCATCGAAGAGACGAACAAGGACGCATTTATCAAGCGTGGTGAGTATAAAGAGACCGATCTGGACAGACATAAACGTGAGGTTGATTTCTTGATTACAAGCATCGCAAACCGCTACGAAGTGACATTCAATCACAAGGTAGAGCTGAAAGAAAGCCGAAGCATCAAGAAAAGCGAATATTTCGATAACATCTACTACGTTACCGAGAACGCATTGAACAAGCTGAAAAAGCAATACTCATACGAGTGTGATTTGTAATAGATTTCGTGAGGCACACGCTAAACTGCACCGGACTTTGAACATTAAATATTTAAGAGATATGGATAAGAATTTAATGGATGCTCTCTACGTGAGCTACGATGAGAAGATTGGTGTATTGTGTGACGACAAAGACAACACTATTTCACATATATTGGGTACTGACCTTACACTGGTGTTGGATAAAAAGGACATGGCGGTCTATCTGCTAGTCCCATTGACCCGAAACCACAAATTTGAGTATAAGGGTAATTACATCATTGTGGATGGCAAGCAGCTCGATTCTGACATCTTTTTCCGCAAGGATGCTTGTCAATGGATTCAGATGCAATCAAAAGAAATGCTATCAATGGTAGCGTAACATATATGGTGAGGCACACCGAAACAACTGCACATTATCTTTGATGTTTAACAATTAAATTCCGTGAGCAATGGAAAGAAGAAGTAATGTGCAGAAATGTGCCATAAGAATTGGTCGTGCTGGTGAGGACAGAAGTCCTCCAAAGCAAAACAAACGTTAATGTTTTAAATAAAACACTAAAGCGTTTGCAAGTTAACAAGAAAAGCATTAACTTTGCAGCCGAAAGTAATAATGGTTGTGAAGTAACGGACACGACTGACGAATAAAGAAGACATATTAAACAAATGGTTATAAGCTCCAAGCGTGGAGTCATATTTCGTCAAGCCCATTCCGTTACATTTGTGGGTAGGCGAAACAAGCCCTGTCCATCCTCTCTCACAACATGGTGGACGGGGCTTTCCTATTTGCAAGAAACCATACTTATAATATTTAAATTGTTTAATATGAAAGATTTTTTAGAAAAGAATTTGAATGATGCACCCATGCTGGGAGCATTCGTAAATCAAAGTGAGAAAATCAAGGTTGAAGGCTTTGAACTCATCAAGGTAGAAGAACGTGATGGTAAGCAAGCCATCAATGCAAGAGAGCTGCACCAAAAGTTGGGTAGCAAGTATCAATTTGCGAATTGGATTCAAGAGCGTATTGAAAAGTACGGATTCGTTGAAAATCAAGACTATGAGGTTTTTAAGGAAAATCTTAAAAACTCAAAAGGTGGCAGACCAAGCAAGGAGTACGCCCTATCTTTAGACATGGCGAAGGAGTTGTGTATGATTGAGAACAATGAGAAAGGTAGGATGATTCGCAAGTACTTCATTGAGGTTGAGAAAAAGGTAAGAATGCAGAGTGTTCCATCTTTGCCCGATTTCACCAATCCGGCTATAGCAGCAAGAGCTTGGGCTGACCAGTTCGAGAAGAACCAAGTGCTGACCTTGGAGAACAAGCAACAGAGAGAGGAACTTGCCAAGGCATCGCAGGAGATTGTCGGACTGAGCGCACAGATTACAACAATGAAGCCTAAGACTACTTACTTCGATGTGATGATGAAGAACAAGAGCACAAGCGTGATTACATCAATGGCGCAGGATTACGGAATGAGTCCGCAAGCATTCAACAAATTGTTGCATGAGCATGGTATCCAGCACAAGGTTTCTGACCAATGGGTCTTGTACCGCCAATATTTGGATAAGGGATATGTGAATAGCGAGCCAGTGACCATTACGCACAATGATGGAAAACAAACCATCAAATACAACACGAAATGGACTCAAAAAGGGCGTTTCTTTCTCTATGAGTTCCTAAAGGAGAAAGGTATCTTACCTTTGATTGAACGAAATAATAATGGTGAGACACACTAGGACAACTGTAAAAGCCCCAATCTCGTTAGAGGTTGAGGCTTTCTTTATTTTTACATTTACTTCTTATCTAACCCATCGGAGAACAAACACTTTTGCGCTAATTTTCAATGACTTGTATTTTTATTACAAAAGTATTGTTATTTTACATTTCGGCTTCATTATACTCATAATCCCAGAGGAATAACTTGCCTTTGACGTTTCTAATCGGCTTATCGAACAATTTAGCATTCTTCAAGAACCAATGATATTGGAAATCTTCAGCAAATGCATCCGGATAAGCCTCATGGAATTGAATATCATCCAACTCTACGCTGCCGATAATGGCTGACGTTGGCAAGTCTTTGAAGTCTGGAATAACAATACCATGCTCTTGGCAATATTTCTTCATTGCGCTCTCCTGCCATCCGTCAAGTTTTTCGGGTTTGGCTTGGCTAGCATGAATAAGGAAACGACCACGGAACTTTCTATTCCATGTTCTGTTCTCAATGGTCTTGCAGCCGATAGCGATTAACCAAGCATACGGCTGACGAATTGATAATACTTTCATAAGCTCATTGTTTTATTATTTGCATCCGCAAAGGTAACAAAAACCTTCGAGAAATACAAGGAAACTCTAATTTATTTTCATGTTTTCTAAAAATAATCTTGAAATAATTTACATTCTCAGATATTTCAACACGCTTTTGCTTGATGTATTCAGATAAAAACCATCAAGTATGTTTCTTCTGTACTTACATACGAAAGTCAAATGGCATTTAAACAAAAACTAAAGGCGGTAAGAGGTTAGATCCTCTTTCGTCTTTTCTTTCTTATTCTATCCCAATCCGGTTTAAGAACATCCATCGTGCCTACCATTGCCTTGTACTTGTCACTTAGTTCACCCTCATTCATAGAGGAACGGAAAGTGTACATCTTGTATCGTTCATGCTCTGGTACATACACCCCCACCATCAAGGAACGGACTCCATCCACCTCCTGCTCTGGTGCTATCAATACAAGCCCCTCGTTCATGCTTTCCAACTTGAAAATCTTTGAGGTGACAACCTCATAATAATCTAATATATCCATATTCTTATCTCCTATAATTAGTTTGTACGCTCAACTATCTCAATATACTGGATAGAGTTGCAATCTATGTATTTACGTGTGAATACTACAGTATTCCCACTCCCAATCATAAGTGTTCTGTTCTTTGTATTGCAATTGAAAGAGGTTTCACCACCAACACTACTGAAGTCGAAACTTATCTTTGCTCCACCTACCAAGTTGACAGTTCCTCTTAGACCTTTTTTCTCGGCTTCAACCATTATCACATACACATGACCTGCATCCATATTCTTATCTAATTAATTGTTATAAACCTTCTTTGATAAATATGCGAATGATGGAATCGCTATCAATGTAATCTCTACTTCCATCCGTATCATATTTTATCACAAGATGTCCCTCTTCGTCTAAGATTACATCATCTGTAGCAGTAAACGTCTTTGTTTTCTTACTGAAGTTTATATGAGACACTTGCCCACTTACAAGTGTAATTGTTACTAGACGACCACACTCCTTTGCATAATCTAAGATATTTTTGATTTCATTAATCTTCATAACTATATTACTTTAATTCTTGCTCTACAATATCGAAATTATCCCACGTTTCTCCTTCGCTGTCTGAGATATGGAAGAAAGAACCTGAGATATTGTATAGGTAATCATCGCAATTCAAAACTCGCTTGTAATTCTCCAAAGTGTTCATCCCTTTGTGTCTTATCGCCTTTCTTGCCTTATCTATGGTAGAGAAAACTTCTGCGTCAACCTCAACTGCCTCACCCAGTCCATGTTGGTATGAAGATATTACTACATATACTTTCATCGCTTAAACCTCCTTATTCATTACGTTACCTTTGATAACGTTTCTTTGTCAATCTCAATCCATTGGCAAGCATCCTTGCGGAAGAAGATTTCACTCTTAATATGCTCACCATCCACATCAATACTATTACCCTTGCAAACAAATGTGTGGTTCTTTGTCAAAGGTACAAGAAGGTACGTTTTACCCTCTCTTTTGCGTTCTACAAGCGTTTTGTCCGTCCCAAGGATAACTGATACCCTTTCGTCCTTATCGTCCTTTAGAACGCCTATTTTATCCGTGTGCTCGATATAGAGCACATTCAGAAAATTCTCATCCATTTTCTTATGCATTAATCATTCTGTTATACTTTTTCTTATTAACACCTCGTTTAACGGCTTCATAGAGCAAAGTCAAAGCTAATGCTTCATCCTTGACTTTCAAAGCCTTCAAGGTATCTCTTTTTACGTTGTAGTTCTCATCGACCTCACACAATGGCACGTAGCCTTTGTGCTCGAAATTTCTTCGACCAATCGCCCAAATCTCATAGCCATCCGGAAACTCGTTTGTTGTCTCGAATACATAATTGCCATCATTAAACTTTTCCATAATCAATTGTATTAAGTTCTTTACCTTATTTTTTCTTACTCCTCCCATCGGAAAGCGTTAAGGTCTTTTACGACCTTCTTACTGGCTTCGTCCCACATGTAACCATCCGTAAACCATTTAGGGGCTTTACCATTGATTACTCGTTTTGCATCGGCTATGCTAGCATAGTCCGGTTCAGCAATATTATCAATGCGAACGGATACCTGGCCAAATACGTCCTCCACCTTAGTAACATGATGCCCTTTGTAGAACACTTCTTTCAAACACTTAGCGATTGTCTCCATATCTCAAATACTTTAAAAGTCCTTAACTAAAGGGGTGATTAAAGGCTCACCCCTATTAAAGCCTCGCCAAACACCTTAGAACGTGTAAATATCTTTATGCAACTCGCAAGAAGTTATAAGCCTTGAATTGTCTCCATGCGCCCTTTTCTTCATCCCAATAGCGGATGCAATCTCTTGATGCTGCATGACCAGTACCATTTGGAGTGTAGTCAATGTGGCTCTGAAGGAGAGTACCAAAGGCTTGTCTTACCTCACCATTCATCTTCATAAAGAAGAACTCTACCACCTTGGTCTTCATCGCTGTCTCAAGCTTTACGACCTGCCAAGCCTGTTTCAAGCACTCAACCCAAGACATTGAACTTGATTTCAACTGATAGGCTCTATGTGCCAACTGCATTACCTTTCTCATCTTGTTCTTAATTGAAGTTGTCATATCCTCAAACCGTTTTACGAGTGCCGACTCGGCTGCATAGCAGCAATTAATAGTTAAACTTTAAAGCCTTTATCTCTTAAAGACATTGCAAAGATACAAAATAAAATCATACAAACCAAATTATTTGCAAGAAAACGAATGATTTTAATCATCTTTTAACATAACTATGTATGTATGACCTTTTTCTTAACAGAACTTCACATTGTATGATTTAATTCAATCAATACAAGAGAAAAATTTGGTAGTTTCAAAAAACTTTCTTATCTTTGCAGTCGAAATTCAATCATACATTATTATATTATAAATATGGACGTTAAATCAATAATTAAAGAAAAGGGCTTTACTATCGAACAGGTAGCTAAAGAAATGGGTATATCAAGAGTTACTTTTACCCAAAACCTCAGCCGTAACCCTACGATGAGGACATTACAGCGTATTGCCGATGTATTAGGGTGTAAGGTTGGAGACTTCTTCAAAGACGAAATCGAGCCATCTAAGCCAACATTTGTTTGCCCTCATTGCGGCAAGCCTATCGAGCTGGAGATTAGGACAAAGGAGGGGAAATGATATTCCTCTCCCTTTACCTAGAAATTCAACGAAGGCATATTACCATTTCCGAAAAGCAGTCTGAATGTCTCCTTTCCCTTTGGTGTGATTAGTGTTCTTGTACCTACAACTTTGTCGTTTCCCCAGTCTTTCACCTTAAACAAGTCACCATTGTATTGCGAATATGGCTTAATGTGATTCTGTTTATCACGATAGACGTATTTCTTCTTAATCAAGGTTTTGATGAACAGATTCTGCTTCATACCAATCTCCTTTGCAGTATCTCGGAAGTTCGTAAGCAAGCCTTTGTCAACTAAGTTGTCAAAGTATTCTGCCTTTGGCTGCATTTCCTTGTTCTTTTCCTCAATGGCTTTCTTCTCTTCCTGCTCCATTATCCAACGCTTCGCTCTCTCAATTGGGTCTTCAATCTGATAAGAAGGTATGATGCCTTGTGCTACACAATGAAAGACCTTGCGGTACACTTCAAACACCGGACGAACCTTGCGAGCAACAAAATATTCCAAACAAGCGGAGGTGAGGTGATAGCTAACCTCTTTGTAACCACCTGTTGCAGTTTTGCCATTTTTGGCAATACTGATAAAATCCACATTCTCAATGAAGTTGGTCTTCAATGCACGCACTGCCTTTCCTTTCTCTGCATAGCAAAGTTGCCAAACTTCATCAAGATTTACCGGATATTCCTTTCTCTGCTTATCTAATTCCAAAACTCCACGAAAGTAACTCTCCAAATCAGATGAAGAACTTTCTTTTGTTAAAACAATCTTACTTTCCATTTGTTTCTTCTTTTCAGTTTTTAACGTGTGTCTCACGTTCTTAAACTTTGCTAATCTTTAAGTTTCTCAATTATATAGCCACGACCTGTATAGGTGCAAGACAAGCCGATATACACTAGCTGATGTAAAAGCCACAATTCTTCAGTGAACGGCAATCTATCACACTTCACAAACTCATCTTCATCCTCAAAATCAGATGCCTTTTCCAATATTTCTTCCTTTGTCATTATCTTTAAATTTGTGCCCGAAAGCTGTTAATCCGCATCTTTTATTTTTTGTAATGTGTCAAGTATCACGTTTGCAATCTCAAACCTACCGACATTTGGATTCTGTGGGACACTATAACACAAAGCTTTTAAAAGCTCAAAACATTGATTCTCATATAATATCATACGCTTACTTCTTTTGATTAAAATACTTTTCCAACTCTCGAAGGATGAACATCCCTCCTATCTTGAAAGACTGTTCTATCACTACTCGATGTTCCTTAAATTCGTTTTGGCTTCTCGAAAACCGAAACGCTTCATTCTCTAGCATAAGCACAAACTTATTAAATTCTGCATCGGTCATTTGCTATCACCTCCTTTGATAATTAAGTCAAACAATTCATCTGCGTATATCCAACCATCCAAATAGTAAGCTTTAACTTCTAATTTCCACATTTCTTGATATGTGCCGCAATCAGTCTTGTACATCATATCGTATAGGTTGTAAAGATTTCTATAACCGCAGTCTCTTGAGTATGCAAGAATCCTTCCTCTGCCAATTTGAGGAACTTCGTTAGCATTATGAATCAAATCTTTGAATATCTCTTTCTCTGCCCAATCAATGCCATCCAAGAAATGCTTATCGGCATTTTTATCTCTTTGAACCATAAAGCCGTTTTTGCTAACCTTTCTGATTACACGATAGCTTTTTCTTGCGTAATCTCTGGCGGCTTGGATTTTTTTCTTTATGTCTATCATAACTATTACTATATTAAAAAGGTAAATATGGACGTTCAAGAAAACTAAGTAAAACAGCATGTTCTTTATATGCGAAAGAATCTGTTCTTCCCATTCTCTCAAAGCGTTGCATTTGCCTTTTACAATGCTCTATAAGTTCTTTCTTAAAAGCTTCGTCCATAACTTACCTCCACATCTTTAGTTGTACCTAACAATGATTCGTTGCCTTCGTAAGGGATACAGAACTCCCATCTACCATTAACACATACATAGTCATGATATTCATCTGTCTTATCTGTATGGCTAAATATATTTGCACGCCATTCCTCAGTTTTTTGATGTCTAACCAACACATTATCGAATGGTTTCAGCTCTACCTTTGGCTTTAAATCCACAATCTGTTTCTTCTCAGCATCCCAAGCCTTGCCTTCTTTGGCTAGAGCATCAAAGAGTTGCTGCTTCTCGGAGTCAGTGGCAAAATTCATTTTGCCCTCAAAAAATGTCCACGCACGAGGCAATGTAGTATAACAATCCATTACACCTGTATTATTTGTTTGGATTGCATGGAAAGCGTAATAATAGAAAGAACCTTCAGTTTTCAGTCTACTAAAAATGGAAACTATATCACAGTTTTCCTTATGCATAGTTACTATATCCCCATCCTTGAACTCTGGCTGAGCCTTCTCAATATCCAAAGTTTCAAGGTTTAGTATACCACCTAATTTTCTTTCAATCTCTCTGACATATCCATAGGCAATATTGTTATCTAACTTGTCAAACTTAGCTGTTTCTGCATTTGATACGTCTTCGTAACCATCCCTGCTATTAGAATAGCATCCGTTGAACATTGTATAATCATCAGATGCCCATTCTTTGAAAATGCACTGAAATCCACTACTATTGATAAGCAAATCGCCTTTCTTCCAAGCGAATTTGCGCCAGTCACGCATTTCTTTTGAAGGAAGGAGAATCTGTAAGCCGTCAAGCCATCCTTTCATAGTTCCTAATTTGGAAAAAGAAAAATAAATGGTGGTATTAATATCTTTTTGCTTTGTACACCATATAGCTGTTTCTTTATCCGTTGTACTGATTGTATCTAACTCTACATTTGTATTATATAACCAATTATACAACTTTGTTCCTTGCGGCTTATTCTTTAGGATTTCCGCTATATTAATCTTTTCTTCCATGTCTGTCTTTTTTATATTCATTTATTCTTCACTAAAATATTTCTTAACAAACGCTCGTTCGGTGAGCCATTTTCCAAACCCCACTCTAAAGTAACGCTTTGATTTACCTTTCACAAACCCATATTCATCACGAGGTGTATTTACACTTAGGTATATCTTAGGAACATGGTTCACCGATACGTATGCAGTTATATATTCATCCGAGAATGCCAAATGCTGAACTTCACGGAACTTTACACTTTTAAAGAACATTTCCTTCATAAGCCTTAGTCCTTATAGATTGCATCAAGAATGCTTCTGAAATTCGGATTATCAATAACGGCTTGGGCATCTTCTTTGTTCTTGAAGTAAATAGCTCCCTCGTTATAACTACTACAAGAAGTAATACCATATTCACGGGTTCGCATGATATTATACTTATGTTCATTAGAATTCCAATCCGGTTTCCAATCTCCATTATAACACTTAGCTATATCCATTAACTTATCCAATGCAACAATTTTCTCTACATTACTATTAGTAACATTAGCAACGACAGGGCTAAGGCCACGGTCTATTAAAGTAGATATAACATCCTCATAGCTGAATGGTCTCTTCTTGAATGCTATAATGCCCACTTTCAAGTCACTTTTTTCAATGTCCACTTCCTTTCCTTTAGGAATATCTATGATTAACTTATTATCTAGCATTTTCATTTTTCTTATGTTTCATTTCCAAAATATATTTTTTATTCACAACCAACTCAAAGAACTTATATTTAGCATGCATGTAGTTGCGACCTAAATCAACTCCACCGACAAATTCTTCCATATACCAAGAGATTGCCGTATATTTTACAATATCATGCTCTTCCGAATGATTCACACGACCATTCCACACATCTGTGCGAACCAAATCGCAATACCCATAAGGTAATTTGGCACGTATCATTCTTGTGTTCTCCGCATCAATATAGACGTTTTTGTATTCCAAATCTACGCCTAAAATTTCCTGATTAAGCTTTGCTACATCCATATCTCATTAATATTAAAGCACTACGTTGAAGATCCCTCGGTTTGAACGGATTCTTCTCCAGTATTTTATTCACATCATTTCGTATCTTGCGACTTTTCCACTTCTTTGTTAGACGCATAGCCTTTAACAAACGATGGTCTCCAGCTAGCTTTCCTGCATCCTTCTTGCCACAATAATAGCCTTGCCTATATGCCCAATATCTAGTCTTATAGACTTGCTTCATTATCTTCTTAGCTTGTCTTATTTTCATATCAACCTCACTTTCTATGGAAAAACGTTCCATGACACCAGTCGCTGCTTTCAACATACTCATGTAGTTTAGTACATCTTCCTGCGAACATACCATTGAAATGTTTACAACGACCGCATTCCTTTGAAGTTCTCAAAATTGAACGAAACAAACTAACGTTAGCACTCGGCATATTTACCTTATTCCATCTGATAGTTGCTTTCTGATAGAGATTCTTTAATCTAGGAATGAATCTACTCTCTTTCTTGAATGTATATTTTGAATCGAAGTAACGTGTGTCCGTTCCTCTCTCCATCATATTCAAGATTTTCTTAGCTTGTCTTATCTTCATATACTACTTGTTTTTATAAATACTACATGTCCCCTCATAAATTGTGCTATTTGTATAGATGTCTTTATATTGCGAAATGGAAACCAATCCATTTGCCTTCATTTCCCTAAGAATGCCATCATACACACATTCTATTGCTCTTCTCTTCAATTGCTCCATGCCAGATTTGTCACGGCAATAGTATTGCATTTCAAAGTTTGACATTGTAACACTTGAATGAAGCTTAATAACTTGTGGCTTTATATATCTAACCTCTATCTTTGGTTTGATACCTAGTTTATCAGCTAACCATTGTTTCCATTTTGGCTTAACATCCTCTCCATCTAAGCAAGCAAGTAATATATAAATAAGACTAACACTTATATATAAAATTACAATTTCCATATGCTACTTATTTTTATCTCCTAATAATACGTGTCTTCGATAAGGGAAGAAATAGCAACGTTCTCCTGGACACCACCAACTAGGAGCGTTCTTCATACATCTACGACATAACGCTATATTCTTCTCAGCTTTTATGTTGTCACGTTCAAACTTTCTTCGTTCTCTTCTTGAAAGAGGAGGATAAGGATAAGTCTCTTCCTTAAAAAGCTTTGTGGCTAAAGCATTCAGTCTTTGAACTACTTTTTCTAATATCTTTTTTATCATACGCTACTTCTTTTTATCGAATTTATTGCCAATAACCTTAAATCTATTTAATGAATCTTTCTCACTCATAAGGTATGTTAGTGCAACGCAAAAGTCGCGACCATTCTTAGCGAGCAAACAAAATGCGCCATATTTAAACACTACTATTCCGTCAGGACTATCATTGGTAACATTTGAAAGCATGTCACCTTCCCAAACCTCATTACCTTTGCAATCTGTCAGCCCTGTGGACATACAGACTGTAGAAGGGTCAACCTGATGTGCATCATTTCTATTAAGCATTGATTCACTCTGCCTATCCTCGATGATGTAAGTGTTACCACATTCAACATAGAAGTAACCTTCTACCCAAGTGTTATTGTCAAGACGTTTAGCCTTGAACTTGATGTCTTCTAATTTCATAAGCTATAATCATTTAATCCCCTTACATTGTTTAACAACCGTCTCATTGAAAGACAAATTATAAGCATGAGTATCTGTAATACCTTCGGCCTCTTTATATTTGTCAAGAATAGAATCCCTTATTCCGTCAATATTAGGCTTATCTAAAAGTTTGAACATGATGACATTAGTCCAATCGTCAATTCTCCTATTTGGATTATCAATCTCATCTTTATACCAACCAGATTTTCGCCCACTATCTTTATGTGGAACACGATATTCTGCTACCATTGGTATTGCGATAAATCCATCATTCTCCATAGTAAGAACCAATACCCAATCAAGCTCAATTCCAAGTTTTTCCATCTTGAAATACTCTTTAATTGGCAACCATCCTTCTAACTTCATTCGCTCAATAAATAAGTTAGCTACTCCTGCTCCTATAATTTTTTCGTGCATACTTCTCATTTTTATTTAACTTTATGAGCAGTACTATTAGTATGCTCTATATGTTCATTACTACAACAATATGGATAGAAATATTTATCTGCTCCATACATAAGTGACTCTATAATATCATCGTCACTATCTTTACACTTAGAGTCAATAGTAACTCTAATATTTACTTCAAATATTCTTGCCATAACTATTCTTCTTTAAGTTCTAACTCTTGCTTGATTAGTTTTAGAAAACTTCTAGCGTGAACTACAAGAACTTTCTTATTTCCTGCGTTCATCATTCTAGTATAGTTTTCAATCATATCATCAATAATTGTTAGTGCCGATACTTTACTCATATTTTTTCATATTTAAATCTTTAAGTCTATCCTTATAGAAGGCAGGAACTCTACTAATCTGCCACCAAGAATAGCATTCGTCACTCCAAGGTTCAATCCACACTGGTTCTTTTGTGTCTTTATCTTGGCAGTATACAATTCCACGTACTTCATCATTCAGCAAGAAATTCTCTACTTCAAAATCCAAATCTTCTAGTGTTGCGTAAGTCTTGCAAAACTCGTTACGTTCCCTAGTACCTCTCCTTACAAACGACTCGAAATCATTGAATAGGTCTATTTTTAGTATCTCTAAGTTATTGCTTTTAACAACATCTAGAAGAGACTTTTTGACGTTCATTTTGCTCATTTCCTATCCCTCTTTTTATAGTCATTGCAATCCATAGGGATATGGTCTGCTAACTCTTGCCAATAACACCTATTATCGTAATAACAAGTTTGACATTTTTGAATCTTTTCATTCATTACTTATTCTCCTTTAAGTTCGACAGGCTCATCTTTCCAAGACAATTCTTTTCCGATGAGCTTCTTAATGCTTCCTTTAGGAAGGTAACAGCAACCGGTATTTGCGTACCTCTGCCCATATAAATATAAGACAGAGCAAATCCATAATGTATTACTTTCATTTCTGCAAGGTTTTTCTGCAAAAATATGTTCACAGCCACCTTTATCTACTGCTAACCATGACATAACTAATACTATATTTTTTTAATTAATAAATTACTTTTCTTATCAAATGATTTATAACCACTACGGAGATACCAATCTAGAACAAATCTATCAGATTCATCTTTATCAAATTCCAATCCGATTGTCTTCACCCCATTTAACTTAGCCTGTTGTTCTGCGAGTTGTAACAGGCGTTGTGCAACACCATTTCTTCTATAAACAACATCAACCCAAAGAGCGTATATTAGAGCATCAGCCTTGCCGAAAATATCACTAACATATAATGGAATGGATATTTGAACAGAGCCATGATTTTCTTCATCAGTTATTAAAATTCTGATTTCATCCTTCCATGTCTGTTTTTGTATCATAATCAATCCTCCAACTCTATGTTATTTTCTGCTGCGTAGCCATCTTGTGCTTCCTCGCAATACTGACCTTCGCAAAGCCAACCTATGCCGATGTTATATTCTGAAATAATGTTCTTGTTGCAATACTCACAGATAGCATCGCCATGTTTATTTTGTAATTCTTCTCTTGTCATATTAGTTATAGTTTGATTGGGAGACCATGAACATAAACCTCATGAGTGTCACGAGTACCATCTTTTTTCTCCATATGGAAGAAGAGAGTCAATTGTAATGTTGATCTCATAAACCTTTCCGATGGTGAACGATAAGGAACTATTTTGGAAAGCCAACCCACACGCCCATCTTCATCCATAATTTTATCTCCGATTTTAACAGGCAAGGCTTTAATACAGTCTTCTTGAAGTTGTTCCATTTCTCGAAGTAACTCATCGCGTCTTACATTTAATTTGACCATTTTATCTATAAAAGGTCTGGAGATTTCTCGCCATTTTTCTATATTCCTTTCTACTTCTTCTCTTATCATATTCTATCCTCCAACTCTTTAAGTGCCAAGACTAACTCATTTTGAATATGAATTATAGTGCCTTCACTCAACTTTATTCTTTTTGAGCCAATCATCTTGGAAACATTATTAATATGAATTATCGCTTTTTCTTTACTCATTGCTTATCCTCCTTTGTATTACACGTTGCTTGGTCTCCATCATAGTAAGGAGCACCAACTTTAGGTAATATTTGAGTATTCCTATTACAGGAACATTGCATTACCCAAGGTGCGTTTACCTTTCCACATCTAGGGCATATCCATCCTTCTTGTGCCATATTCTTTTCTTTTATCTCCTTAGTAATTGATAATCTTCTGCGTCTTACGAACCTTGGCAAAGAAATCAGCGATTTCTTGTAAAGTCGCTTCTCTACAGAAACCTTCTTTCATCCAATTACCAATACTATTGGATTTCTGAATCATCCCATCAGAATCCTCACCAATTATAACACCATATCCATCAGCGTTAACAAAGCCATCATGGATAAACACTTTGCCATCACCATCAACTAAGATAGTACCTGCTTTATATTCACTTAATCTCATATTCTCTTTTTTTACCCTCTACTTGTTAAATTAGAGGATGATAATTAGTAATTTGCAATATGCTTTGCATCCATTATTTTTCGCATAAGGATGTCTATTTCTTTATCTGATGCTATATGGTCTATTGGATAGCGCATAAAGTTTCCCCAATCACTTTGCTTTTGAATATTGCCGTTGGAATCCATACCAATCAAACATCCATATCCATCACCATTTATATAACCATCATGGATAAATATACTTCCATTACTTGTTACAAGAAATTCTCCTCTTTTAAATTCGCTCCTTTTTAACATATTCTTCTCTTCTTTTTACCCTCTCCCTTTTACAGGAAAGGGTGGTTAATATCTATCAACTTTATTCCAATCTTCTTCGAACGCCTCACACTTTCCTTTGCAAGGTTTTCCATCACAATAACATGTTTGATTATAATCATCGTAATGAAAACAAATTTTATACGCAAACATATCTTTTTTATTGATTTCTTTATGTGCTTTAACATACTGTAGAACAGCCATTAAATCATCATAATCTTTGATTTCTTTACGCTTTACTTGACTGATAAGTTCTTTTAAAACATCCATACTAAACTAATTATTATATTATCACTTACCCTCTCCCTGTTGCAGGAGAGGGTGATTAGTTACTCTATCTCCAAGCGTAAATTGCTGTATAATTACCTTTGCACCCAGTATCAAGGTTATGGGAATAATAATACTTAACAGCAGCGCAATCAAATCTCCAATTGTGCTTTGCAATTAATGTGTAAACTTCACTATCTCTTGTAGCGCGCCCCTTTTCATCGAATAATGCCAAATAGAGAGGGTCATTATGATCACATCTATATGGGTCAAACGGCTTAATGAAGTTACCATCTTTATCAAAGCAGTCTTTAATTTTCATTTTTTTCATATTACTATCTATTTATATCCTCATAGAGGATAATTAGTTAATCTTTTTTCGGCTTAATACCCCAAGCAATACATCCACATCTAACGTCTGTGTCAATATTTGAACCATCAAAAACTCTCTCTTCTCCACAAATAGACGTTAGGGTAATACCTATAGACAATGATGGATATAGGTATAGTGGAATCAAACGAAGTCCAAGAGTATTTTTCTCATTGGCAACCTCCTTATCAAATTCCTCCTTTGTAAGGTATCCCTTCTCAAATTCAGACTGAATGAGAGAAATCTTTTCTTTAACATCTTCTTCGGATTGCCAACTTCTAAAATGCAAAGCCTTACACTGACTTTCCGTAAGAGCATTCCAATCAATATCTTTCTTAAACTGTTCTTGAACTTTTTGCCAAGCATCATTGAGACTTTTCTTTTTATATTCTTCACCCCAATGATATGTTTGAATGCATGCAATTTCATTTGCAAGCCATTTCAAAGTATTACTAACTTTGTTTTCTAATGAAGTTTGTTCCATATTACTTATATTTATGTCCTATAAGGACGGTTATTTACTAAGGATGAGTAGGCATTTTCATCCAATGTGTTGGCATATTTGGCTTTGCAAACTGCTTATGGTATGCGTCCATTCCTGGAATACCTGAGACACCTTTGTAGTAGTCATCTCCTTCTTCATAGCATGTATCATAACAATCATCTTCGTTATTCCAAGTTGCAGATACGAAACCATCGTCTTGAATAAAACCTACTCGTGTTCCATTAGGATTAAAATCCTCATCAATCCACTTTTCGTTAAAGGCAATTACCTCTTCTCCAAAAGGAATTTCTACTTCTGATACTTTATTCCATTCCATATTCTATAATTTAAATCTCACTAATTTGTTTCTTAATACTCTCCATTTCTCCTTTGACTTCAAGACGTATGATATTTTCATACTTTGCCAAGATGTCTTTTATAGGAGACAAATCTTCAAGGTTACAAAGACTATCTCTATTACCTAAGTAACCTTTCTTATAATAAGAAAGATGAGTGTCATTGTTATCTAACATATGATACACTCCTTTCAACTCATTTAATCTCTTATCAAGAGAAATAACTTCATTGTACTGTTCTTCTGTCATAATCTATTTATTTATATCCCATAAGGGATGGTTAGTTAATTATTTCGTAAATTCTATCATATATTGTGCAAATACAGAGCCTACATAACATAATGTCATAAGTATTGCTGTCACTGTCGCAATTACAATACTCACCATTCTCAACTTTGGTGTTTCTGACCAAAATATTGCACTAACTATCAGAAAGATAGTTCCTAAAATCGTTAATAATGCTACCATAATCTATCTATTTATGTCTGAAGGCGTTAACCACCTAACATATCGCTAATGTTTAAATACTTCTCTCCTACACCTAAGTTTCTTACCTCACAGAAACCTGCTTCTGAAACAGTACTATCATCGTCATATACCTTTGTGACGTGTAGTTTCTTTATAGGACAGCAATCATCATCGCTTATCTCAAAAGCAATAGGTAAGTCTCCGTGTTTTGCCTTTATTTTCTCTAAGCTTTTAATCAAATCACTTATTTTCATACTAATATCTTTTATGCCCGAAGGCGTTATAAACTTATTCAAAATAGTTTTCTGAATCTCCGTCACAACTTTCATGCTCACATACCTTCCGTTTCCAAATCTCACAATAAAGTAAATCTGTTTCAGTTGGTTTTGCATGCTTGCAGTATTTACAAACTTGATACATTGCATCCATACCTACACCTCCATTTCTGAGTTAAGTCCTAGACCGAAGAGAATGTGTTGTAAATCTGATACTGAATGCATATATCTACGTATAAGATTGTCTCCAATATAAACATACCATGAGTGATTATCTAATTCCAACAAACTCAACTTCAAACATTCTTTTTCGATAAACCAATGATACATGCGATAAAGCATCCATCCATTCTTCTTTAGAATCTCTTGGGTAAGACTTACTGGCTTTATCTCATCAATATCAACAAGACAATACACCAGCCCTTCTTTAGGGCAAGACAAGTCAAAGTGACTTCCGTCTTCTCTAGGCTCTTTGACAACCATTACTTTGTTGTCATACATAACAACATCACCTTCAATATATTTCTGTGCCATATCATTATATTTTTAAGTTACTATCTATATGCAAGGCATATAATAAATGTTGGAGTTCGTGAATATACTTTATTGTAAAAAGCATGGTATTTTCATTTATGTAAGTGTATATACCATCTTCTGTAAATTCAAGTACTACATAATTTGCATTTTTCATCTTTAAAGCATACTTACCATTTATAGATTTCCATCCATTCTTCTCTAGAATCTCATGAGTGAGAGGAATCGGTAAAATATCTCTGTCTGCAACAAAAGCTGTTTTTGTACTATTTGTTGAAATCAAAGCATAACATATCTTGTTATAAAGAAAGTTTTCTTCAAAATTAACAATAGTATAAGTATTAGTTGCAAACTTTACCAAATCTCCTGGAATATATTCTAACTTATCCATACGATTATTCTTTAAGTTTGTTGAACTTATCCTTGTAAGGACAATCATCGGCTACAGACTCTATATCGTAGCTTTCCCCTTGCAGCTTACAAGATATACAATCACCAGATCCGAAGTTCCATACAATAAAGTGTGGGCATTGGATTTCCTTACATATTTTCTCTATCTCATTCATACGCTTTACTTTTTATAGTTGCTATTCTCCTTATACCCACCACTTACAAGCCATTGACCAAATTGTTCAAGACTTTCTATGTTATTTATAAGACTCCATTTGTCACCTATATCATCAGTTGTATAAGCTATAAAAGTCTTATGTGTGAGCACATTCCAACAGATTTCCAATCTGTGTAAAATGGTTTTTCTAAAATTATATCTTGCTGCCATACGCTTTACTTTTTACGATGATTATACTTTTTGATAGCATCCTTCTTAGAAGCTGCCATAATTTTAACACCCTTAACGACAAACTCATGCTGCTCCTTTGGCTGACACTTCTGCTTATCAGAAGTAATATTGCCGCTTGGTGCGTCAAGTCTAGGACTTGAACACCCGAAAATATCATCTTGTGCATAAGCTGCCGTAGCAGCCATTATTAACGCCATTCTCATTAAATTTCTACTCATACGCTTTACTCCTTAACTTCTTTAAAAATTACATTTTTATGGTCTGAGCGTTCTTTGATGCTACAAGGGTATAGCTGCCATACTTCACAAAACTTCTTACTATCAAAGAAGCACCCTTTGCAAGATTCTTTATCAGTCTCAGTAACTTCAAGAGTTACTCTTTCTCCAACTTCAAGCTCTTTCATAATCAAAACGCTATTCTATAGTCCTTTCCTCTCAAAGTAGGTCTCTTTTTGAGGATGAACTTTGTTAAATCTTCAAAATCTATCGGGAAGAGCGCACAATATTTATACTTCAATGTGCAAACAAATCTTCCGTTGAGCATAACATCAAATACAAATGATTTCATTGATTACCTCCTTCCTTTGGAAGTAAATCATCAATATAGAGCCATCCCTTAAAATATCTTTTAAAATCTTTAGGAGTCATATCATCACATACCCATCCTTCTGGATTACGGAAATATACACATAATTCCGTACTTCCGTTTTTGAACTTAACCAAACATGTAACGCAACATTCTCCTTGCTTAATGTTTGGCTTTTCGCTAGCAGTATGCCATAAGTCCTTAAGGAACTCTTCCTTAGTTAATCTCTTTTCCATTTTTCAGTCTCCTTCACACAAAGTTTCGTTAACCTCGTCATTGTATGTGTGAGTAACCGGATTGTACTCGGAATGGGGCGCATCTACCCTACCTTTCCGGTTAGTGAAATAGATAGCATTTCCATTGTCATAAAACCTGTACACTGTTATACTATCTACAACAAACAATTTCTCGACCTTGAATTTGTCAACAGAATCCGAGATTTGGACTCTTGTACCCTTACCTTTGCAACCTACCAAAATGGCGGCAACGGAAATTATCATAATTACCTTTTTCATATCAACTTCTTTTCTTCTTGAAGAATACGTCATTCATCGTACCCTAATATACTAAAGAACTCATCCATTTTTGGATTTAGATTGTTTGCCATTAACATATATGCCGGAACGGAGCGACCGATATTGCACTCTAACTTCAATGCATGTATCATTACTGAAGCTTGATGGCTTGAAATCTTAACCCTATCCAATCTGGAAAGTATTTCGCTCTGCGAATCTGCATTACGAAACACTTTCTTGATAAGACTTTCTATGTACTTACGCTGCTTGTCCGTCATTGCTCTTATTGTGCTCAAGAGACTCAACCAAAGCCTTCAGCCCATTGAAGGTAGCATCCACCAACTCCTTGCTATCGGAAGCATCAAAATACCAATTTCCAATAATCTTGCTATTATTTTCGGCAAACATCGTAATACTCGTATGAGTATTTGAAGACGACATCTGGATAGACTCCTTTGTTCTACCCATGAGGCTGGCAATCTTTGCCAACACCTCTACATAAACATTATTCTTTTCCACTTTCTTCTTACAGTTTTTAAGGTGTGTCTCACCTTTTTAAAATTAGTAACCTTGTTTCTTAATTACAATGCAAAGATACAAAGAATATCCTAAATATGCAAGCTTTTTAATGTGTTTCTTTTATTCTTTAATATATCGTAACATATAACACCGATAATTTACTGACGTTAACACAAAAATCCCCACCACTACATTATTATATATAGTGATGGGGTAAACATTTAAAACAAAATAGCATTATGGATTTCTACGATTACTATCAAACTAAATCGTCCACATAAGCCCATTTATAGATGGCGTTTGATTTCGTGAACCTATTCCACCATTCCTCGCCTAAGAAATTCAGATGCTTGAAACGCTTGCGAACCTTGGTCAGACCGACAATGCGTCTGTTATACTCAGGCACCTCTTCAACAGAATGCCAAGCACCTTCTTTTTGATATTTCATTCCCATTTCCAAGGCTTGCTTGGCTATCTGTCTTGCACCTTGATTAAAGTCTATCTTATCAATCAACAATTCTAAGTCCATAATCAAATAACTTTTATGTTAACTTTGTCTTCAAAAAACGCTTCTAGCACTTCCTTGGCTTTTGCATCCGCTTCATCCAAGTCTTTGCATTTGACTACTTGAACACCATAACCTATAGGGTTACGCAATTCATAACTACCTTCAGCCTTAACCAACCGGAGAAAAATATCTCCACCTTTGAAGCGGTACGAATATCCTTCAGTTGCCTCGTTCCATTGTCTAACTATGTTCCTCACCGCCATAATATTTTTGCACTTTTACCAATGTAGCACTAGCACCCTCAATGTAGGCTGCGATAATGACATTTCTATACAGCTCACTATTTTCCTTATCAATTCCTACCAAACCTTCTGCTGATTTCAAAGGCTCAATTGTAAATTTATAAGCCTCCTCTACTATCCAGCTAGGAACTCCATTTGAAATCAAATTCTCACAATACTCATTCATGATTTTACCTTTTAAAATTAGTGGATGACAAGGGATTTAAACCCTTGTTGGTGTCAATACCTCCCCAGTGACCTGGTACACGGAATGTTTAATCAGAAAATCCGCTCCAAGTTTGCGAGGGGCGCATTGCTTTCAGTTGCCAATGCCACTCATCCGTTTGTCAGCGACAGATGCGAATTTGAAGACTGTGCACCATTCCCAACCTTGCCCAAGGGTTTCTGCCGCTGACTTATAGGCATTTGCCAATGATTGCCGACAAATTTCAAGTGTTCACATCTTACGATGCGGTATTAACTATCTCCCTGCCCAAGGGAACAACCATTAGCGATAGGCTATTTGTAGTTATGAAACTTCAAAATAAAGCCGTGTGACTCCTAAGTTTACAATCCCGCCCCCACGCTGGGCATCACACGGCTTTGACACGTGGGTATTTGGTCGATTATGGAAATCCTACCTCGTCTTTCTTATATCATTCCGCTGCCATCCTGCCGCCCAGTCTACCGGAGCTGCATTACAGCAGTGAAAAGATGTATTCACATTATACAAAGCTGCTCTGAACTCATCCAATTCTTCTGCCGTGAACGGACAATCCTTGTGTACTCGCCTAGTCATAATTTCACTACATTATAACCAAGCCGACTTGCAAGATCAAGGAACACGTTAAAGTCTTCTTGTGCAAGTTCTGTTCCTGACACCACTCCATTCTCCATAGTGAAGTAACGCTTGTATTGTAAAGCGTATCCTCCAAGCAATAAGTTCCTTTCATTTCTTCATTCTAATCAATAGTAAACAACCTTTCAATAGGTCTCTTTGTAATATTCGGGTTAAGGGAATTGGTTACTTCCTTTTCCCAAACACATCTGAACTCTTGGGGCATCTGGTATTCGCTGATAAATACCTTATGACCTCTTCTAGCCATTTCCATGCACCATATATAGAAACTTTCGTAATCGAAGTTCTTTGACACATCGTACTTTTTCGTAGCTTTGTAAGGCAAATCGCAATACACTATACTCCTATCCGGTATCACAAGTTCATCATAACTGCCGCTATAAAACTCGACACCTTTGAGAAGAGGCACATCACGCATTGTATTTTCTATCTGCTCCCTTATGTAATCTCTTGCCTTTCCGTTCTTGCCGACAACATTATGTCCGCTATAGCCACCATCAAAGAAACGTCCATTAAAGCTCGCCATAAAGCCAATTAGTCCGACACCTGCTTCTGTGAAGAATTTATTCTTTCCGTGATAGCAGTCTCTTGCAAAGTTATACAACGTCTTACTAATATGGTTGAAGACAAACCCATCATTCTGAAGATACTTCCACATTTCGATAAGATACCTATTCTTATCGTTGGCAATCCTTCGATACGTGTCCGGAACGTTCTCAATAACGCTACAGCCACCACAGAAAGCATCTACAAACGTATCATGTTCTTTATCAAGCATAATCGGCAATATTTCATGCACGATTCTAGCCTTGCTACCCATATACTTCATTGCAATAGTTTCTTTATCATTTTAACCCCTCGCTTGCCAAATTTTCGCTCGACAACCGCATTGTAACTCACTCCATCAATGGAACACTCATCCGGATAGCACTCTTCAAGCCAATCTGTGAACTTCAGCAGATTGAAGACTAACTCTTTTCTCGCTAAAAGAAACCGCATATCTATGAATTTTCCAAAGCTTATTCCAAAGATTTTCTGAAACTCATTACCTATCGGCAAGAACTCACTTGGTTCTATTTTCATCAGCTTGCTTTCTTAGATGTCACACTATCCAGAGGATAGTCACTCTTCATAAAGTCACTAATTCCTATGTAAGTTCGCTGTAAATCTTTCTCATCGTCCTTCAGGTCTTCCGTTGCGTTGATAGCCGCCTCATTCAAAGTCTGTTCGTCAAAGACACCTTTTCTTACCTTATCGAAATAAGAAAGAATTTCTTTTGTCATCAAATGGTCAGCCAATCTCTTGAAATCCTTATCCATCACTAATGCCATGAAGTCATAAGAGTTTTCAAAGGCCAAGATAGGAGCAAAATCCTTGAACGCTTGCATTAAGTTTACATGCAAATCTTCATACAGCTTACGGATGATATTCTCATAAGTTCCCAAACAAAGGTTGGTCAGATTGTACAGAATGATTGCATTCGCATAAACTCCCGATTTTTCACCAATCCCTAAGTTCTGTAATCTTAAAGCAAGCTTATCTCGCAACTTATACAAGTCTCCACTAATCTTGTCATAGAACGTCATTGCGAATTCTTCATTAAAATCTGCATTAGGAACATAAGCGTCATAATACTTAACCACCTTTCGAAGGTTCTTCTTGCAGTCCACCCACTTCTTCTTAACTTCAAACCTAACGCATTTCTTCTTCAGAATACTTTTTTCGATTTTCTGCATAAAGCACTCTGCTAAGACCATTTCGACATATACATACTGCTGAAGATAAGCCCTAGTAACGACCATAACCTTATTCACTTCGGTTTCGGTCATTCCATTCGGAACACTGATAATTATCTTCTTGCCACCTACGTTCAACAAGACTCTTCTGAAACAATTAACACTAGGCATGATGCTTTCTGTTTGAATATTCTACTACCTTATTATAGCACTCCGTTCTCACCAAATCCTCGACCCGATTCAATGTGCAAGCCTCATGAGTATCATTCATATTGACTTGTGGACAGCAAATCTGATAAAAAAACTTTGTTCTGATGGTAAAACCAAAGAACTTGATTTGCTCCTTGAATACCCGACCGGACACCACCTTATCAAGTTTCTTCTTGCCATCGAAGAGATTCAAACTCTCTTCTCTACGATATACAATATCGGTCTTAACCGAAAAAATCTTTCCGAACATAACTATTCCTCCAAATTCCTAAGCGTTTCCAAACTCTCATCATTATCAACATCATAGCCGATACGATATTCGTTACCAATTCTTGCACCAATGTATACCTCTTCGGCATCCAAGATATAATGGAACATCTGTTCACGAACCTTTATCTGCTCATTATCCAAGCCTAGCACATCAAAGCACTCTTCCTGCAATGACTTATATGGTTTCGTTCCCATATATGAAACATAAGCCAGCTTTCCGTCCTGATGCAATGGCTTCCACTTCTTCCACCAATGGTTGCGGTATTCCAAGATACCCCTTTCTACTCCATCGGCACAAACATGTTTAACTATTCGTATTCTCATATTCAATCCTTTTATTTATATTCTACCAATTTTCCTCTTCTTTTAAAGCTTCAAACTTATCCTTCATAATAGAATTGGTCTCTGTCCAAAAAACTATGATAACCTTTTTTACATCAACCCCTTCTCCTTGTGCAATATCCTTTGAGGCCTTAACGAAATCAAAATATCCTTCATCTGATTCTAAAATTCCGGCGGAATACGCCATACGTCCATTCTTGATGAATCTTGCGGAAAAATAAAAGTATCTTTTCATCGCAGTAACTCCCTAATAAATTCGTTACGCATCGGCTCAACGATGCTTGCGTACAAACTCTGCTTATCTTCCGGAATATCATCCGGTGTAATAGAAAACATCAACAAATATGACATCGGAATCTCCAATACCTTGCATATTGCATCAATCTTACTCTTGCGTGGAAACGTTCTTCCGGTCTCCATAAACAACATGTTTGTCTCGCTACAACCGATAGCCTTACCAAGTTGTCGTTGGGTCAAGCCCTTGCTTACCCTCATTGTCTTAATCGCCTTTCCTAAATCCATTTAACCTCCTATTTTAAATTTTCAAATCTATTCTTAATTGCAATCATCGCATCCTTGACCCCATCCTTGTATCCAACAGAATACAAGGTACAATCCTCTTCGCTCGGTTTCTCGGACTTGGATTTCAGAAATTCTTCTATCTCACAGAAACCATGTTCCAAGAATCTGAGGAACATCGCATTCTTCGTGATAGCTGGTCGTAGGACATCTTTAACCCAATCCCAGCCATCACCATAACCTAACGTGAAATTTGAATTGCCACAATATTTCACTTTCGGCTCATCAAGCCATTGTTTTAAAATTTCTTTCTTTGTCATTATTCCCAGTTTTTGAGGTGTGTCTCACCATTTTAATTAATAACATTTGTTTCTTAATCACGATGCAAAGATACAAAGAATTATTATAATATGCAAATGTTTTAATGTGTTTCTTATCTATGTTAATATATTTTAATCTTACTATATAGAATCTACTATTTTTTTTTGCAGTTTTTTAGATTTCGCTCTCTTTCAAATACCCCTGTTGTCTATTACCTTTAACGTGTGCCTCACGCTTTGTAATTTTTGCATCTTGCAGCGATTTCTGTCAGTCGCTTCCCTTGTACTTTCGTAGTGCTACCTTTCTTGCATTTCAAGACATTTCCTGTACTTGTATTTTGTATTTCCAAGAAATGGACGCAACAAAAACAACTTCTAAAATTCTTATCCATTTGACATTTCTTTTTTAAGTTTCTTTCTTTGAGCCAAGAACATAACAATCTCCTCAAAATCATCGCAATTCAAGAGCATTTGTCCAACCTGCCATTCCGCTGCTTTCTGCTTGGCATCCTCCATGCCCTTTGCTAAGAATGTGATTTTCTTGTCTTGGCTTCGATTCTCTACAGTTACTTCAAGTGTACCGAATTCTAGTTCGGTAGTATTCATACTGAGACCTTCATCAAATATCCTCAACAAATGATTAAAAAGATTACTTCTTTCCATTTTTCAACCTTTCATTTTCTTGTTTCAACAAGTCCTCAAATTCCTTGCGCTTTGCTCGCATATTCTCGAACCATTTACTTGGTGTTCTTGGACACCCTATAAGCCAATGATCGAAGTTTGGAATAAGCAAATTGAACTCACTAGCTTCAATAGTATAATCGTACCACTTCAACAACTCTTCTTCGGGAGCTTCCTTGTCTATATCAGTTACAATAGTAGCCATATCGAAGGTAAAATCACCGCAATTGGCTATTCCTCCAACTTGGCCACCTATCCAAAATGTCTCCGTATTATCTAATCCGTAAAACTCATGCTTCTCACAGAATGCCTTCAAGTAAGCATTGCAAGCATTCTCGTAATCATTCTTTAATTTCTCTTTATCCATATCACATATCCTTAAAAAGTTTCTTAATCTCGCTCTTCTACACCTTTGGATGGGAGCACATCACAACTTGCGTACTTGGGTCATGTCTTACCTGCCATTCGCAAGTATTACACCCCAAATCACCAACTTTATTAATTGCATTGGTGTATCTGCCTTTCTCACCATAGGGGCAATCGGTAACAAAATCCTTTCGTCCCCAGATGTACTCATCTATCTTGTATGAGATAGCATTTGCTTTCTCCTTTTTCTCGTTAATATTTAAAAACATCATATCGTCAATATTTAAAATAAGCATAGCTGACCATCATCAGCGACCTTAACATTACTCTCAGAAAACCAAAGTTCCTTGAATATTCTCTCCATGCATGCTACGACTATAGAATTTCCAGCAGCCTTTTGAAGACTTGACTTCGACACTCCACTTTCAAGCATCTTGTCTATATATTCTTCGTCAACGTTCATTAAGCGGAAGAGTTCTCTCGGAGTCAAACGCCTAATGCGCAACCTTGTCTCTCCAAGCACAACCAAGGAGTCCTTGCTCGCAGATGTAATGGTATTGGCTATATTCTTTCCAAGCTCGACCTTTGGACTGTGTATTTCGCCTTTTATCCACTTCCCTTCAGAGCGAGTTCTTATAGCTGCACTCATAGGCTCTTTCCATTCATTTGATACAAATTTCTCTTTACATAGCAGAGCATCGCTCATAAAGTACTTTTCGTCCACATTTTCCTCCAAGACATCTACCAAATGTTTCTTCAGCTTTGTCTTTCTCGGAAAATGATAATCTATCTTATCACCATCATTTCGTATAGAGAGCATGAAGACACGCTTTCTGTTCTGAGGAACACCGCAGTCGGCTGCATTTACCACCTTAGCATAGTTAACATATCCGTAGGATTCCAACTCCTTGCGCCACTTGTTGAAGAACCCGATAAACTTTGTTTGAACCAAAGCCTCTACATTCTCCATCAAGAGGTATTTCGGTCTCTTGGTAATAATGGCGTTTCTTGTGAACCAAAGGATAGAGGAACGTGTATTGCTTCCCTCCTCTATTCCTTTCTGCTTTCCGGCTTGCGAAACAGACTGGCAAGGTGTTGAATATGTCAGCAAGTCAAAATCGGCTACCTTGCTCCAATCTATCTTGGTCATGTCACCAAAGTTCTTGCCGGATAGACTAGGAAAGCAAGCATTATGCAAAGCTATTGCACTTGGCTCTATCTCAGACCATCCGATGCACTCGTAATCGAAATCAGAATATTTCTTCTTCAACCGCTCTAAAGCCATCAGTTGAGAGTCATATCCGGCACAAAGTTCAAACGTCCGTATCTTCATTAAATATCATGGGTTTTACAAAAATCCTCTACAAAGCCATCACCCCAATCATCCTCATGCCATATCTTTGCAACTTCAAGCTGTCCCATTTCCTTTATAGCCAAAAGAACTTGCTTTATATCGTTTTCGTACTTAGGCAATGAATTCTCCATAATCGGGAATACATCCTTTATCTCTTCAAAAGACAACACAACGTCAAACGAACCACCTTCACTTGGCGTTACTTCAAACAACTCTTCAGAAAGATTCTTTGAGGATTTCAACCACTTCAAGAATTGCTTTCTACTACGATACTCACAATATAAATTGCTAAACTTTACGTATAGCTTATCAAAACTTAACTCTTTCATAATAAATCAAATTTATCTTTAATTATCTGTTTCAAACACCGTCTGCTTGCCTCGTCTCATAGCACGATACTTCTCAGGAGCCATTGGTAAGCCATTCTCTTTTAATGCTTTCTCATATGCACCAAAAGCCAAGCAATCCGCTTGCTCGTTCAAATCATCACCATTATGTCCCTTTACCCAAGTCAAAATAACAAGCTTATCCTTTGCACACTTACGATACAACTTGATTAAGTCTGTGTTCTTTATATCTGCGCCTATTTCCCAATCTGTATAGCGGAACATCTTTAATGCGTACTTGGAATCACTTCGAACCTCTATGACAGAACCTTTCGGGCAATAATTAACGGCTGATATTATCGCTAACATCTCCATTCTATTATTGGTAGTATGCAAGCAATGGTGTGTCTTGACCTTTTCAAGTTCACCTGTAGATGTATTCACAACAATATACGCAGAACCACCTGCCTTATGGGTGGAATAGTTATCGCAGCTGCCATCTGTATAGCAAATATAGTTTGGAAGAAGCCTTTTTCTTTCCACAACAGTTTCTTCTTTCTTAGGTTGAACCTTTCCATACTTTGCATTCTTGCCTGTTCGCAAAACGGAGTTGTAAGCACCTGCCAATGTTCGCCAATCATCACAATAGTTTCCATCTTTCTGTCTCCATCCGTTTTTCCATAACAAGTCCCACAAATCTTCGATAAAGCCCTTTTCTATCCAATTTTTCTTTATACAGAAACCCGAAAAGACTCGGGAAGATGGTATCTTCGCATACAAATCCTTTGCCATTTCGTCAATAGCATAATCTTTTTTGTTTGCGGTACACCAATTGGGAATAACAATTATCACCTCCCTCTTGCCAAGCTGACGTTTGAATCTAGATATATTGCCAAAGTAGCGATTAGACTCTTCCGCAAAGTCAGCATTCTTCACTAAATTCGCAAAAGTTTTGTTTGAAACACGAATCGTAAACAAGTCTATATCCTTACAAGTTTCCAATATTCTATTAACCAAGTCAAACATAGCCTCTATTTTGTCGGCTTGTTGCTCGTTGACCAGGAAGTTGTCACGAATGAATTTGTCACCATCATACAATCGACTACAAGCCAACACTCGATTTGCACCTTTCACACGATATGAACTCAGATAAACATCATAAGCTCTAACTTGATGTTCTGATTCCAAGTACTTTTCTTCTATCTTCTTCATAATCTCGTATATATAATAATAACACGTAATATATCAAGGAACACGTTAGCCTCTTAAAGACTCCTATACTTATTCCAACTAACTACTAATATGAAAATGTCCAAAATAGAACTTACCCACCATAGAAGTCATCAGGTAGATTTCCTATTGTGCCATTTTCCTTTATTTGCATTCGATGTCCCTTCAATTTATAACCATAGATTCTGTGCTTGATAGCAACAGAAGTCTCTCGGTCTCCAAAAGAGTAAGAGCAAGGTATGATTAAATAGTGCAGGTTACCTACATTAAACGTAAAGTTCCTACGACCAAACCTTTGCAATGTTCGTTCCATCTCTCCCTCGTTTCTATCATCTGCCATGTGCATTTCCGCATACGTGGACTTAATCTTACCTTCGCAGATAAGATTCTTCTTGATTCGGCATATAGAGCCATGACCCATATTCACAACCTTTGCAAACGAGTTAGTAGTTAGTTGATGCCAAGCACAATCATTGTTTCCAACGTTAAAACAGTCTTGACGAGCACCACTAATAACCGATGTGTACAAAATATTGTTGACTATAGAATATAACTCCTTTAGCTTATAGTCCTTATTAATAGGAATACGACAAACGTAAGCCCCTTGAAAGCGACCGCCCTTTTTATTGGGCTTCTTTTCTTTATCACGGAACGTATTCACGATAAATCGCCCGTTACCAAGTTCTGTAAAGAGTCCATCCTCCTTGACATCCTTTAGCAATTTTCTTGCCTTTGGATAGCCTACACCGAGTTTTTTCTTTACATCCTTGATGGTTAAGTTAAATATTACAGAATTTCTGCGTTGCATCTTACACCAAATGGCAAAGCAAAGAGTCTCCTTGTGCGCTTTCACTTCTTGCGATGACGCACCATAGGTATACTTCTTTACCAAGTCCATACGTATGTGTAAATAATGCTTTCCCATAAATTCCTTATTTGTTTAACTTATCTGTGTTTCGCCTACTCCAACAATTATTGCCCATTGCTAACCTAGAGCTATCTAAGGATGTTTCGACTCAAAACAAGGATTCTAAAAAGAAATCCTTACCCTTCATTCGTCTGACACCGAAATCTAGGTAAGGATTATCGTGGTATGGCTTTCGCCACGGAAAATCTTATTGATTCTTGTAAGCGTGTCAGCACCAACAAAGCACGCTGCAAAGATACTAATTCATTTTCAGACTGCAAGGTCTTTAGTGTGCTATTTTTACTCCGATTGCGCATTTTTAACACAAAATACAATTTTAATTACATATACAAAACTATAAATACATTAAACCGCTTGCAATTTTAACATTTAACACTCTAAGGCATTTTCAAGACAAAAAAAGAGAGCAACCACCATCACTGGCAGCTGCTCCATAAGTTGTTACCTTAAACCAATCTAAAACCTTAATAACTAAAAACCAACCTAATAAAATAACTTTTTCTTATATTTTACCGTGAGAAAGAAAATCATTGTAACCAGCATTAAGGAAACGACCCAAAAGGAAATCATACCGAATTTCCAATAGAACAAATCCCATCCCTCCAAGTCTTTCTCAATATATTCCTTTTTGGTCTGGGCGATACTCAATTCTCTGTTTAGGCTATCCCTCTGAGCCTTATATATACTCGCTCGCTCTGCTATCTCCATATAATGAATAAGGCTATCACGAACCTTGGATAGTTCCTTGCTGTCCCTGTATCTAATCTCTATATGAGTAGAATCCTTACCTAGCACCTTACCACTCTCATCTACCCTTGTCTTGACATCATCCTTGATGTATGTGGAATCCTTAACCTGTTTTTCGGTCTGCTCCCAATGATAAGATAGCAAGCTGTCCCGAATAAGCTTGACCCTTTCGTTGATAATTGAGTCCCAATGGGCGTAAGTAGTAGTGTCTCGCACCACCTTTTCCACTTCTACATATCTTGTTGTCCGGCATCCGTACATCATCAGCATGATGAAGAAACCTACCAATATGGTAACGAGCCAACGCCACCAATCAAATCTAAGCTCCATATCAACCTCCTTTTTGAGTGCAAAGGTACAAATAAAACCAAAAGGAACGATTTCTTCGCCCACTCTTTCTTTTTCAAAATTTCAAAAGTGAAGAAAAAACCACCACCCAATTAAGAATGATGGTCTTACTAATGCCTTAGTTGAGCCTGTGTCTCGTAAGATTACCAAGTGATTATCTTTCCGGTATTACATACGAGCTTTCCGTATTGTATATTTCCAACCCTGCGAAGCCATCCATGCAGGTTCACACTTTGCTTTGGGTCATTGTTCACAATCGCATTGAGAAAGGCAATTCGTGACACCTTCAGCTTATCGAACAACGCCCATTGACCTTGTTTGTATGAATTGATAGCAGCTAAGGTCATATTACCCATGATGCCATCAGCTTTTGTTCCTACGATAGTTTGAATCTTTTGTACGGCTCTGCTTACTCCACTATTATAAGCAAAGTCAACCAAGAGATTAGCCACTGACTGGTTGTTGATTTGGTCAGCCTTGCAAGCATCCCAATAATATTTCTTGAATATGTGATGCCATTGTTCATCGGTTATCTTCTTCAAGTCCGATGCAGTCTTACTAGCACCATAAACTTTACGGAACGTCTCTAGAGTCACGCCTTTCATTGTTGCGCCTCCCCTATCACTCTTTTTGTTAGAATATCCACCCTCGAATGAGAGGATGAATGGTTGTAAAATACTTGAGTCTGCCATAGTCTATTTGTCGTTTATGTTTTGATGTTCGCCACGTTCCCCTATCGTCTTGGTAATGCCAGCCGTGACGAACAAACTAGCCACACTACCAACAAATGCACTTAACCCCATCAAATCGGTCTTGATAGTCCCATAAGTTACCACTTCCCACACTAAGATAAAGCAGACAACCAGGAGCATCAAGAGACCTATCAGAGTAACGGACACTAAGAAGAATGCCTTGCTTGAATGTCCGCTATTAACTTGTATGAGTAATTTCAGATACTTAACCATATTTTAATCCTCCCTGTCACGATATATCTCATTTTCTTCCTTTTCAACCAACGTTTCTAAGGATTCTCGCTTTCTTGGTGGGGTTCTAAGTTGGCATCCATCCTTGATGCATCTGTTCCATTGTGCCTCATGCAAGGCAAGCTTCAAATCGTTCTTCTCATCCCTTAGATTGCGTATGGTAATACGATACTGATTGATTTCCTCATACAATTCATCTACTTTACTATTAAGATTAACGACCGACTCGTTGGAACGTTCATAGAGAGCCTTCCACTCATCGGCATATGATGAAATAGTCTTATTCTCTTCCTGTGATGCGAGTGCCGCCTCCTTTCGTTTTCTACTATTATAGTACAGCAACGTGGAGATAACTCCCGATGCGCAAAGAAGATTAATTCCCGTCTGTATTAATTGAATAGTTTCCGCTGTCATTTCCTTATGTTTTTTGTTGCAAAGATAGCTATTTATATATAATAATGTGAAAATAGCCGAGTCAGAAAACTACACAATTAATTTTTGTGCAAATAATTAAATATTTCCTTAAACAAAGTTATAACACATTAAATTATTTGCTCTATCAATAAAATCTCATTACCTTTGCAAATACAGGTGAGTCACACCATAAAAAACTGAATAAAAATGAAGATAATAGAACAAGATACAATAGACATCATTAAGGCGCACATAAATGAACGACCAAGATACAAGTTGGCACAAAGAATGGGTGTCAGCGTGAAATTCTTGTATAAGATTCTACATGATTGCAATTGTAAAATCGAACATAAAAGACCTGTTCCGAAACCCAACAAGAAGCGTGATGAACAAATTGCAAAGCTTTACACCAACCATTCAGTCAAAGAGATTGCCGAGATTATAGGGTGTCATCCGTCTACAGTAGGAAAGGCGGCAAAAAGACTAAAGCTTACTCATTCGAATGAAACTATCGAAAGACTTAAAAAGAATAGTTTGGCAAATTTAAAGAAAGCGTATGAGAAAACAACAATAAGTAAAAGGGTAAAAAGCTGGCAAAGAACCATGCAGATGGAGAAATTCAGAGTTATATCCTGCATTCCGCAACAGACAAGATTCAAATTTGCGGATATGCCTATAAAAGCATATCATGCCAAGTACAATCTCATAACAAAGCATGGATATTTCGCTTTCGAAGGTGAGCCATACACCATAGGTTATGACCGGAATACTCATAGGATGAATGAAGAATACTATAAGAACAAATATGGATTTTCTTTTGAGGAGGATGAAGAATGCCAAGAAGATTAACAAAAGAACAGATAGACTATATTAAAGTCCACATCAATGACTACCCACGAAAGGAAGTAGCCAAGGCTGCTGGTGTTACACTACACACCTTATATAAATATATCACTATTTTAGGTGGCACAAAAATAGACAACAAGTTGAGTAAAGAAACCATCAGCCAAATTTCCGTCATGTACCAAACGATGACAGCAAGGGAAATTTCCGAAGTGTTGAATATTCCTCAATCTACAATATTAGGACAAGTCAGTAAGCTTGGTTTAAAACACAATGTAGAAACGATAAATAGAATTCGAAAAGAGCGAAACAAGTCTCTAAGAAACTATTGGAATAAAGAAAGATATGCAAGTAAAGGAAGAAAACTTCACATGCAATACAAAATGGATGAACTTAGAGTTATGTCGGGCAAGCCGCAAGAGACAAAGTTGAGGATAAGAAAGCTCTCCTCAAAGGCTTTGAATGCAAAGATGTATTTGCGAAAGTCTTATAACTATTTCTACTCTAAGGGTGAGCCGTTCATTCTCTGCTATGACTCCGAGACAAAAAGACACCCTAAAGAGGAATACTATACTGACAAGTTTGGTTTCAAGTTCGTGTGTGCTTAATTTCTGTTTGCTGTTCCGTTTGCATTTTTCGTTTTCTGCAAACGGAATTTGCAAACAAGCCTTTGATTTCCATGCATCCGGAAGTATGATATTACCTCCTATCACCTTAACTACTTGATTATTAGTGATTAAAAGAAAGTTTGATAGAGTTATTTAATCTTATCCTTATTATTCGTAACTTTGCATCCGTAACGTTACATAGAGTTAGTTTAATTAAGGTTTAACACAAAAAGATTATTCTTATGGAGACATCAAAAACTTATGTTTTTAATCCAGAGGGTTCAGGTAACAATGGAGGAATGATGAGCTTGATAGCTCCTTTGCTCCAACAGAGAGGCGTTGATCCAAACGTTCTTCTTGCGATGAAGGGTAATAACGGATTCGGCAATGGTGATGGTTCTTGGTTCATTTGGCTGCTCTTTATCCTTTGCTTCTGTGGTTGGGGCGGTAATGGTTTCGGCTTTGGTGGTCGTGGCAATGGCGCAGGTCTTGCCAATGAAATCAACAATGACTATGGTCGTTCCTTGCTTATGGATGCTATCGGTGGCAATCGTAATGCACTCAGTAATCTCGCTACTCAGCTCAATTGTACTGAAGGACAGATTCAACAAGCAATCTCTGCCTTGACAACCCAAGTTCAGAACGTGGGCAACCAAGTAGGCATGAGCGGAATGCAAACTATCAACGCTCTTCAACAAGGTAATATGCAGATTGCATCACAACTCGCTGATTGCTGCTGCCGTGTAAATAATAATATTACGGCTATGGACGGAAACGTCAAGTTGGCTATGTGTCAGCAGACTGGCACTTTGCAGAATGCCATCAACAATGTAGCCGTAGGACAGGAGCGTGGCTTCTCTAACGTGGCTTACGAGACCCAGCGCCAGACTTGTGACTTGCACAACGCTATCAAGGAGAGCACTCAGACCATCGTTGACGGTCAGAAGCAGGCTGAGATGCGTGAGATGCAGAACAAGATTGATTCTCTTCGTGAGGAGAACAGTACCTTCAAGTCTTCCGCTATGACATCACAGATTGTGGGTCAGGCTGTAGCACCTATCAATGCGGTATTGGCTGGCTTGCAGAGTGAGGTGGCTGGTATCAAGTGTAAGTTGCCAGAGACGGTAACTACTCCTTACAGCCCATTTACTGCGGTTCCTAATTGTGTCGCTTATCAGGCTGGTCTGTATGGTTTGAATGCTGCCAACAACGGATTCTGGGGTTAAAGAAAGGAGGCTGCTATGTTATGGATGAGACCTTTTGCATGGGTTAATCGTAACGGCTCGGCAGCTATCGCATCTACAGGCGTGGTGGTGAACACCGAAAATGTCGTTTTCTCGTTCAGAAACCACGCCTTCGTGAATGCTAACTATAGGGGAACTATCTTTGTGAACCTACATCAAGCTATTCCGACTGGTACGACAAATACGCTGCCAATCCTTTTCGAGACCAATGGCGTAACCCAAGCTGTAACTAAGTTCAACGGCAATCCTTTGACGGTAGCCGACATTGCAGGAACTGGAGTTTATCAGTTTTGGTTCGAGCGAGATACTAACACCCTTCAGCTAATGACGGGTATTGTTTAACAATTAACATTACAAAGCTATGTTTCAAGGACTTCGACCTAACAGCATATTCTATGTGCTTGACAAGGGTGAAAACCCAAGTCTTAAAATCGGACAGGTTGTATCGGTCAGTAACCCACAACCTAAGTTCCCAACATATACTCCTGGGCAATTCAACCCACAACCAATGGAGACTACCGTTGATGTTGTCGTAAAATTGCCTAATGAACAAATGGAGTTCAAACAACTCCCATCCAATATGCAAATTGCAAATTCGGAAAACCTCGTGGTTTCAGAAAGCCGTGAAGCTATGGATGCGGAAGTTGAGGCTATGTATCGGCATTCTAAGGAGATTGTGGAAAGCGAGCCATACCACAAAAAGGTTATGGAAGAGTGCGCAAAGATGCGTGCCGTATTGAATCCACAAATAGCCAAAGACAGACAACAGGAAGAAGACATCAATAACCTCAAAAGCGAGGTTAGCGGAATGAAGGGAACTTTGACCGATATTAAGTCTATGTTGTCAGTGGCTTTGGAAAAAGTTAATACAAAAAAGTAAATCATTATGGGATACATGATAGAAATTACCGAAAACAAGGTAAATGAAATGTCAGAACTTGTAGAGAAGATGCTTAAGTATGGTGGTAAACTCATGCACTGCATTGATGAAATGGGGGATGACAAGTATGGACGAATGGGTCACAGAAATCCAATGCCGGATTACCGAGACAATTGGGATGACGATGATGACCGCTATGGTGAAAGACATGGTGGTCGCAGAGGTGGCGGTTATCGCTATTAGTATTACACTTTGAGGTGGGGAGAAATCTCCACCTCCTTTAAAAGCTTTTATTATGGGAAGATACAAAATACCACTTGACGCATACGATATGAAGCCGGAAGGGATGATTGCATACCTTCGCTACAATGGCTGGCACTTCAATAAAAAGATGTGCGATTGGGCTATTACCTTAATGCGCAAGACAAACGCAACAACTGGTAAGCTCGAAAAAGTTGAACCGACAGAAAAAGATACAGTCGAGGAACTTCTTAAAGTCAACAACGTAAAGTTGGAGAATGCCGACAATTACGATTTCGTTTATGTCGCAAACATGGCTAGAGCCGATTTCTTTAAGTCTTCTTTAAAAGACGAAGCTGCTTTGGCTCAATTCATTAAGGATATGGTGGATGACCCAGACCAAGCGGACGGATTTATTTTCAATAGATTTTATGCCGATTGCAACCATAATGGTATCGGCATTCCATGGGATGATGTATTATGATTAAACAAGAAATTTACTTGGAGAAATACGATTGGAATGTGATTGTATGTCATGTAGCTAATCAAGAAGATGTTGACGAAGCTATGGACTTACTAAGTTCCATTGATTGTAAGGGGCAACCATTATTGGATGCATACGACCACATTTCAACCGATTCTTCAAACAAAGGATTGACATACACAAATGTTTCAAAGAAAACAAGTATTGTGCTCATTTGCAAGTCTACTTCTGAAGGTGAGTATATAAATAGTCTCACACATGAAATGTTTCATGTAGTAGCACATATATGCAACCATCTGGGAATAGATATGCAAGGCGAAGAACCATGCTATCTTATGGGATGGCTCTGTCAGTCGATATTATAGAAGATTTCCTTATAAGTTTAACTTGGCGGGCAGACCTTGGATTTTTCCATCTGCCCTCCTATAAAATTACAAGAATATGAGTTGTTCGAAAATCAAAAATTACCTTTATGAACGTTTTAATGAGGATTTTAACGTTCTATCTGAGAATGAAAATCGAGTTATCATTACATTTGATGATAATGACTTGTCGGTACTCGTAAACAAGATGGAGAATAAATTATTCATTCTCGTTCCGCTAACTAATATGCATTCGTTTGAACATCATCCGGATTGGATCTTGGTAGATGGCGAACGCATCAATAGCAACCTATTTTGGAAGGAATGCGGCAACCAAATGATAGAATATCAAGGTGATGCCCCTATAGCTATCAAGCAAGACACCATAGAGAGAATTGTTAATGATTTCATTAAAAACAGATAACGTTTTAAAATTTGCATTAATTTATTTGCAAAGCCATCTTTTTTGTCGTATCTTTGCACTATAATAAAAATGGTGAGACACACCGAAACAACTGTGTTTTACAAACTTAATTTTCGTAGATAAAGATATTAATATATCAATATAGAAAAAGCAAAATTATGACAGAAAAAGGATATTTAATCAAGAAAAAAGTATTATTCATTGATTTAGACGACACGATTATTACAACTATATCAGAAAACACCTTTCCTACAGATGTAACAGATTTCAAAATCCGTAAAGAGGTTTTGGATAAGATTGTAGATGCATTCCCTACTCTTTACTATGTGGAAATAGTCTCAAACCAAGGAGGCATCCCTCAATTTGTTGACGAACAGGATTTCATCGGAAAGATAAAGGCTATTGAAAGCTTTATGCAAAAATATCTTCGCAATCATACCGGACGAAATATCTTCGTCAACTCTATGTATTGCCCATCGCATGCAGAGATAGGAATGAGAAAGCCAAATACAGGAATGCTTGAGTCGTATTCTTCTTGGAAGAAAAGTGAGCTGATAATGATAGGTGATGCTAGCGGAAAAGAAGGTGACTTCTCGGACTCCGACAAAAAATGCGCAGAGAAATTCGGAATTGAGTACATTGATGTAGAAGACTTCTTGAAAATATGAAAACAATAAAAAAGAGAGGCAATCACTTACCTCTCTTTAACGTCTAATCAAAACTTAGCCCAATCTTCTATATCAATGTCCTTATCCCAGAAATCTTCTATTCTTGCATAAAGGGCATCAATATTAGCACAATGCAAGGAACTGAGTTTCTTCTTGAATACTTCCATATCCACATCATACTTCTTATCAAGTGAATCATAAATCACTGAATCTTCACAATGAGCGATAAGCATTTTAACGTTATATCTTATCGAATCATTGATGATTGTTCCGTTGAATGAATCCGCAAGGAACATCCATTCGTTTGGCGAGAATATACCACGAAGCTCTGTCGTAGATATTAATCTTATACTTATAAGTAATGTATAGGTATGCAATGAATGTGCTGTTGATGATTACCATTATCGCTACTATAATCAAAGTACAAAACATATAATCCATACTCATATATGCTCGCTTATCCGTGATGCGATAGGGCTTATACGTTATGATTTTCTCTTGCTTTTTATATAGTGTAGTATATCCCACTTCTTCCAATATCGGGTGTGCCCTCGCTTCTTGCACTCACCGTTCGGAATGTCGCCCCTAGCAACCATACGATTGAGTGTAGCATCAGAAACGTGCAGTTTCTCCTTGACTTCCTCGGTAGATAGCATCGGGTTGAGAGCATACGGCAGATAGTTCTCACAAAGGTCTTCTATCTCATCGCTACTCATTCCGCAAGCAGTTACCTTCTCCCCTCTCTTCTCTTGCTCGTCTGCTCGAAAACAAGAATCCGATAACGATTTTAACAACACTCCCAAGGTGTGATAACCAAATAACTTTCCCATATCATTATAATCTAGAGATTAAACTTTGACAGCCCTTGCCTGAGAAATACTTATCGGCAAAACCATATATATAAAATATAATGGTCATTACAAGTATTACAACATTAGCTTCCACCATTTCGTTGGTGGTAAAAACATTCCAGTATACGATATGAATAGCATTTATCCCAAATAGGTAGATGATCATCGGAATACGCCATCTGTAGCAGAGCCAAAAGAATCTGCTCGCAATTATAAGCACAAGCGGATGGATGTAAACGGAAAAATAGATAAATGCTGCCGATACCCAATTCTCCTTAAACCATACGCACATTTCTTTTTCATGAGACGCAAATGTTACCATGCATGCAATATGAAAAAGCATGATAAACAGAGGCATCACTTCACAATAATACTTAAACCAAGTGAGTAGCTTTATGCTGTAGCCTCTACCTGCAAGGATAATGACGTTTATCATTTCGCTAACGTCCATGTCCTTAAACATTACTCTTGACAACTGTACAACACCGACTGATTGAACTAACCGATGGACTTCATCTTCTTCTTCTTTAGTCATAAGCTATTATATTTTAGTTGATTTAAAAGATTGATACCGCAAAGATACGCATTTTTAAAAGTAAGAAGTCGGCTTTAGGTTAATTTTTGTGTTAAACTTCATAAAAAGTAACAATCTGAAAGTAGATGGCTACAAAAATAGCGTTAGAACGGCTTCCTTACCAAATTCTAACGCTATTTCTATCTACTTATCAGTGTTTATCCTATCACAACATCAAGGGTCTCCATATCAGCGAACTTCAAGCCGCAATCTTTCGCTGCTTTGAACAACTCCTTCTCGTCAACTGCCTCGATGGCTACCTCTATCTCCTTGTCGGCAAGTTCCTTGAAATACTTCTCGGTCTTCTGCTTCTGATTGAAGAAGTACTCATTGACCTCAGCGAACTTGGCTGAATCGTCCTTGGTGTATTCGTAGCCCTCATTGGCGTGCTTCTGCTCCAACTGCTGGCACTCCTGAAGCTTGCACTGCATCTCCTCGAACTTATCGTCCTTCAAGCTCTGCTGCGCTTCCTCCACATCCTTGTCGTAGGTATCGGCTACTTGGCGCAGTGCCTTCATATTCTTCCAAACTCGCATAGCGGCATCATCGCTCATAGATGATGTCTTCAATGCCTTCAATGTTCTGTAGGCTGCAACAGCCTCGATTGTCTTAATCTTTTTCATAATTGTTTCTTTTTTTTATGTTATACAATATTCTTCGTCAGATTACCATTCTTGATATTATTATAATTAAGATTGATATATTGGTAAGCTATGTATTCCACTAACTTCTCCAACAAATTTAAAATCAAATTCTTCATAATAACTATCATGTTCTCTTCTATCAGAATGTAAATTTAAAACTATATTCCAATTATTAATTTTATATTGAGGATAGTCTTCTATCTTATTTATAATAGGTATCTGTGTTGTAGTAAACCCACCATATTCTTTTTCTGCATCTTCTTTTGTAGCATAAGCAGTTAATATTACATTTTCTGTACTTACTTTTAAATAACGTTTTGGATCATAAGTATTTATATTAGTTGCTACAGGTACTGACAAATTATCTAGTTCAGTTTGACCAAATGAACCTATATTAGCTCGTAAACTTACTAATGAAGTAGTACCAAAATCTAACGTAAAACTAAATTCTATATATTTATCTGCTGATAAAATATATCCATTATTATCATCTATATAATAATGTCCTCCATAATATGTATTAACAGTAAAATTAGTAACTTTTACTTCTACTGTAGTATAGTATGTAGGTTTTTCTTTAGTACTTATAACAACTTTATTAAATAGAAAACCAGAAATATCTATAGTTTGTCCAGTAACATCATTATTTATATAGCAAGGTGTTACAGATGTATAAAAATAATCATCATCAACTCCACCAACAGGACATAATAGTCCTGCTATATAAATTTCATCATTAACTTCACTTTTAAAACCTAAACTACTACTACCATTATTACTACTAATGGATTGATTTTTAAAATTAACAATAAACTCACTATCAGGTATTTCATCATTATAACTAACAGAAGCATTATTTATAGGAACAGTACCTGAAAGATATTTCATACGTTTTTTGGTTTTATTATATATACATACAGCAGGATACCATTCTTCATTAAAAGCAGATAATAAAGCTAGTATATCTTCAAAAGATATAGTATTCTTTGAATTTATAGGTTCATATCCAAAATAAAATCTTAAATAATAAGTTTGGTCTAAATATATAGTATCTCGTATACCAGTAGAAAAACGTATAGGGTCTTGATAACTATAATCTTCAGTATTATAACCAATAAAATCACTAAGTCTATATGGAGATTGATTGGTTCCAAAAGGCATATTATAATTCCATACACCTTTAATACTTAATTCTTCAAACGAACTTACTATATTAATAGTGTATACTTGGTCATTTAAACTACTATTACCTAACCACCAACCTCTACTTGAAGAACTCCAACTTTGTTTATCTGAATTTAAAGTATCTGTAACAAAAGGTTTATTATAAAGATTGACAGGTTTATATTTAGAATAAGGATTTAAATTCACACTCTTACAAAGAGTAGCAAGGTCATTGCTACTCTCTCCAAGAGCTCGTTTAACATCATCAATGCTAACAGGAGCACTAATAATTCCAGTTTCACTATTGTAAGACATAATCTTTATTTTTTTAATATTCAACTTCAGTTTCTAATTCTGTTACAACTTCTTTAGTAACAACTCGCTCTACTGTTACATTGAACACTTTCGCAAGCTATAATATTAATCGTTTCATACGCTAATCTTTAGAACTTAAAACACTAGGCAAGGCAGCTCTATAAGAGCCACCCTGCGTTAGTACTCACGATACCTACTCTGCTGCCTCGCTTGCCATATTAGCGGCGATAGCGGAATTAACCTCCTTAATCAATGCTGATACCTCACTGAGCTTGCTCTGCGGAACACCGCTGATGTTGTAGGTCAGCTCGCTGCCGTTGTAGCTTGCGTTCGCATTGCCGAGATAATTACCATTTGGGTCACCATAGATACTCATATTGATGCTCTCGATGTTGCCACCCGTCTTGTCAACATTGTAGGTGATTTCTACTCGATAGCCGCCCTTGGTATAAGTGGCGGTTGTCTGTTCACTCTTCTTGTTAATCTTTAAATTCTCCATTTTCTAATCTAATTTAATGAATTAATATTCTTGTTATCTAATCTCTTCTTGTTGCAGTCTTCCTTATCTCCACTCAATCGCTGAACCTCTGATTCGAGGAAGATCACCCGAGCCTTCAACCTGCTGACCTCATCGCCCACCTGCTCGATAGCACCGAATGCCGTTGCAATCAGCTTTGGAGACCAGTAGTTAATCTTGTAGTAGCCCTTCTCATCAGTCTCCACGATGTCCTTTAACTGAGGGTTGCACAAGACGTGTTGGGCAATCCAACCGATAGACCTTGTGTTGTCCTTCTTCCAAGCGAAGCTGAACGTGCCACCCATTGCCTTGATGATACCCAAGTAGTCCAGCTTCCGCAAATCCTGCTTCAAGCGGATGTCAGAAGATTGATAAGCTGTAACTCCACCTTTAGCAAGAATGCTATTAGGGAAGTAAGTATTCATATAAGCATCATAATCATATATATGACCAGTAGTACTAATTGTATATCTGTCACCATTATAGATATATTTAGTTAAAGCTAAAGCTCTAATTTTAGCAACAATACCATTACGTAAAGCAGTATGAGTATTGAGATGACTAAATACTAATCTTACATAACGATAACTATCATTACCAACATTTACATTATTAGGACCAACACAAATATCACATTTGTGTGACCATCCTTTCATTATTTTAGAAACATATTCTTTATAACCACCAGTACTACTTCCAAAATATACTTGGCATTTTATATCAACTCCATTATTTACATCAACACTTATCCAACTAAGTTCTTGATATATTTCATCAGGAATCTTAACAGTAACCCTAAGTTGATTTTTCTTTATTTGAGCAAGTTTATCAGCCTCAGTATCACCAAGTAAATTATTAGACCCTAAATAATAATTAAATCCTCTAGCATTATCGTTTATAAGATTAAATCTATTTTCTGGATTACCAAAATATGTATTCCAAGTAGCACCATTATCCATTGAATATTCTACTTGTATATTATCTTGAGGAATACCATTAAACATATTAGTAACATTAGCTCCAATACTACCATCCCAATTATTTACATTAGTACCAAAAGCATTTACATCAGTCGTGGTAGGCATTATACCTTTAGCTGTTAATAAATTATTAATATGAGTAGAACCATTAATAGTAGCAGTATTAATAATAGTTATATCTTTAAAAAGAGCATAACCACCTTGCATTATTTTCCAATTATTACTATCTACTTGACTACACATGTCTTGAACTTTCACAAAACCAGAATTATTACCATTACCTAAATATAAATCACCACCACTACCTCCAATTCTAGCAGCAGCATCAGGAGTTATGGTTGTAATACCTGGAAATTTAAGTGTACCATTACTTCTTTTATTAGAATAATAATTAAATACAGTTCCATCGGCTATACCTAAATATATAGCATTAGCAACAGTATCATATTTGAGACCAGCCCAATCACTATATTCCCATTCGGTTGCTCCAAAACGAATAGCAGCACCAGTATTAAATACTACTTGGTCTTTTATAGCTGATATACGAGCATTAGCATTTACATTATTATTTAATATTATAGCTCCGTTTTCAGAATCACTATTGTTTATATATATAGTTCCATTAACATTACCAGTTCCATCAAAACTTTGACCCCATATCGTTCTAGGAGTTCTGAGTTTAGTTGCAGAAGCTACATTATCATGTAAATAAGCAAGATAACCAACCTGAGTTGCAGTAGTAGTATTTATACCATGCATTATTCTAATTCTTCCACTAGTTCCTATATCAAATCTAGTTCTCCAAGTAGAATAACCTTGTATATTAATTATATCACCATAGCTTTCATGAAAATTATTATGTCCCTCATTAGTATGAGCCCAACCATAAACTCCAACTCCATCCTTAGTTACAGATGCATCTCCATACTCACCTCTATATCTAAGAAATGAACTTTCATGATAACCATCTACAGTGTCTGCATTTCCTGCACTACTAGCATAACCATTATGCAAAGCATTATATAAACTATTTGCACCTTTTTGACTAAGACTAGTACCAGTAGAAGTTCCACTATAACTATCAGTAATTCCTCTCCAAGTATTTTGCCAAGTAGTAGAAACACCATTGATAGTAATAGTTTGACCACTTACAGAACCAGTAACAAAGTTCTTGTCATTAGTAAGTTGACTAAGTTTAGTAAGATTACCTTTATGATAAACTTCATATTCAGCATCATATTTACTAGTAGTTCTAACTACATTATTGCTAAAATATAATACTCCATTTACTGCACGAATACCATCATAGTTACCGTTACTTCTAAAAAATAGAATAGCTTCAGTAGGGGTCTCAGATACATCATTAGTATAAATGCTATTAACTCCAATAATATCGGAATTTCTCATATTTATACCCCATTGACCAGAACTATAATATCTATCATTAGCCATAGTAAGAACACTAACATCTTGATGACTAGTAAGATAACCTTGACTTTTAACCCAAGATTGCGTAGCATACCCATTAAGAGATTGATGACTAGTAAGATACGTTCCTAAATCTACAGCAGTTCCACCAGTAGCTGCAATAGTTTTAGTAACACCGTTAATCTTAACACTATGTGTATGACTAGTTGCCGACTTACCACTAAGAAGTGTATCTACACTACTTTTGGTATAATAGTTGGCGAGACTCTGATGACTAGTTAAGAAAGTTGCACCTTTAGTAAAAGTAATACTCTTTCCACTTTTAGATACAGACGTGATAGCATTTCCACTTCCACTTACAGATATTGCATTAACGTAACCATCAAGTGACTGATGACTAGTTAAGAACGTACTACCTTTAACTACGCTGATAGTAGTACCATCCTTGGTGACAGACGTAACCGCATTACCGCTACCGCTGACAGAAATAGCAGTAGCACTACCACCTTCCAAGCTAGAGATACGAGAATCAAGAGCCTTGATGGAGTAGGCAGAGGCAATCTCACTCAGCGATTCTGATGTAAGCTTCAAGGCATTTGAATAACTCTTCACACTGCCGTTCAAGCCGCCACCACTGGATGATGATGTACCAACACCATAGGCAGAAACACCACCACTAGTATAGAGGTTTGCCACCTCGTTAGTCGTAGTGTTCGTAATCTTCAACGCCTTATTGGTTGCATCATACTCCATCTTTATGTTGCCGATGGAGATGTACTTTCCGTCAGGCACGATGATACTTCCGTTAATATCGGCAGTACCGTTAAACGAGTTACCCCAAAGCTTGCGAGTATTCGTGAGCTGGAGAGCCTTTTTCGCTGAACCGCTTGTAAAGTAGCCCTGCAAGGTGGTGATACTCGTCTTGTTGGTGGATATGCCCGAAGCGTTCACCCCTTCTGCCTTTTTCGCTCTTGTTACCTCGTCAGATATAGACTTATTGATTCCATCAACGATACCACTTAAAGTGTCTGTCTGCGCAATATTGGCGAGGAAGCTCACCACCTCGTTCCACTTATTGATAATTCCGTCCGCAGTCTCCTCGTCAGTAGTCATAAGGGCATACCAGTCATAGGCACTATCCCAACGAGTTACCTTCGTTGATGTAATGCCGTCCAGTACAGACTTATTGCTATGAGTATGCTTTGCCGATACCGCACCATCCCAAGCCGTCTGCTTTGCCGTTGTCGGTATAGAATAACCCGAAGCAAGACTAATAGCAAACGTACCGCTTGTTGTGATGACCTTTGTTGCGCACGTCAAACCAGTAGGAAGGGTAAGAGCTACAGATGTAACAGTACCCTTATTGGTAGTATAGCCCTTTGCATCAATCTCCGCTTTGGTATAATAGCTTGCGAGAGACTGATGAGCAGTCAGATACCCTTTATCATTGGTAAGCTGGCTTACCTTCGTGATGCGGTCAGTGATTTCTGTCCACTTATGGGTATGCGCACTAGGTGTGAATGTTGATGGCTTACCCGTGATGTTATTCCAAGAAAGGCTCAGACCGCCAAGCTCTGATGCTATATTGTCAATTCGGCTGCTGAGAGCCTTTATAGCATAGGCATTCGGAATACTAGTCAAGTCTGCATCCGTATAGCTTCCTTCTAAGATTCTCGCATAGCTGATTACGCTTGCAATCAAGCCGCCACCACCCGTGGTAGATGCTCCTGCTCCGTATGCCGTGATACCACCTGTGGTATAGAGATTGCCATCAATTTTGATAGCCTTGTTTTTGGAATCATACGTGAGTTTAATGCCATGGAAGGAGATTGCGCCTTCGAATGTAGCATCGCCCGATACGCCAAGTTTAGAGAATGGAGCGTTTGGCTTCAAAGACACAAGGTCAGCAACGCTCGTTCCTGCACTTCCTTCCTTCCAAGTCGGCTCGAAGAAGGTGAGGTATGCGCCAAGATTCTTTTCGCTGATGATAAACGATGTAGGGTCTGCGTGAACCTTTCCGCTCACATCCCACCAGATAGCACCATTGGCAAGATAACCCGAGCCATCGAAGCGGATGAGGGAGGTTGCAGGGGTAAGATTTCCGCTATTATAGTCCTTATCCACCATCTGACCGCCCCACCATGTTGCGATACTCTTCTTTCCTCTATTCGTGTCTATTGCTCCGTTGATACCGCTCTGAACGTTTCCGTCTCCGTCTCTCAGCGCAAGGAGCGTTGTCATTACAAGACCACCGTCAATATCTGTAGTCTGACCGAGCGCATCCTTGAGATACTTGTAACCTGCGAGGTCTGTGATATTCTGCTTCAAGTCACCATATATCTTGCTAGTGATATAGGCGTTTGCCAAGCCAAGTTTGTCATAGAATGCGCTGTATGCGGACTGGAAGTTGGTGAACTTCGTTCCCACGGCTGAGACGATAGCAGCCTTGCCGTTGGTATCAGCCTTATTGTAATTTGTAGATATATCTGAGAGATACGTAACGAGTTCCGTCTTAGCAGTAGTGAGGGTAGTGAAAGCTGTATTAAGGTCGGTGAGTTCTTTTGTACTCTTTAACACCTCTGCTTCCTTCACCTCATTGTACGACTTCTGTGCTGCCGCAAAATCATCCTCAAGTCGCTTAGAATCCTGCGCCATTGCTGCAATCTCGGAAGGCTCTAGGTAGCCATCTTTGACGTAGCTGTCGAACGTCTTTTTGTTTTCGGTAACAGTCGTTCCGAGGGCGTTCAAGTTGCTCTGTGTCGTCTTAATCTCAGCTTGCGCCTTCTCAGCAGCTTTCTTGGCTTCCTCTGCCTTCGTGTCATCGGTATACTTGCTAGCCAATTTCCAATCGGCAATATCGAACTTTTCGCCTTCTGCCTTGGCGGTGGAACACTTCAAGATTTCGTTCTTATAGGTGCTACCATCGTTCGGATATGTAGCATTCACCCACATATCGTTAACATCGTATGGTGGAACTGGCTGAGAGCCGAAGATACGTCTCTTTGATTTTGCATCTTTGAGTGCTTGTCTTGAATCTTCGAGTGCCTTGGTCAGCTCCGTATCTGTGATGATAATCCACTTATAGGTAGAGCCTTCCTTGGCAAAGCGGTATGCCTTGCCCGTCTTGTTGTCATAGTAGAGGTCTCCCAAGTGGGTTTTCTTATCATCGTCGGTAGTCCACCCAATGGCTGGAGCATTCTTCAAAGTAGGAACGCCGTCATAGAACCAAGTCTCAATAGCTCCGTCTATCTGGTTTTGAAGGTCGATAATCGTCTGCGATTTCTTGATAATGGTCTCAACGGCATTCTTATCCAAGCTCTTCTCGGTGATGTACTTATCCAAGGTCTTTCCATCGTAGGTGGACTTTATATCCAAGTCTCCCTTGATGGTTACTTTCTTCGTCTCGCTATCAAACTTGACATAGGATTCACCCTCGTAATTATTGGCACTAGTAGGTCTGTCTCCGAAGTACATATCTCCGTAGACGTGGAAGAAAGCCTTGTTCGTGGAATGGTTCACGCCATAGTCCACATACTCCTTGTTATTAAAGGTGTAGCCGTCAACTCCGTGATAGAGCGTTATGCAAGGGGAATAGGTGTCAACGGCAGAGAATACTAAGCAACTCTGCCTTGCGTTGTCCGTTCTATTACCGCACTGATTCAGAATGTCATCAACCATAGGCTCATCGCTGGCTGCGTCCTTGTCGATGTCCGACAAGTCCACGTAGTGATATTTCTTGCCATCTATCTCAACGGTTTCTGTAGACACACCGATGACTAGTCGCCAATAGTAGTGATTGCCGACATTGTGATATTTCCCTTGTGTGAGGTTGAAACTCTTGCTTCTCGCTTGGTCTCCAACCTTCCATTTATTCTCCACCTTTGAGCCATCTTGCTCACCAAGGAAGTAGCATCTGTAAGCATTCTGACTAACACCATCATAGGTAACATTCACCTCTTCAACCTTCAATATTCGGTTACTGCCTACTGTGGTAATGAACAATTCACCACCCAAGGTGTCCGTATGCAATATCTCCAAGGTCTCGAAGATAGCCTTCATCCTAACATTAAGGTAGTCGGTCGTCAGATGACTTCTGAAAAGCTCGTCTAAAGACCAATCGCCCCCACTTAAAGCCGAATAGTCCCCAACTTGAAGCCCTCGCAAGAACTTAATCAAGAAGTTTGCCGCATCCGTCTTATCCTTATGAAGATAGGAGTTTTCAACCCTCTTGGCTGAAAATACATTGAAGTCTGTAGGTTGAACAGTTGTGTCATAGCTCTTAATGATATAGATACTATTTCCACTACCTCCCTTATTGAGATAGCTTTGCCCATTGAAAACAAGTTCCTCAATCTGTGAGGACATCGCATTGAGCCTAGAGTAAGCTGGTTTCTCACCTACAGTATACTTTACGCTATCAAAGGGAACGTCAAGATGTAACTCATAGCCGATAATTCTAGATGCTCTAAAGCTCATATCATATCCCTTGTTGAATAGGTTCACCCTATCGCCCTCAAAATGGAATTGTCCCTTGCCGTCATTGTATGAGTAATCAGACGCAGCCGTGCAAGTATAGGTCGTAGGGTCTATCATTGACTTCTTCAAGTTCTTGATGGCATCGGTCAAGAGCTCGTTGGCGGAAGATGTCACCAAGGTATTGCCCAACTTCGTTGAGTCCCAATTGTAGAGTACAAAGGTATCTCCGTCTTTCGGATGCAGAACCGTGTCTGGCAAGAATCGTCCGTAGTCCTCGTTTGCAACAATCTCAAAGACCTGTGCCGCTGGATTTATCTGTTCCTTGCCATCCTTCAGTATAGGGCTACCATTAGAATCTCTCAAAATCTCGGACTCACCATCGGGATTGAACTGACACTCGAAATCCATTCCATTCAACGAACCACTTTGGAAGATAATATGCAAGGTCTTTCCACTGAGGATGTAGGAACTTCTGAAAGCCATGTCCCCTGTCTTGTTTCCGTCTGCGTCTACGATGGTCAGTCCCTTTACTCGATAGAAAGTCCTCTTGATATAGTCGCCCTCCTCGGGTGTGCTCTCGTCCTCAACATCCTTCTCATAATAGGTAACATTAGAAGTCTTGATTAAGTTCCTTGGATAAATGTCATCATTGGTGGTAACGCCCTCTACATACTCGTCTTCGGTAAGTCCCTTGACTTGCAAGCAGCCATTCTTCAACTCAAAGCCGTTATCTTCCAAGAGTTTCTTGTTCTCAGCGGAACACTCTTCTAAAGTAGGGAGCATAAGCCTCTTCTCCACCACTCCGTTCTTTGTAACGTCAGCGGAAGAGTTCTGCTTATATCCACTAGGTAAGTTCCTAGCCGCTCCAAAGGCATATACCCTGTTGGCATAGCTTGCTTGGCTCTGCGAGCTTGACATTGAAACAATGTTTTCGCCATCCTTGAAGTCTACAACCTCATTGGTATTCTCGCAAGTACCAAAATGCACGAGGTTTCCCTCTACCCACCATTCGCACTCAAAGGTCTGTGCGATATTAGCGATAGCATCAAGAATGCTAGAATTGGAATAGGTGATTACCTTGGACTTAGTACTGTCAACGCTAGCATCCACCACGAATGTGTAATCGCTACCTTTTCCCGTGTAATTCGGGTCATAGAGATACGACTTGCTAGCCTTAGCCAAGAAATCCAAGTTATCCTTGATGATGTTTGCATGTGTAATGATATTCGAGGTAAGCGTGAATGTGCCCTCTGGAGAACCAGAGTTAGGCATATATTTCAGTCTCTTGTTCTTCCATTTCCTATAGTAAGCATCAAACTCCAACTCATAGGAATATCCAAGAGTGCCATCGTCCTTTGGCTTTACGTTATCAACCAACTCAAACCTTCCATAGTCAGTAACGATGAAATCTCCCATCTTGAAGTATATCGCACTGCCAAGCTTAAAGGATAGCTTGCAATAGTGGGACTGCATCAACTCGAAGTGCACCAACGCATCCTCCGTTACGGGAACGGAGCACCTTACGTGTACGTCTCCCTTTGTGTCGTAATACTTAACCTCTATATCCTTGTATGTCCTCATTGTAAATCCTCAAATTCCTTCATGTTAAACTTCTCCATATCATCGCTTGTGAGCGCACCCCTATTCTTCGGGTCATACTCAACGAACTTAATGCTCTTCTTCCCGATAGCTCCTCCCTTTCCTCGGGAATAGCTAGTGGACTTCCTAGAGCAGAAGAGCCTGTAAATGTCAGACTTGGAAGACGGAACTTGTATTGTTACGAATCCATTATCCATCAGCGCATCGAAAGCCGCCAACCTCTTGTTATAGTCATTGTGGTCTCTGCCTACAATCGTAAACTCCAAGGTTACGTTCCGCTCCGCCTTCTTCGGTCGTATCAGTATGACCCTCGTTCCGTCCTCTGTGCGCACGGAGTTGGTGATGTAGTCCTTGTTGTCAGCATCCGCTTCCAAGGCATCAAGAAAACCGCTGCCCATCTTGATACGATAGGTAGCCCATGCGTCTTGTCCGTTTATGATAAGTTCATTCGTGTTCATGCCAACAAAGTTAAAAACAAAATGAGGAATAATATTATATTATTATCATAATGCTTTCACTTAAAATTTAAGTGCAAAAAGGGCGCAAATCCTAAAAGGAAATGCGCCCAAAAACAATAAGCTTTTAAAATTATGAAGTTGTGTTTTCGTTTCCCTTTACCTTTGCAGCTAACGCTACTTTATCTTCTGCATCCTTGCGTATCTTTTCAATTTCTTCAGCAGGAGCGTCAGTTAGAGCCAGCATTTGTACAGCAGTCTCTAAAGAAAGTACGCCTTGATTATATAGTTCCGCTATTACTTTCCACTTATCCTTTTTGTCATCCTCGAAAGGTTCGGCAAAATCGAATTCGACCTCCAACTTATCCAACTTGCTTCTCATCTCAGGATATAGTTCCTTCATTACGGCTATAATCACATGCGATAATCTACCGACAAGTTCTTCATAGATTTCCATTCGGTTCGCTCGCTTGATGTAACCCAATACCAACGCTCGTTTTATGCCGACACTAGTAAGCGTACTCATAGCTTTCATTAGTTCCGGTGACATATCCGGTGTAAACGTATCAAACAATATAGACTGAGCCAAGTCTTCTTTCTCTGCCTTGCGGATTTCGGAATTCTGAGGTGGGTTGATATATTCAAACCTAGAGTTCTTGCCTGTAAGTTGTATGAGTTTACCTGGCTCGTTCCGCTTAGGGATTGATTGTATCACGTCAGCAGTAGCAGCGGCAATAGGGTCAGCAAAGTAGTTGTTAGTATCTCCAATCTTGGAATCAAGCATCTCTTCACGTTCCATTCTTGGCTCTGCACCATCCCATGCTTTAGGTTGGCGAAAGTAGATGCCGTTAATCTTTCCTGTCGGATTAGGATACTTATACACTTTCCACCCAAAGCCACCACGTTCACAATGATAGTTAAAAACGGATGTCAATATATCCCAACATTCGATAGTCTTTGACTCTCGCTTTAAGGAATAGCCTACAGCAAAAGCAAGCATGTTTCCGTATTGGTCAAACAACTCTCTCATCTTATGTCCCTTTGAGCGAGCTGCAACATACACATCAACATGCATCTTTCCGTTTTTTTGCGAAAAATTAAAAACAAAACCGCTTTCGGTTTCTGCTCCGGCAAGTCGCTTGCATTGACGTAGCTTGGTATTGAAGTATATATCCTTCAAGTATTTTTTATATAGTTCAAAGGCTTCATCGTCACCTTCAGTCTTCTTCCACATAATCGGATTGCCTAACAAGAAGAACAATTCTACCTCATTTATGTATCTTTGTCTTGTTCTTGCCAACTTCTCCGTCCTGTATGGCTTCTCTCCCTTTACCCATTTATCTTCACGGCTCATCACCTTATGGGTTTGTGGATTATATTCCGAAATGGCATTATCCACATCGAAATCATGTTGTTCCATCATATTTACGACAGAATCAACATCATTATCTTCCAAACGTTCGAAGATGCTTCTCTCCACACCCAATGCATTGAGCGTGAGGTTTCGAAAATATGTCTTTATCTGAATAATTGAATCTACAAACATCCTTATAACTTTTTGAAGCAAAGGTAATAATAAACAGGGTTTCTACATACTTTAATTTACGTATGCCTTTCACTTAGTTTTTAAGTGAATAAAAAAGACTATTTACTAAAGAATCTATTTTTATTTAGTAAACAATCTTTTTTTATTTACACATGACTTTTATCTACCCTTATAGCATACTTACACTAACAATCTAATAATTAAACACTTGTATTTTTATTACAAAAGTAATTATATTTGTCATTTAGTACACTCCTAAGTCTGATTTAGATGCTTTTCTTGGCTTCATCACTTTACCGAGCAATACGGCAAGAATATAATACCTAGCAGCATCTATCAAATGGTTATCATGGTCTTCGGGAACATTGATGTAATTACCATCCTTATCCTTTGACCACACATATTTACGGAACTCGCTCTGTAAATGGACTGATTGCTTAGTTGTGAAGATTTCGAATGTCTGCATCTTGTCAATACCAGCCAATATAGAGCCAGCACCCTTTTGTGCTCCATATATAACTATTCCACCAAGAGCTACCTCATCTATAAGTCTAGGGTCAGCACTATCTGCATACACAAACAAGCCTTCGTCCGCATAAGGGCGCAAGAATCTTATGATGTCGCTAGATAACATTTCCGTTCTATAGCAAAGTTCCTCTATGTATAGGCGTTTGTCTACGATGCCACACTTCACAATAGCAGTATAGTCTTTCGAATATCCCCAGTCTACTCCGATGGCTACTTTCCTTGCGTTGCTAGGGAACTTGTCAACGATGCCTACATGCTTGAATATTGCACCCTCAGATACGTCAGACCATCTACCTATCATTATATGAGCATATTTCTCCGGTTCATTCTCCTTCATCTCTAATACCTCATTAAGGAACTCAGGTGAAAGATGCTTTATATTATCAAGATAGGTCGTATGTATATGAAGTACTCTAGGGTCTGTACTGATCTGGACGGGAACGCCATCAAAATACACCTCTTTATGTGTCTTTTCGATGAAACGCTTATATACCCAATGATTTGAATCACAAGGGTTCATAATGATTATTACTCGGTTGTGCAAGCCTTTCTGACGGATTGAAAGCATGATGCGCTCAAAATCCTCCTCACTCGTCCATTCCTCAGCCTCATCAACGACAAACGTAGTCACACCATGAATAGACTTTAACTTCGCAGTCTGATTACCGCTAGCCGTATGAATACCACGGAACATGATTTCAGCTCCCGTCATTTTGTTGACTATATCCGTCTTCGTGTTCTTGAAATAATCCTGTGTGCCATCTATCTCTATTTTCTCTTTAACCTCTGGAATTACGGAAATAGCGGCACTCACCATTGTATAACGTGTATAAAGAATCTTATGTGCTATCTTTCTTTCTGCATTGTATTCAAAAGTAAGTCTTTCGATAAACTGAGAAGCAGAGAAACTTTTTCCTGACGCACGGCTTCCTGTTATAAGGTAAATGAAATGCGTCTTGTCATTATATAACGGATAATAAACGGAATGTGTTTTTGCCATTATTCACCCTCCCCTTGCTCTTCTGCTTCCTGCTCAATCTCTCTTTCTATCCACTTGTTGACGGATATACCTTTCTTAGGGTCAAAAGGAATGCCCTTTTCCTCTTCATCCTTCTTACCTCTCTGTATCTCTCTCCAAGTCATATCGTAATGGAATAACCAAGTAGAAAGAGCTTGTACGTTAGGTGGGGTCTCCTGCTCGGTTTCTCTAGTTTCCACTACTATATCATCTGTCATAACTCCATCTACAACCATATGTCTTTTGGTGGTTGTCTTGCCTTTTACCTTGACACCTCCAAGGGCGCATTTAAGGAATCTTCCACGCACGATTGCATTGATAAACTCTCTGCCACGCACGAGGGATTGAGTTATCCTTTCGCCTCTTTCCGCATTTTCGTCTTCATTCCAATTCTCGTATTTTCCGTTTTTCATTCGGTTGAAGACCTGTGGATTTAGGTCAACCCCAAACTTCAAACCAAGGGCGTAGGCAATTTCAGAATCCTTCTGACCTTGCTTTGCAAGCTGTTCTATCTCATCGTAGAAAGCATCGCCATTGTAATCAAATTTCGGTTTTGCCATTTTCTTGTATTTATTATTGTTTCGCTATATATTGGGCAGATGGGATTTATACCTTGCCTCTAATTTTGTTATACATATAGATAGGAACGGCTAGTAAGAACATCGGTATTGCCAATATCATAGTTATAGCCAAGTTCGCAATCTTCATTATTCTTTTCTTGTTCTCCTTCATAATCTTTCGATATTTATGAGTTGACCAATTGTCCTACCTTGTTTATCAAAGGAGTAAAGAGACACGACACCCACATATTGAATGCGTTCTTTCTCCTCTTGCCAAGAAACATAGAAACAATCATAAATGGAATGAGCATACCTATTGTTATTGCCGCTATTATGTACCCTAGTAATATTCTTATAATCTTTTTCATTGCTTATTCGTTTATATTCGTTTTGCTACTTTCATAAGCATTTCTCCCTTGATTACCTTGTCGGTTTCGATAAAGCCAAAGGTGCTCATAAAACGTTCCTTGTTCTCTATATTATCAAAGGAAAGCATGACGTAAGACTCGGCTTCTAATGCCTTTTCCGCAGCCTTGGTGTTTACTTCTTTCTTCACCTGCTGCATACGTTCCTTATTCGCTTGGTATTGAGCCTCTTGCTGCTGATTGGCTATAATTTGATTTTGTTCTATCTGTCGTCTCTGCTCTTCTTGCACTTCCTTTGGTGCTTGTACTTTTCTGTTTTCGCTTTCTTGGGCAAATGGGTCTAGTAAGGAATTAAGTTCTTTACCTAACTCATCTTCGCCTTCAGTCTTTACCATTGCATCATAGCCGAACAGGGATAAGTCTTCTTCCGTTAATCCGGCATCCATATAGTTTATGTCCGGAAGTAACTCACGGACTTTCATGTCATCCCATTCTCCATGAGCATTCTCGGAATTAAGCATGAAATTCAGTTCAACTTCGGTCTTGTAATCCATATTTACAGCCTCAGCCAAAAGAGTATAATCCTTTTCGGGATAGCCCATAATCTCATCCACGATGGTTACTTTTTGGTTGCCGCCTACGATGGTCATTGTTTGCTTATTGACGGTTATACCACCAACAACGCCATATTTTCTTATGGAACGTTTCAATGTAGCTTTCTGCTGCGGTGAAATCTTCCTTGGATTATATGGTGCTATCTGCACTTCGGAGCGTTTGAACTCTTCTTGCTTGCCTGTGAAATAATCTCTTGGTTTCGTCATCTTATCAACTCATTGTTTCTTGCAAAGGTATGAATAATAATTGTTTAAGAGAAATGTTTACTTGCGTGTCTTTTCACTTTGTCTTTTAAGTGAAATAACATATCGCAACAATATATCAATTGGCTTGCATTTTGGTTAATTTTGCATAAAAAAAAGATATGGGAGACGTTGGTAATAATGGGGCATATGCTAGGCTGAGAGCACAAGCTACCTCTATGCGGAGAAAAGCCGAGTCGGTTGGTAACAAGCTACAAGCTATAGCTGAAGGTATAGCTAAGAAGTATGGAGCAAGGGTCACTCCTATCAATTACAAGAGTGTTGACTCCATTGTACGCAAGGCTAAGGGCGAGGCTAATGGTATTAAAGACATTAAGGACTCGTACAGAACAACTATCATCGCAGATAAAGGGTCAATACCGAAAATAATAAAAGACCTTAAAGGCAAATACAAGGGCTTTGAGTTCGTTAGACTCAAGGAACAGAAACTGGATACTGGCTATTCAGGAAACATCATCAATATCCGGAACAAGAAAACCGGACTTATTGGTGAAATACAAGTTAACACCGCCAAGATGATTTACGCCAAAGAGAATTACTCGATAGCCTACAAGCTGTTGGGTGGGAAGACCATGCGAGAAATCTATAAAGAGACCAAGAAACCATCCGGTTGGGGACATGCATTATATGAGCAAAGTAGAACCGCCAAGAGTAACGGAGGTAAGAAGCAAAGGTCGGTATCTATGCAACAAGCTTACTATGCAACATTTCAATAATTAATATATTTAAATTTCAAGTAATAAACATTAATTTGTTTGCAAGTTTAATATATTTTTTATATCTTTGCATTGTAATAAGGAGATAAAGACTATGAACAATAAAGATAAGAACAAAATCAGCCACCTCCTTAAAAACGGAGAGTCGGTTTATGTTTACTATTGGGAGGATGACATCGTTGTCCGTTATCAATATGTAAATAAAGAACTTATGTGTTACCCTAAAGGTAAAGGGCGTAAGCCAAAAGAGTTCAAGTTTAATGAGAACACCTATGCACAAGATGCTCTTGAGTTAGGTGAGTTAATAACGAAAGAAGAATATGAAAGATTCTGAAATGATAGAATTGTGCCTTGGTATCGCTTGCAAGGCGCACAAAGGACAGATTGATAAGGTTGGATTGCCTGTTATATTACACCCTATCCATGTTGGAGAAATGGGTAATAGTACCGAAGAGATTTGTGTCGGATTTCTCCATGATACGATTGAAGATACGGATATGACCTACGACAAGCTGTTATCACTAGGTGTTAGAAAAGACATTGCCGATAGTGTATGTGTCCTAACCCACAAGAAAGGTGTTCCGTATTTTGACTACATACAATCAATCATTGACTCAAAAGATATGGTTGCAATACAAGTCAAAATCAACGACCTGCATCACAACCTATCGAGAGCTAAGAAGTACGGATTTCAAAAGCAATATGAAAAATGTACTACGGCATTGTCAATGATGGGAAGGTTCTTCCCACATGAAGAGGGACAATACTACCCATCGTTCGAATATATTCCTTAAGATGTACGCTTACGTGTTAAATTCCATCCGTATTTCTTTGCGTATTCTTTCATAACTTGATATTGCGCACCAACATTACCTCTATCATTAGCTTCCGTGACACGTTTCTGTATTTCGTTTGCTTCACGATTATAACTAGACACCTCACTTGCACTAGGGACTTTTCCTCCTTTCATAAAACTAGAACGCTTTCTGTTTAAAGCTAGCACTTTCTCGTTTATTCGATTTCGTATTCCGCTCTTTGAAAGATACTCTGTCTGTTTTTGCTGAAGGGTTCGTCTCCATTGCGAATTTTTCTTACCAAAAACATCCCATGCATCCGATTCTGAAAGTCCCCACCCTTTACTTGGTCTCTTCAAAGAATACGTATAATTCTTTGTAACTGCTCGAATCTCGGAAGCGTTATGTGCTATAGTTGCAAAAATGTCAGCTCCGGACAAAATTGTGCCAACTCTTCCAGCTATAGTATCTCCAATACCTCTATTAGGATGGTTGTGAGTAATGATGGCATCTTTGTAGTTATAGCCAAAAGGTAATTGCGTACTATGTGCCTTTCCTGTTTGGGAATGCGCTATTTCTTTTCCGTCCTTATTAAAGGCATAAATACGTTCCGTCTTTAGCTTTCTAATCTTAGCTTCAGTGTCAGACAAAGCCGCATCCAACCCACGGCTATGTCCGGCATTGATTTGCCTATCCGCTCTTTCGCCTCGTTGAGGTCTGCCTCTATATCCTCTATCTGCCATATATAAATCTCCTTTTTTATTTGCAAAGATACAAAATTTGCAAGGGAGTACCTAAATATCAAAGGTTTACAACTTCACTTATCTATATTGTGCAATCATTCTTTATCTTTGTTGTATTTAACCTCAACACCAATCAACGTTTGTTTCACAAAAACCGCCTTACAAGACAATAACTTTCCATTCTTAGAGAATTCTTTATCCTTGTACCTAATATCATATTTGCCAATATGGTAATCGTAGCAAGCATCAATACAACTCTCTACAAGCTTCTTCTCTGCTTCGAAGTATGGCATTTCCTTCTTGCTCACTTTCGCAAGCCACCCACCACCTTGTATTAGGTCGAATATTCTTGAATACCCATCACGCAAGCCATTGCAATATGCGGCATAAAACTGCACTTTCTGAAGAGGAACTTTTGTACCTTGTTCCAACAACTTGACAGCCAACGCCCTAGCCTCATCATCTTGGCTCTGCTCTAGTATCTTCATTGCATGGTTTACAACCCTTCTTTCCTGTTCCGTCATGTTATTTAAAATTTAAGTTTTTCAGAAAGCTCAATCTACCTTCTACTTGTGTAAAGGTTTCGTCCAACTCATCGTCACTCATAGAGGAATAGAAAGTATAACTGCATGGACGCATAGTAAATCCATCAATCAAGAAGACAGAGAACCACATAATTCGCTTTACACTACATTGCTTCAGATTAACTTCTAATGCTCCTTGATCTACTTTTACGACAATATTATTGGTTGATTTAATGCTTAACGCCTTACCTAAAACATCATTATATACTTCATTCATTACTCTTCTCTTTAAATCCTACATATCTCTTCATTTCACTATAAGCTCTCTTCATAGCCTCAGCCGGAGAAAGATTATACTTTTTCTCAATATCGCTTGTTATATCCGCAAGATGCTTTCCAAACAACTCTTCAATATAACAGTCATCTTTCATCCGCTGAATACCCCTTGCATATATCTTAGCCTTATCCATGCCCCATTCCAATCCCATTTCGTGAATAAATTCATCCAATTGCATAAGGCTTTTCTTTCCGAAGTTTCGGAATTTTATCATATCGAGCTTGGAATATTGTACCAAGTCTCCAATAGTATCTATGTCGGCTGCCTTTGTCACATTAAGGACACGAACCGGTAAATTACAATTAACTAATCTGATGGAGAACAATGAAGGGGGAACATCTTCAGGTTGTTCTTCTTCTTTTTCACCCTCTTGCATAATAAACTGCATTTTTACATTCTTAATTTCCTCTTTCAAGGAATTGTTCTCCATCTTCAAGTCTACAAATTCTTCAATCGCATAGTTGAACTTCCGGATAGCCTTAATAACAATCTGGCGCACCCTTTCTCTTGAAAGTTCAAAATTATCGGCTATATCACTAATTCGGTCTCCATTGAAAAATGCTTGCATAATCTTTTTCTCTCGTAATCCGTATTGTGCCGTTAACTCCAATAACATACAAAGTGAACTACCTATTTTGTCATAGCTGAAAGAAGAAACGTTCAACGCATCATGCATTAACATTTGTATCTTAGCATTTATCTTGCGCTCACTTGCCAACAACTCTTTCCGCTCTCTTTCAAGTAAATCCTCTGAGACAGATAACATCTTGTATTTCTCGGAATACTTCTTAACATCATCGGCATTCACCCAAAAGCGTTTACTGCTTTTATCATTGTAGCCTCCAAGCAAGCCCTTGTTAACCCAGTTCGTAATCGTCTGAGGGTCAACACCTAAATAAGCAGCGGCATCATTTCTTGTCATTCTCTCCATACGAAACCCTTTCTTTTATTTTTTGTTCTTAAAATATTCACCATAGGCATTAACCAAATCTTTTTCAGTAATACCTCTTCTCAAACAATCATTAGCGAAATCTACTCGTACATTATCATTCCTTTGAACTTTATTGTATCGTTCTGAATACTCTTCAATTAAGTCCGCAACAACCATATACGCTTTAATTTGGGAGGTTTTAAGCATGTCAACACTAACAAAAGTCTTGCATATATTGATACCTCGCCTTTTGTCAATCTTTTGCAGATAAAGCCCCATACTTGTAGCAACAACCTTACTTGTATCATTCTTATAAATAAGTACCGTATAGCCTACTTCTCTTTCGATGTGAGCAAGCACCCTATTAATTGGCATGTTCTCTATTCCCAATGCTCGCTCGGCATATCTCCGCAAGAAATGAGGCGTATAACTGAACTGCTCTGCACTATTCTCTTCGTCCAACAAGGAAGTAGCACATACGTAATCGTTCGTTTCCTTGCAATAGATAAACATGTCAAAATAGAATTGTCTTATGTTCCCTCTATCTACAAACACGCATACTTTGTACTCGGTAGCGTCTTTCGTCTTGAAATCATAACACTGAGTTGTGTATCGTCCCATTCCCTTACGAAGCTCACGGATGAGTTTCTTTGCTTTTTCGATAGCAAACTTTTCTAGCATAGGCTTATCCTTCTTGAATATATCAAAGAGTTCACGCCCTGTCATTGAACCTATAATCATTCTCTACCCTCCTCTTTTTCGTTCAATTCGCTAGTAAAAGAACTTTTTAATCCATCGTATTGCTTTACCACCTGTTCCAAAGCCTTATTCTTCTCACGCAACTCATCACGCTCTAAGAGTAACTTTCTGTACTTCTCTAACTCATATCTAACTTCTTTCGAGTGAAGCCTCTGTAGCTGATTGTTGAGTTCATTAAGTCTGTAGCCTTGTTCACGTGTTTTCTTACGAAGATGACATAATTCTTCTTGCATTTTTGAATAATTCTTCAATACCCTAAGAGTTATTCGCTCTTCGGGTATATCCTTATTCACATCATTCTTTCTTGCCTTACTCATAACTAAAACTCCTTGTCCTTTAAAAATAAAACGCTCCCAACCAAACAACAAATACCTTTCCAGCCAAGCCTCTTCGCTTGTATTGTAGCCAAAGTATTTATAGGTTTATGTTTGAGAAGTCCATCTTCATCGCACAATAATATGTTATTATCATCAAGATGAACCAACTCGACATAACCACCAACTAAAGCCTGAGCCTCCTCTAAAGAAATCTTTTCTCCATTCTTTGGCTGCACCTCTTTGACGATGCAGCCTACCTCGTATAACTTCATGCTCTATAAATTTAAATAAGACATCATATCTTGAACGGCATCCATATCGTGCTCAATACTCTGCTCATATTTGCTTTTAAGGCTTTTATAGCCCTCTAATATCGTAAAGCAATAATGTTTACCATCAAAGTAAAAAGGCAACTCATTGCAATTCTTCTTGTTTGCTGTGAAATTATAAGGACTCCCATGTTGAAAATCAAACTCGAAAGAATTGTTATCGTCCTTACATCGCTCTACTATCTTACTTCTCCATTCTGCAATATGCGCTTGCATCTTTTTCTTATCGTTAGATGTTTCTAACCATAATGTAGATAACGTAGTCCCCAATATCTCCAACCTAATGACATAAACGTTATTTGTAGCCACTGGCTTCAAAGCTTTCAATGCTTCATCCAAAGCAATAGCCAAAGCTCCACTCTTGCAATTATTTGCCCTAAATTGGCTTATTACTCTATATGCAGTATTCTTATCCATAATCTCAAAGTTTTAAATTTCAACACCAAAATTTTCTGCAAATATCTGAAGCATTGTCAGCTCCAAAATAACTTTCTCTGCCTCGTCTTCACTCATACCATAGCATACTGCAAAACGCTGACGTAACGTGGCGCAATCCATATCGTGACGCTCATTTAAGAAAGCTATCATATTTCTTACTAATTCTTTGCTATTCATTCTCTTAGACAGTTTTTGCGGTGTGTCTCACCTTTTTTTATTATTTATACTTTTCAATTGTATTAAAGACATTATCTAAAGCCTCATCGCAATATGCCGTACTAGTTACACATGCGCCTCTAGAAATCGCCTTGTAACAATCCCTAAGACCAAGCAAACCACCAATAAGCTTAGATGCATCATAGCAAGTAAACTTATTCAAGTCCAATGCATCAATAGCATTAATACCATTTTCTGTAATAACACCTTTAATATCATTGATGAACTTCTTCTGCTTTTCGGTAATCATCTTCATAACAATTGTACTAGTTTTTAATGTGCTCGCTCTGCACTATCTTGCAAGAAACTTGTCTTGCGACAAATCTTCAAGTATCTCTTAAAGACATTGCAAAGATACAAAATAATTTTCCAACATGCAAATGTTTTATGGTTTTTCTTTATTTGTTTAACCTTTATTTACCTATAATGTTTCTATATTACATGCATTAACAATAAAGGCAGACTTTCACAAGCCTGCCAATACATATAAAGAAGATAATACATTATTATATATAAATTAAAAAGAACATTATCTGTTGTCATACCTGTAGAGTATTACCCTACTTTGTGGAAATACCTTATATATACGTTCTAAGTCTTCGGGTGCATTATCCCTTAGCCATGCAAAACAATCCAAGTCCAAAGACAAACCGCCCGACGCATTCCCAACCTCTGCATTCTCAGAGCGCAATGCTCTGGAGTACATTATCGGCTTAGGCAGATGCCGATGTTTCATATATTGCAAGATTTGCTTTTGAGTAAAATCAGCAAGAGGATAACAATTTCCACCATGAATGTAATTTTCATCCTCATACGACTTCAACATAAGACTTCGGTTCATCGAGTCTGCTTTCTTCATACCAAAGAATACGTATTCTATTCCGAAACGCTTTTTTAAGGCTTTTACTACCATAGAAAGATTAAGAACCTTTACTTTTGGATTCGGAACGCAATAAACTCCATAATGAAGATTGTATGTTGTATTCCAATGTGGTATCTGCTCGAACTCTATCTTCGGGTATCTAGCCTTCAGCCAGTTTATCCATCGTTGTATATGCTCTAAGTCTTTTACAAGATACATAAATACACATACTATCCGCTCAAACTTATCATATAATAAGTCCAATGTAACAATGGAGTCCTTGCCAAGTGACATCATAACAATGCAATCCGGACTCTGTTCCCTAGCCATATCAATTACCATATTGGCAACATCTATAGGGTTCTTCCTAACAACTAGAGGCTTTATTCGCTTGCGTCCCATATTTACAACAAACCTAAAATCTGACTTCCGGAAATACGCATAGAGTTAGCGGCTTCCATGTGCAACATATCACAGAAAAGCCGTTTTTGCTCAAAACTTTCGAAATCAATGAAAATGAAGTTATCAATATCTTCCTTTCTTTTCTTTCCGACATCAGTACAATGCTGTTTCTGATCCTTGACATCTTCCTTTGTCATCTTTGGCTTAGCTGCGTGCTCGGCTACAATCTCTTCAGATGTTTTTTCGATGTTGGGTAATTCGGTCATTGGCGTTGGGGTAGTAACTGAAATTATAGGTTCATTCAAGAAATCCTCGCTAAAGTCATCCATGCCCGAATCCTTCAATGATGCTTCCAAATCATCTTGCAACATCTTGATTTGTTCAGTATCCTGTTCCGTGAAGCCAGCAGCCTTGAAGTCTATTTCATCTATACTAAAGTTCTTGGCAACCAAGTTGTAATCTATCGGGTCTTGCGACTTCGCCATAAACAACAATTGCTCTTTCTCGGTCTTTTCGTCAAAATCAACGGCTTCTACCTTGATGTCATAATCTGTTTCGGGAGTACCATCATAACCTTGGATAAGGTCAACGCTCATCACTCGTTTATGCCCATCTATGAGATTTCCAGTTGTCTCATTCCATTGAATACCCCCAATGAGACCAACTTTCTTAATATTGGCTTTTTGCTGTTTAATGTCCGCATCGGTATGTACCTTCGGGTTGCAAGGGTTCAAGTTTATTTGAGACCTCTTGATTATCTTTGTTTCACTTCCTTTTTTCATTTCAGTTCCTCCTTGTTTTTATCAGCTTTCAACAGAACTATCCTTGCCATTGGGAATACCTTGTATATTTTCTCTAAATCTGCCGGATAAAACTCTTTGAGAAATTTCTGATACTCAATATCCTCAACATCAACTCCTGAACTTTGTTTATTCGTTCCATTTGCTTCTGGGTTCTTTAAACGATGGTCAAGAATATAATCCATTATTTCCTGGTTTTTATATGTAGATAAAGGATAGAATTTCTTCGTCTTCCAATTGATAGCTTCCTTTCCATCCGTATAACTTCTAAGCATAAGCCGTCTGTTCAAAGAATCGGATTGTTTAAATCCATAACAAGCCCACTCTACACCAAGTCTCTTCCTGAGTTTTTCGGTTATATCAGCTAAAGTCCATTGTCTTTGCTTAGGGTCTTGTTTTATTCCCATATATCCGGTTTTTATATCATAAAATAAAGCATAATGAGGAACTTGAACAAACTCAATGTTCGGGTACTTGGTTTTAGCGTAATTATAGTAACGCATAATATGTTCCAAGTCTTTTACTATATACATGAATACTACCACAACTCTCTTGAACTTCTTGTAGCATAAGTCAAGCAATACGATAGAATCCTTTCCACTCAGAGAATGGAAAAGTAATATACTATCTGTCTCCTTGGAAACATCATCAATGATTTCTCTTGCTCTTTTTAGTTCTTGCATACATTATTCTCCTTAAAAACAAGGGGTGAATGAAAGTTAATTCATTCTACCCCTCTTGACTTTTAACCTCTTCTAAGTCTGCGGTTTACACGTTCTGTGACATTGTTAGCTGCGGTACGTGCTGCCAAAGTACGCATAGCACCACCATAAGTAGTTCCTTGTGCGCCTGTGTTTCGGTACTCAACATTTCTGCCACGTTCACGTCTTTCACCAGCCCTAAGACCAGTTGTACGATTTGTTACCGCTCTCCATTGAGAATAACGATAACCTTTTGATGCCTCTGACATAGTTGTAACGTTTTAAGTCCACGAATCATAAACTACTCCCCTTGGGGAATTATCTAGGCTCGGTGGACTTACGCCCACCTACTTTAGAGTCGTTTCTGTTACCTTGTCAATAACAAAGAAGAAAAACAAAGGACGCTCTTTTTCCTTTTTAAGCTCCAACGCTTCGTACATTTCATCCAAATCATGGCTATCATACTTTTCGTGAAGAAAATCAATATCTTCTTTCATAACGATACAAGTATCATTCACCAAAACATCACAATCAAGATACCACGAGTTGTTATAATCATGGAAGTGGATTGTCTTTACTACTCGCAAAGGGTCAACAATACCATCCTCCTGCGCTTTGATAACATCCTCTTCTTCACCATGCTTCTTAAGGAACTCCAAAACATCCTTGTCGAACAAACGACCAATATAATGGTCTGTATAGGCTCGATACTCAACTTGCTTCTTTCCTTCAAGAATCTCCTTGGCATTCTTTCTTGTCATAATCAAGTTAAGAACTTCAATAGCCTTGGCTGGCTTGAAATCGGGATACTTCTCTTTAAATGCGCTTACCTGCGCATCAAAATCTTCTTTGTTATTACTCATAATTAATTATTTCAAGGAACGCAATGCAAAGATAGCATAATTCTTCCATCCAAGCAAATGCGTTCGGGTTATTAAACTCACTTTTAATAAATGGTGAAAATTACTTGTTCTCTAAAGGTTTGGTTGCCTTATTAATTTGCATCCGTTCCTTTTTGCTAAACATATCTTTGTAATTCTGAGAATCATCAATGACAAACTTTTCTTCTTTCTTCATATTCATATCTCCTATATGTTTTAGATAATCATTCTTAATCTTTCTCCAGCAATGCTCGCATCTTGAAGACTTCGTGAACTCTGTCGGCTCGCAAGGGTCAACATCTTTCAAAGAATCAAACTCATGTGGCAGTACCTTAAACACGTTCTCAAAATGTTCTTTATTGTATCTTAAAGCTTCGTCACGATAACGAAACCAAGTACAACATTCTTGAATGCTTGTGTTCTTGCTGAAAATCAAATATGCTTTATTCATAATCCGATACAGTTGTTTCGGTGTGTCTCACCTTTTTATATTACGATGCAAAGATAAGAATAACACCTTAATTTTGCAAGTTTTTTAATGCTTTTGTTTTTATATTTAAACATATTTTATATATCGAAAGAACTTTTAATTCTTCATCACCTCAAAATGGGCATCCATAGCCTCAACAATATTACATAACGTATCAATATCGGCATTAAAACGCCCCATCTCAATATTACGAATGTTGTTAGGCTTATAACCGGACTTTTCTGCCAGTTCCTCCAATGTTATACCACTAAGTTCTCTAACCTCTTTAATCTTCTGCCCCATTATATAGCGATAGAGATTTCGATTACGATGTTTCTTGTCATCATCGGGGTTTCTTCTTTGCTCTAAATAAGCAATTTCAAAGTTCCTTACCTTCAGACAATTAACCATGTTACCAAATATCTTATGCTTAGGGGGAAGAGGAAAACCATCGGCATCTTCTTTTACAAGTTCTATTTCGCCACCTTCAGTAGCTTGTATGTACTGCGCGAAGCGCACCGCATCATCGTAGTACATTTCCGTAAATCTTTGTATCATATTTTAAGAATTTTCTGCAAAGATACACAAAATAACTCACATTTGGTCAAACTTGAAACATACAAATAGGTTTTATTTGGTATTTTTAAGACTTCGCTGTACTTTTGCACAATAGGAATAAAAATAATTTAAATCATATAATTATGTGGGTATATAGCGAAAAACAAAAGACGTGGGTCAACCTTGAACAAGTTCAGCGAATTGCTAGCGATGGGCAAGGTGGGTATCTGTTAATCAGTCAAGATGGTAAGAAAACATCCATCGACCAAACTTGGTATGACAAGGCTATGCGTTGGGTTGACCCTGACTGGTGGGAGAAACACCCTAATGGCGGTAAGGACTCCTTGAACTTCGAAGATGCTCTGAAGGCTATTATGAAAGCTACAGGTGCAAAAATGGACAAAAAGGATAAGGATAACAACAAGAAAGAGGGGGAAGATTAATATTTCCCCTCTCTCTAAAGAATCAAGCATCGTTCTTCGTCTTTTTTATCAATTCCGTTACATATTCAACAACCTTTTCGTTTGCCTTATTGATATTCGTAAAGTCCTTTTGAATATAAATATCAGTAACATCTAACTGCGAAACGTGATTGAGTGCTTCGTGAATGGTATACTTATCAATACCTAGTTTATTTCTTGCTATAGATGCCCAAGTATGACGGGCTGAGTAGAAATCGAAACGAGGAATGCCCAGTTCGTCAGCTATGAAATGCAATCCCTTATTTATATGCTTATTGAAATTGGCTGCATTGCTATATTTCTGATAGAAATCAAAGACCCTTGTTGTTCCCTTATATTTTCGGAACAAAGGTTTGATGATGTCAGGTACGACAATTTCTATGTGGGCATTATCGTTTCTCCTATCTCTAGTTTTAGCTCTATCGTAGGCGAGTACGCCCTTATTATAGCTGACACATTCATATATGTCAACAGAGTTCATTCCCATCAGAAAGAACGAGAGTACATAACAATCCCTTGCCATACCTACACGTCTAGTCCCCTTGAAATCAAATACTCTTACAAGGTTCTCTTCACTGATTACTCTATCTTTTGTCTGCGGAATATCCCTCGGAACGGAGAATTTATCAAAAGGATTACTTTGGATAATATCATTTCCATTCGTATTATATTCTTTGATAGCTTCATTGAAGATATGCCGCATATTGCCCAAGTATAAGGATTGCGCCCTAGGATGACCATCTAGGAATTTCTTATATCCGTTTAGGAATCTGTAGTCTATGAGAGAAAACGGCAGCTTACGGCAACCATTATAGCGTGCAAGGGAATTGAGCATAATCAGATAATTCTTCTTTCCCTTATTGTCGGATTTCTCAACCCACTCTTCGGTAAAGGAAAAGAAGTCTAAATCCTCTGTCTTGTTGCCTATATCAATCAAATGCTCACATATCCAATCAATATCCACATCTTTACCTAGCAAGTCTACCTCTAAGTCATAGAGTGCATCCTTCATAACATTCATTTTATCTTCTATCGTCTTCAATATCTTACGTGAAGAAATCTTTCCGGCTCTAGACAAGTCTGAGTCGGAAACAACTATATTGGTAGGAAATCTTTTTCTCTGTCCCTTATGAGAAAGAACAATAGACACCTTTCTTGTCTTGTCTTGCTTTGGTTTTCCAAGCTCGTATGTTATTGTAGCCATAATATTTTTTCCTTTAAATTTACAATATTTTGCGGCAATTTTGCGGAAAATGCGGCAATTTTGCGGCAATTTTACACTTTACTTGTAGTTCTCAGAGCCTACTTGTGGAATTTTAAAATCTTCTAATAAATCGTTTCTGTTTCATAAGCATAAGTTCATTATACGTTTATAAACGCCTATTTTATAGTCATTTATAAAGAAAAATGGTGAAACAACCTATACGATTATTTCACCATTTCTTGTTTATTTTTATCGTGATTCCGTTGGGGTTCGAACCCAAGACCCACAGCTTAGAAGGCTGTTGCTCTAATCCAACTGAGCTACGGAACCAACACTTTTCAAATCGCAAAACAGCTAACCAATAACGCAATCAGCCACTTTTCTTATTTGCGGCTGCAAAGGTACATATATTTTTTGAATACACCAAACTTTTTCTCACTTTTTTCTTCTTTTATGCTTAAATATCGCAAAAAATAACTACCTTTGCATCCGTTAGGAGCAAGAAACAGCATTCTGACCCCGAAAGAGAAGAGATTTTTATAACGCATATTCAAACATAAAACATACGCAA